TTTTATTTTTAATATTAATAATAATCTTTCATATATAAAAGATTATTACACTTTATTATATATACTCATTAAAACAGTTAGGAATCACCATTTTCTTCGTAACTTCTTCCTACATAACCCTTATATATCATAGAGCGAACTAGATGTAACTCTACTTATAAATACCCCTCAGAACTTACTATAATGGGTCTATAATCCAATGTAAGCTTAATGTAATACTGAGATACATCTAGCTCTAAAATTAAGACAAATTAACGTAATAAGGAGGTGGGTTTATGATAACCCTATATTTATCGTTGTGGGCAATTTTTGGAATATGTAGTTATATTGAAGAATATTAATAGGAGGTAAGAATTATGACTGTACAAGAGATCTATGATAACTTAGAACTAATTGCTAAGAATAAAGGAAGTATTTATCTATTTTCAGAAACTAAGGATCCAACTGATTATGATGATATTCGTACATTTATATACGATAGATGTATAGAGTATCATAAAGTTATGTCACCTAAGAATCAAAATACTAATATCTTAGTTGATATAAATAACGGAATGTGGACTGAATATGATATAGTAAATTATCTAAATGATAACTTTAAAAATGCAAGTCTATTTGTAGTTGAATATGTATATGGCTTCGATATAGAGCTACCTGACTATGACGATAGATGGCGTGAAATTAGGTATTCTTTTATACCAATTGAAGACAGTGAGTAAGGAGGGACATAATGTCTGATATACAATGGTTTATTTTAATATACAGTGCAATATGTGCTACATTTGGTGCTGTAATAGCTTATATTATAGTGAAGTTTTTAAATAATAAGAAATAGGAGGAAATATTATGAAAGGTAAAAAACTTGCAGAAGAAGTAATTGAAAATGGTATTAATAGAGGATATGCTTATGTAGTTAGTGTAGGAGAATATCCACATAACTATACAGATGCTGAGGAATTTATAGAAGCAGCATGTGAAGAATGTAAAGATCTTAAATCTGTTGATAGTACTCTAGGTGTAGAAGTTCAACTTATAGACCGTATAAATCATATGAGTGAAGAAGATATAGTTGAGGAAGTGTCTGAAGTTGCACCTGGAGCTACAGTGTATAGAGTTCCATATGAAGAAGATGATGTAACTGGAAGTAGTTATTTTAATATAGATAAAGTTAAAAATCTAACAGACGATGAAGACTACGGTGTAGAGGAAGAAGATGAATACATGTCTGAAGAAGAAATGGATGAATGGGGGTATTAAATATGTGGGTACCATTTATACACAAATTAGTTAAAGATGCAGTATATGGAAATGAAAATAAGGGTAAAACAGAGGTTGGTAAAGTTGAAAGCTATAAAAAGAGGTTAACACCAGATATGTTAGGTGGGTTAGGAACTGAGTCATGTTACTCAGATGAAGAAATTAAAGAAGATTTTAAAGAATTGAGATATGATAAATAGCTTTAGATAGCTACTAAATGGATACTTAGATGTATCCATTTTTTTATAAATTAAAAATGTAGAGGAAATAGAATAGGAGGATATATGTTTAAGAGATTGCTAGGAATGATATTTATTATGTTAAGTTTTACAGTTATGGGAGCAAAGGTTAGAAACTATGGTATAACTAAAGGAGAAGTAATTCAAATTGTATACGATACTACTAAGGTGGTATTTAATGAATACCATGATGAGTGGAATAATATACTACTTGGAACACTTGCAGCTGAAACAGATCTTGGTTCATTTAGAGGAAAGTCTACTCATGGGATAGCACAAATAACACCTGTTGCTTATAAGTTTATTAAAAAGAGTCTAATGAATGACAAAGAAACATATGGTAGACTAAAGGAAAGTGGACTTGATTTTAAAAAGATTGGGTTTAACGATCTTACACACAATCATAAAGCGTCTATTACAGCAATGGCTCTCTATTATAAGTATATAGTAGAAAGCAAGAAAGTTAGTATACACAAAAAAGATAAAGCTGAAGTTTGGAAGAAGTATTATAATACATATGCAGGATCTGGAACAAAGGAGCATTTTAATAAAGCATACAAAAGAAATAAGTCACTAATAGACGAAACTATACTTGTATGTAAAGCAAATGATATAAATATTGCAAAAGAAAGCATAGTTGAAACACAAGTGGAATACATTGCAACTAATACAACTATAACACAAACAAACAAGTTTACAACATTTACAACGGTTCTAACAAAGAAAACAGATGTAATTGCAAGATATATAGAACTTGTAGCTCATAATTTAGGACATATAAAAGTAGCACTAGTACCACAAGTTTATATATCATAGACTGTGATACAACATTAATAATTAGAAAGGAGAATAAATTATGTACGGAAAGAAAGAAGGTAAATTTAATGTCGGAAAGGGGACTAAGAACATAACACGTGAACTTGATCCTAAGAAGTTTGGCATTAAGCAAGACAAAGAGAAAACATTATACAAAAAAGAATTCAGAAAAGACAAAAACTTTTCTAAAGCAAGAAGAATACTACAAAGTATAGCAATAAGAGGAACACTTTATTCAAGTGGGAACTCTAAGTTCTGTATAACAGACAAGGTAAATGCAATGCTTAAAGAGTTTGCAAGACTACATGTAAATCTTGCATATCAACCAATTCATAACATCTATGACTTCTATGATGAAACTAAGAATAGAAAGCTTACAAGAGAAAAAGTAACTTTCTATTATATAGTAGAAGAAGATAGGGTTGCAGATGTTAGATCACAACTAGAAAAATACATGAAATACTTAGAGTCAGTTGAACTAAGTAGTAAATAGGAGGTATATTAATGAGTAAGTCATACTCAGCTGACGCAATTGAAGTTATGGAAGGATTAGAGCCTTTACAACTTCGTCCAGCTATGTATATAGGTAATACAGACAGTATCGGTCTTCATCATCTTGCAATAGAAATCATCTCAAACTCAATAGATGAATATGCAAGGGGTGTCTGTACTGAGATAAACATAGTTATTACAAGAGATGGATTTATATCTATTGAAGACAACGGTGGAGGAATTCCAGTAGCTCCTCATAAGAAATACGGAATACCTACACTTCAAGTTCTATTTACAGTAATGAACTCAACTGGTAAGCTTGATAACACCACTTATGGACACAGTATTGGACTTCATGGAATAGGATGTAAAGCAGTTTGTGCACTTTCAGATCTTGCAATAGTTACAGTACATCGTGAAGGAAAGGTATTTAGACAAAGCTATTCATTCGGTAAAGTACTTACGCCAGTTGAAGAAATAGGTAAATCAATGGATACAGGAACTATAGTTAAGTTTAAACCAAGTCCAAAGATATTCAAAGCTACACAAGAGTTTAAATTTAACCAAATATGTGATTTCTGTTTGGGTGCTGCTTATATAACACGTGGACTTAAGTTTACAGTTACAGACGAACGTACTGGAGAAGTAGCAGTATTTTACTCTAAAGGTGGAATACCAGAACTTCTTGATAAAGTAGCAAAGGAAACAGAACGTAATCTTATATGCAAACCTTTCTACTTTACAGGAGAAGGACCTTCGAAGGAAGGAAACGGAACAGACAAAGTAGAAATAGTCCTTGCGTATCATGATAAGTCTCAAGATAACATAAGATCTTATGTAAACTACTTTCGTATGGTAAACGGAGGTACCCATGAGCAAGGATTTAGAGCTGGACTCACAAGAGTCATAAATAAGATTGCAAGAGACACAGGATTTCTTAAAGATAAAGATCAAAACTTTGAAGGATCTGAGGTTCTTGAAGGTCTTATGGCAATAGTTTCTGTTAAGATGGGTAAAGCTGAGTTTGAAGGACAGACTAAAGCAAAGGTAAATAACCCAGAGCTTGTAGGTATGGTAAGTAGTGCTACTTATAGTGCTTTAGAACTATACTTAACAGATAATCCAAAGGAAGCAAATGCAATACTTTCTAGAATTATGAAAACTAGAAAGCAAAGAGAAGAAATACGTAAGATAAAAGATACAAACTCTGATTCTAAAAAGAGTATGGTTGATAAGTTTAAAGGTAAACTTGCAGACTGTTCAAGTCATACTAAGGTAGAAGACAGAATGCTTATAATTGTGGAGGGTAAAACGCACTATTGCCCTCGTTAAATCCTTCTAATTGCGGGAAACTGTCAATGATAACTAATTACTACTTATACATAGTGATATAGTATAAAACTACGACCGTAATAGTGGTAAGTAGCATAGTGAAAACATTAGTTATGGACACAACCGACGCAGCGAAGCTTCTCAAGTAGAAGTGAGTTCAGAGACTAGGGTGTTATGCTCAGTAAATAATAAAAGTGGGCGTAGCATATGTAGAGCCAGAAATGGTAAGGTTATAAATGCCAACCTATTTAAATCGAAACGGAGGAAGAAAAGATATAGTCCAAAAGGATAGTGCTGGAGGATCAGCAAAACAAGGTAGAGATCCAGCTACACAAGCAATAATACCAATAAGAGGAAAGATAATAAATGTAGAGAAAGAAGATTTACAGAAAGTTCTAAAGAATGAGGAAGTTAAGTCTATTATAAATGCAATTGGTGCAGGTTTCCTAGATACATTTGATGTAAATAAAATGAGATATGGGAAAATTATAATAGCTACAGATAGTGATATTGATGGATATCATATTAGAACACTTCTAACTACATTCTTCTTTAGATTTATGCCTGCTCTTATAGAAGCTGGAAAGCTTTATTCAGCTAATCCACCTTTGTATAGAATTATACAAGGTAAGAATATCTACTACTGTAGAACAGATAAGGATAAAGATGATAAAATAAATGAACTTAATAAAAAAGGAATAAGTAATTATGAGATAACGAGATTCAAAGGATTGGGAGAATTAAATCCAAAGGACTTATTCGAAACTACTCTAAACCCTGAGAACTTCAGGCTAACTAGAATAGTAATGAGAGACAAAAGTAAAGCAGATGAAGTTATTTCAAGTATAATGGGAAATGACTCAAGTGCTAGAAAAGAAATGATTAGGAGGATGTAATGGCAGCAATAATAGATGAAGTTGATATAGTAGATGACATAAAGGAAAGTTATTCTGGATACGCTTATGCTGTAATACAAGACAGAGCAATATCAAATGTAGAAGATAACCAAAAACCGTCATCACTTACAGTACTATATGCAATGAATCAACTTGGTATTACGTCTTCTGGTAAGCATGTAAAGGTTGCAAGAATAGTAGGGGAGGTTCTAGGGAAGTACCACCCTCACGGAGATTCGTCGGTGACTGGAACATTGGTTAACATGGCACAGTCTTTTAATAATAACATACCTTATATAGATCCAAACGGAAACTTTGGATCTATCGGTGGTGATTCTGCTGCTGCTGCAAGATACATTGAAGCAAAATTATCTTGGTATGCAGAGAAGGTGATACTTAAAGATCTTGCTAAAGGTGTAGTAGAATATAAACTTAACTATGATGATACAACTATGCAACCAGTTTACTTACCAGAAGTATTACCAGATTTACTTATTAATGGTAACATGGGTATAGGTGTAGGGTTTGCATCTTATATGGTACCACATAACTTAGGTGATGTAATTGACTTATGTATTGCATATGTTAAAAATAGAAATATATCACCAGAAGCAATGTTTGATATTATAAAAGGACCAGATTTTCCATTAGGGGGTATTATAAATGGGACTGATGGTCTTAAGAGATGTTATACAAGTGGAGATGGTTATTGTAGACTAAGAGGAGAGTATAAAATAGAGGAAGACAAAAAGGGAAATCAAAGAATAGTTATAACTTCTATTCCTTATGGTAAATACACCTCTGATATAACTATTGCAATAGGTAACCTAGTTGAAAGTGGAGAGCTTAATATTAAAGATATAAGAGATGAAACTACTGATAAAGGTGGTATGAGAATATGTATTGATCTTGCTAAAGGTGAAAATGTAGACAGAGTAGTTAATCTTATAATAAATAAGACTCCTTTTGAAAATACTTTAAAACCTCTTGCTAACTTACTTATAAAAGGAAAGTTTAAAGAAAAAGTAAATATTAAAGACATAATGGAAAGTTTCGTTGACTTCAGAGAAACTTGTCTTCATAATAAGTTTATGTTAGATCTTAAAAAGAATGAAGACAGACTTCATATACTTGAAGGTTTATTCGTAGTTACAAAAGATATAGACAAAGCAGTAAAGATTATACGTAATGCAAAAGATACGACTACTGCAAGAGAAGAACTTATGAAATCTTTTAAGCTATCTGAACCTCAAGCTCAGTATATACTTGATCTTAAACTTGCAAGACTTACAAAGCTTAATATGAGTGATGCAAGAGAAGAGGAAAAAGATGTAAAAGAAAAGATTAAAACCCTTACAAGACTTACTCGTACAAAGTCTAATAAAGATGTAGATGAGTATATGATTAAAGAATGGGAAGATGTAAGAAATATCAAAGAAGCAAAGCCTTATCTTACACGTAAAACTAAAATACAAAAGAAAAGAGACGATGTTACTGAGGAAGATACAATTCCTGATGAACCATGTACTATTATAATGACACAAAAAGGTTATATTAAACGTACAGATCCTCTTGATAAAGAACAGAAACGTGGAGGAAAAGGAAACTCTGTAGGAACTTTACTAGAAGGAGATGAGATTAAGCAAGTTCTTAATGTAACAGCAAGACAGCAACTTGTATTCTTAACTTCCAAAGGTAGAGTTTATACAAAGAAGGCATATGAAATTGATAGTGTTTCTAAACTTGCAAGAGGAGCACTTGCTAGAAACCTACTAAGTCTTAGAGATAACGAAAATATAGTTCTTGTATTTGTAAATAATAATGATTTTGGAACTTTAATTAGCTGTTCTGTTAAAGGAATGGTTAAATCAACTGACCTTAAAAATCTTAAAAAGATTAATGCAAATGGAAAGAACTTAATTGGAGTTGATAATTCTGATAAGATAGTAGACATAGTAATCATTCCAGATAGCTCAAAAGAAAGAGATATTCTTATAGCAACACATAACGGAATGTGTATAAGAATAGATAGTAATGAGATTAAACCTACTGGAATAGGAGCTGTTGGAGTTGCAGGTATAAAACTTGACAAGGAAGAAAAAGACTTTGTAAGCTCTATGTGTAGAGTAGATGGAAAGACTCCTGTTATATTTGTGACTGAGTCTGGATACATAAAACGTTGTGATCCAGATGAGTTTAAAGTACAAAACAGAAATGGAGTAGGGGTTAAATGTACTCAAACCAAGTATAATAACAGAATAGTTGCTATGCTTAGAAAAAATAGTGATGAGTCTATTCTTATTTATACTAAGCTAGGAAAGAGTTTAGTATGTGACACAAGTACTATTAAGTTAGTATCAAGATCTGCACTAGGAGTTAAAGGTATTGATTTACAAGCAAATGATATAGTAATAGGAATAAGTTAGTATAAATAACCACTGGAGTAAAATCCAGTGGTTTTATTTGTACCGCATTTTGTAAAGGAGGTTAATATGGGATATATTGATCCTGATGCTGCAGCTATAAAGTTTATTATAATGGCAGATATTGAAAAGTATTCTGATTATGCTATAAAGTTACTAGATGAAGCATATAAATACAAATATGATGATTATGAAATTAATGCTGTTAATAAAATCAAAGCTAATTTAAAGAAAGGTTCTGATGAGAGTAGGTATTATAGTGTTCTAGATGCTATATATTATATAGAAAATAGTGATAATAAGGAGGATTAATTATGAGTAATAAAATAGTTTTAAGTGATAACTTAATTGAGAGAATAGAGAAGATATGTAAAAGAAAGAGTATTACATTTGAGCAGTTTTGTAGTAATGCAATATATAATAGAGTTTTAGATGAAGAGGAGAAGATGAGAAAAGATGAAGAAGACAAGCAATGAAACTAATGATAACTTACCTGCAATTATATATCCAGAAACACGTATAGATATAAAAATAAATAAAATAAGAAAATCGGGAGAAGAGGATATTGATAGATTGGGATTGCTATATTACATATATAGCAGTATGATTAGAGATGCACATAGTAATAGACAGGATGATAAAGTTGAGTGGTAATATGATAGGAGTATATAAACGTATAAAAGTAGCAGAAGTTAATAACATTGATGAGTATTATGATTTAAAGTTAAAGAAAGTTAAAGAACACGTTGAGCTACTAGATGAGCTTATAGAAGAATGTAGTGTACTATGTGATAAAGAGAAAGAAGGTAAACTTTCTGATATTGAGAAAAATGAGTTTATAGCTAGAATGAAGTTTACAGTTTTAAGGGGGTTATTAATATGAATGAGAAAGATTATAAAGAATTGGAAGTTGAAGTATATGATGAAAATAGAGTAGATAAAAAAGATATGGATATTACAAAAACACCTTGGTTTAATATAGTTAAATTTGCAGTTGCATGTGCAGCAGAGGATGATCCACATATAAGAGCTAAGTTTTGTCCAAAAAGAAAAACTTCTACATCACCTAGAACTCTAATAGAAGATAAAGATGGAGAAATTATAGAGGTGGTAGAAGATGAAGAATAATGATATACTTATTTTTAAAAACAAAATAGATAAAATTGTGGAAAAATGTGAAAATAATAAAGTAACAGTTTTAAAAATAGCTTTAGAAACCCTAAAATTTATAGAAAAAACTTCTAAAGCAAGTTAAGAGTAAACAGGGTTAATTCCCTGTTTATTTTTTCTTAAGTAAATATAATAGTGTGAGTTAAGTCGATTATTATATTAATAAAGGAGGTGTTTATATGAAATTTACGTTGCCTAAGATACCTATCACAAAGATGAAATACAGAAAGTTCTCAGTTGCACCAAGTGATATACCACTTGATGAAGATGGTTATTATCTGTTTACTAGGTCTCGTGATGGGAATTATAAGATAAGTTATACTTCTAATACGCAAGATATCAGAAGACATAGCTATCTATATTGTGGTAAGGTACAAAATCCAGAGACGGGTAAGTTAGTGAAACTGTATAAAGAGAGATATGTAAAAGGACATCTAGGTTATATAGATATGGATATAAAGGGAATGGATCCAGATACAGGTAAATACTATGGTGTTGAACTAGAAGGATTTATACTTGTTAATAAAGACAAGTACTTTCTATATGACGGAAGATGTGACTATTACATAATGGAAGATGAGAATGATATTAAGCATTATACTAAGAAGCAAGAGAATGTATCAAGTTGGGGAATTATGATTCGTCCAAAAGATGAATTAGGAGAAGAGTTTAAAACAGTATACGACATAAAGGAGATTAGTTGGTAATATGGAACTATTTAAATTTGATAACAAAGATCACCTAATTGAGCTATCAAGAAGGATAAGACAGGATGCTACAAACAAAGAAGACCTTATGATGGAATTCTTTGATGGATTTTATATGAAGGGAAACGCATCTAAGTTATTTGTAAATGCATGTCTACAAGTAATGTTTGATAGTTATAAAGTTACAAGAGAAAAAGACATAAGAAGAGACTTATTCTTTACTACTTCATATGAAAAGGGTATGCCAGATGAGTATTCTACTAAGGTATTAAGAGCGTTACTTAAAGACAAAGACTTATTTATGCCAGAAATATCTATTCCTTTTATATTAGATAGAGTTAAATCACAATTCTACAGACTTGCTATAATAGGAAACGATATAGTAACAGTTCAACATGGTTTACTTGGGTATATAGATACATATCTTAGTGATAGACGTTATCGTGATATAATAGATAAGGATGTTTATAATGATACTGATACACCTTGGGAAATAGATCGTAAGATTAAAGCAGTTGCAAAACTGTTTGAAAGTGGAGATATATTTATAGATCCATTAACTTACTACTTTACATCAGGTGTTAAAGCAAACCTTGCTCAAGTACAGACATTTGCCGTTACATATGGTATGATGCCAGATGCAGTAAATACTTATATTGCACATGAACCGATACGGCATCCTCTTATAAATGGACTACGCAAAAAGCAAGATATAATGCATATGGACCAAATGGGTATCAAAGCAAGATTTGTTGGTAAGAATGATATTAAAGAAGGTGGAACTGTATTTAAACAAGTTATATCAGCTCTTTTACCAGCAAGACTTAACTCAGCTGATACCAGAGAGGTTATAAATGATTGTGGAACTCATAGAACTTGGAAGATAAAGATACAAAAAGAATCAGATTTAGTATTCTATCGTGGTAAGAATTATTGTGATGATAAAGGAAATATCATCGGTTACATTGATTATGATAGAAAAGATCTTATTGGTAAAGAAGTAAATATAAGAAGTATTGCTTTTTGTGAAGGAGATCATATATGTCTTGACTGTTTTGGACACTTTAATAAGTTTATGAGAGATAATAAGATACATTATAATAACTACATAACTTATATAATAGATGATGTTGCAAAGATAGTTCAAGGTGTTATATCTATAAAGCACTTTATAGTTGCTATAATAAAGGCAATACATGTTACATTTGGAGATATAAAAGATATGGACTTAGAAGAATTTATAGAAACTACTCCATATATTAAGAAGATGGTATTTGATAGAATATACTTTAATAAGAAATATAAAGTAGAACTTAAGCAAATACCTACACAAACAAGTGCAAATGGACTTCCTATAAGAACTAGAAATGAGTTATGGGTAGACGGAAAGTTATTTGAAACTGGTCAAAACATAGTAGAATGTGCAGACGGAAGCTTTAAAATAGATATTCCAAATGACTCAGTTATAGCAAATGCAGAAAGATTCTATGAACTTATAGGTGGACAAAATAGTAATGAATTCTTTAAAGAAAATACAGAATATATTAAGACATTAGACTTTGAAGGAATGGTTAAGTTCTTATTTAAGTTTATGAAAGAAAGAATAAAACTTGATCACTTTATACAATATGAAACTCTTATATACATATTACTAAGAGATGGAGAAGATAATAGTAAACGTGCTACTGCTAAGAGTAAGTCGTTTAACTATGTAAACGTAAGATCAGATATTACAAGTCCATCTAAATCAAGTAATATAGGAATAGGAATGGTTCACGGATATATAAAGAAAGTGTTTAAACTTACTAAACAAAATGCAACACCAGTAGAAACAGACGTGTTCTATAATAGTATTACAGAGCCAAGAGATACAGCTAAAGGAAGTCTGTACAGTGAGTTTAATGGAATATTAAATGGATACTTTACAAAAGATATGATGGTAAATGATTTTAATGCAATTCTTGACGATGAAGAACTTGCAACTATTGAAGGAGAAAGTTATGAAAGTTAACAGAAAATTTAAAGTTTTATCTAAATTTGGAATGTTTAAAAGAAATATGGCAAAAGTTTTGATTGGATATATGAAAATAAATGCCGTATATAATACTGGAGAACCTTTAAAGAATCTAGTTAAGTATGATGATGAAGTTGCAGAAAAGGTTAAAAAATTTGTAGAAGATAATAACGACAAATATAAATCAATTACAAGTTTTATGGCATCACAAGTGCATAGAGTACTGGTAAAGCGTGAAACTGATGTTGTACTTGATAGTTTACTGTATTTTGCAATAAAAAGATATATGGGTAGAGATTATGTAAAACTATCATTTACTAAAAGATTATATGATAGCTTAGAAAGAGGAGAATGTAATTTACATGGAAGAGTTATAAAAGCTAAAAACTATCATAAAAATAAGAAAGGAATGTGAGATTGATGGCTAAGAAGTCTAATAAGGAATTAAGAAGTACAGTAACTAAAATTCCTAAACAAATGTTAACTAATAATCCAGCTAAAGCTAGAGTAATTAAGTCAAATAGAAGGGGGAAATAGGTATGAGTGGAAGCTTTAAAGTAACTAATAACCTTGTAGTACAAGGGATTACACATATTGCAAGTAATTTTGGAATAAGAGCAGTCGGTGAATATGAAGAGAAAGATGGTAAGAAAGTTTTAAAATCCATGAAACTTGTAGGTGTTGACTTTGTTTCTGATAAAGGATGTATTGGAGATATAGTTAAAAAAGAGAGGTAATATATGTCTAAAAAGATAAAGAAAATAAAGTCTGTATTAGAAGTTGTGGATAAGTCTGAACGTTCGTATAGTTCTTCTAGTGGTGATTTAACTGGTGTTTATTTAAAGCAACCTAAATCAGCAGATAAAATAGTTGAGTTTAGCTCAATAGAAGAGCTTAGCAAACTTTATAAAGGAGAATGTGATGAGAAAGAGTAGAGTAAAACTAAAATTCTTACTAAATGAATTAAATAAGATGTGTAAAAAGTATTATGTCTTGCCTCTTAAGGAAGTATTTCTAGATAGTCCAAGATATAAACGTGAAGTTATAGCAAAGAATAAACAGTCAAGAAGCTTATTACGTAAAATGAAGTCATTTATACTTCCTTATGATAAACTAGAACAAGTATCTCCTGGTGCTAGAGTATATCCTGGTTCTGACGCAAATGAGTTTACTGTTAAGTTTTCAGATTTAGCAAGTAAAGTAGAGAGTGAACCTAAAGTTAATTTCAACTATTCAAATATACCATCATGTGGATATATTGGGTTTGGAATTGCACAACCTACTAGATTTGGAGAATTCGATTCAGATCTTTATAAAATAAAAGAAGATCAAGATATAGAAGAAATAATTAATAAAATATCAAATTAAATAGTAACCAAAGAGTATAGTCCTTGACAAATATTTAGTCAGGGACTATAATTTCTTTTATTTTTTCTTATTTAAGGAGGTGTTTCCTATATTTGACGTATTAGAAACAAGTACTGCTTTCTATATTCCTAAATCTACTTTGGATCACGGAGCATATTTGAACCTGAGGTCTAAGCTTTCTATAATAGACTTTAATACAAATGCACAAATTCCAAAGGCGTTTTTCGAAATAGATGGTGGTGAAGATACTGTTATAGGAATTCCTAAAATATCAAAGAATATAATACAAAGTGTTACAAGGATAAGGTATAATTATAAAGAAGTCAAACTCCCATTAATAAACATAATTCGTTATAATTTAGCCTATCCACCACTTGATCACCAAAAGGATCTTGCAAAGAAACTAAGTGATCACTATTTATTCGGAGAAGATAAAAGATGTATTCTTGCATTAGCCCCAGGGTTAAGTTTTTACTAAGCCCTAACGAATCTAACTGCTTGGAGCATTCGTTTATAATGTCGTACTACTAAGTAAGTGTAGTGATATACTTATGGCAATTAGTTTAAAGCTTATTGGTATAGTAATAATGTATAGACTAAGAGTGTGTTGAGCAACAAAGTGTGTTTAGAAAATTTGCAAAATAAATTAAAAAGGAGGAATAAATATGTACAACATACACAAATTCATAGAAGAAGCAGTTAAAAAAGCTAACGAAAGTGGAAAAGCTGATACTGCTGAATTCTGGCAAGAGTTGTCAAAAAACCAAATAGCTTTAGTTCATTTAAGACTTGAACTAAGTAAAGCTGGTGTTGATGAAACTGTTATTACGTCTGTAAATGTAGATAAGTTTATTCAAAAAGAAACTTCTAACGTTGATGTAACAGATATGTCTAAAGTATTAAGCTTTGTAAATGACGTATTTTCAACATCTATTAAAGACGCAACTAAACCAGCAACAGCTGAAGCTGGATCATCACCTGAAACATCAGAACACGGAGCAGCTGGAAGCGAAGGTGGTGCCAGGAGGAGACGATCAGTTGACTCACATATAGAGGAAAGTGAAAGACGTGAAGAATCTCATGAACAACCAGTTCCATCAGCTCCTGAACCAGCTGAAGAAATGTATGATGGAAAGAAATTAAGTGAGTATACAGAATCTGATTTTGATGCAAGTGCTTCATATTATGATTTTGATAATCCAAATGGTAATGGAATATTGGCAACATTATACGCAGATGCTGATAAACCATTCAGTTTAGATGCAGAACATACTTTCTTAATGATGGAAGATGAAAGTAAAAAAGTTAAATTAGTAACAGTACCTGCAATAAATACTGTATTCACTGAAGAAGTGCATACAGAAGGTGGATCTGATATACTTATAAGACCACAAGACAGATATGTTGAAGGTGAAGAAAGAGATATAGTTTATCTTGATAAACCTAGTGTAGAAGGTGCTTCTTTATTTAAAGACTTCTTATATGCAATAGCACTTAGTTCAATGAGTAGTTTAAAACCACTATCTGAAGAAACTCCAGTAGGTGGTGCTGAATCTACACCAACACCTACTGTTCCTTCTCCAGGTGCAGCACCTGGAAAATCTGGTAAAGAAATAACTGTTACTTTTACTGGTGGACATTACTGTTTAATAGATGGTGAAGCTGAGAAGAAAATAAAACTAAGAGGTAATACAGCAGAAGGACCAGTTGATCTTGGAGATTTAACTATACCAACTGCAACTATGAAACCTGATGCAATCGGAGGTTATTACCGTATAAGAGAAGGTTACTGGAATGTAGAAAGTACAGATAGAACTATAGCTAAATTATGTAGTGATTATGAACTATTATACTTACAAAATGTAAACAGTGACTTAAATATAACACCTGCATTGGAAGTTGCTGGTGGTGGAGATCACCTATAATAACTAATCTAAACACATGGGTCCATCGACTATCGAAACCCACAAAATAAGAGTTGTAGTAATTAATCCCGATAACATCATTTATTGGTGTTATTGGGGTTAATACTTTTTATTACGGCTACAGCTATGAAGTAAGGCACTTAACTTATTTGGAAGAAATAGCTCTAAGTTATGCAAATCTTAGAACTAACAGGGAGTAGAGTAGGGAGAATATCCCGAAACGGTTCGTAAACTAATATTAGTTTAAAGACATAGTCAGCAAAACGTAGGTAAAACTTACCTTGCAGCTCACACAATACATGAGCTCAAGTGTAAATTTATATTCATTGTGTACAACAGTGATTTAATTAAGCAAGGATATGAATCTTTTTGTAATATTTTAGGAAAAGAAGGTATGTATGTCTTATCAAAAGGTTCTGATATAATGGATCTTAACTACGATAAGATAAATGGTTTGTTTTTAACTCAGGCTATGCTTGAGAGTATAATAAAAACATATGGAATTGAGACTATATCAGAGATAATCTGTAATAAAATGAATCTTAGAATGAAAGTAATTGACGAAGTTGACAGAAATGTTGCTACTACTTATAAACTTGAAGTATACTTTAACTTCCAATATAACTTATATTTAACTGGAACACCGTATAGAAACCTACAAACTGATAACAGAGTGTTTCAAATCATTTATAAGAATGTACTTCATCTAGGAGACGATGTTAAAGTACCTGCAAATAAAAATATTTACTTTATTCGTGGGAAGATGAATCCAACTAGAAAAGAATTTATGAAGATTCGTGGTTGGAATGAGTCTATGTTTAAAATAGAGTATAATAATATATTTGCACGTAAAGATATATTCTTGGATTTTATTATGGATAAGATGTATGTCAAAGACGATTCTCTTATGAAGAAGATGCTTGATGAAGATGGAAGAATAGTATTCTTTGTAGGTAGAATAGAAAACTGTGAAATAGTTGCTAAGAAGTTACATGAGAGATTTGGAATTGACGAAGATGATATAGGTATAGTAAATAGTAGTAAAAGTTTAAAAGAAAACGAAGAGAATAAAAAGAAGAAATTTATAGTTTCTACTACACAGAAGATTGGTAGAGGTTACGACGATAAACGTATTAGAGTTATAGTACTGCTTGAATTTACTTTTGCAAGATCTGAAATAACTCAAACTCTTTCAAGAGTAGGAAGAGTTGGAGGAGATTTAGGACATGTTGTATATCCAGTTGACTTGAGCTTTACTCAAACTATAGACACATATAACAAACGTAAAAGAGAAAATCTATTCTCAGAAGGATTTATTCATCAATATGGAGTAGATATTCCAGAAGAATTTGCTAGTAATTATATTCATGGATATAGAAAAGATAGTAAAGAAGCAATGGATATAGAAAAGGAAAAGAAAGCTAGTCGTAAAGGTTCTAACTTCTACAAATATATAAAATCAAGGTAGGGGATACTAGTATGAAGTGCAAAAGAGGAGAATATTTAAGTTGTGATTTAAAAGATTTTGAAGATGTAATACAAGCGTATAATGATAAACTGAAACCTACATACAAGCTTATATGTATAGCTAAAAATGTAGGTTTTAAAAAGTTCAGAAGATACATGATAGATACATATGAATTTGATCCTGATGATGTAGATAGATCGGTTAGTGTTAATGCTTTAAGAAAGGGTACATTCTATCAGCTGTTCTTGGGTGCATGTAATATGTATTCAACTAGAGCAATGATAGATATGTACCTAAGCTTTTACAGACTTGCTAAAGCAAACAAGTTCGATCTAAAGGATAGGTTCTTATATAATAAAGTAAACGAAGTAAAGGCATTTGATAAGTTTACTGTACAAAGACTTAAAGAAAGATACTCGCTTATACCAGCAGAGACTATAGTATCTAAATAATTACATATAATATTGTGTGTAATAGACACAATAAATTAATGGAGGTATTATAATATGAAAAGAGAATGGAATGAAAAGGTTGATGCAAACGGAGAGTTTTGGAAAGATGAGAAGAAGTATTTGGCTGTTAGAGGATTTGATACTAGTGGTACCATATATAGAAGTCCTAAACATCTTATAATAGTATCTCATTCTGACTTAGACGGAGTTACATCGGCACTTAACATGATAAGATATGCTGAGACTAAAAAGATTGATTATGATGTTTATATGGAGAGAACATCACGTGAGGAAGAGACTTCTAAAATATGCAAATATGCAGTTAAAGAAGTTTTAGACAGATACAAGATTATTCCTTATGTAGTAGACATAGAAGTAGTTATAACAGACAGAATGTTTCTAGACTTAAAGACATTTGATCCAAAAGATTACCCAGATCATGTTAGATTTAGCTGGTACGATCATCATTCTGGTAATGTTAGAGCCAGAGATGAGATAGTTGCTGTTATAGGAGAAGAAAGACTTATTGACTACGGTGTTCTAACAGATATAGAACATTGTGGAGCAACTATAAGTTATGAAGCATGTTATAACAGATTAAAATTAGAATGTGAAATCCAAGACTGTCAACTTTATGAAAGAGATTTAAGAGCTTGGTCTCGTAATGTAAACTTGTGGGATACTTTCTTATGGAAACAAAAGTTTACACCAAATGAACCTCAATTCTATAGAGGTCAAAAATGGGGTACTATTGATAAAGTAGTAGGAGACGAACAAGAACTTCTTAAAACACTTCTTGGATTTATAGATTCTGGTTTATCTCTTGACTCAAATGAAGTTTATAATTGGGTAAATGATTGCTGGAATATGTATCAAGCAATGTCAGATGAAGCTTATAATAAAGCAAGAAATCATGAACTTTGTGGATTTATAACATTCTATAAAGAGCAACCAGTTACAGAGGAACTTGTGTATGAAGGAGTTCAACCAGAAGACATAGCTTATAAGATAGCAGTAGTTCCAGCTGAATGGAAGTTTGCATCTAATATAAAAGAAAGATTAATGGCTGAGTATCCTGATACAGATGTCGTTATAACTTTCCATAAAACAGGTGGAACAGTATACACTTCTTATGAACTTGAAGACTTTACAAGTCCTGAACTTGCAAGATTTATAGGTGAAACATATGGATTATCTGGTGGTGGACACAAAAACGCAGCTGGTTTCAGTTGTAGACGTGATACTAAGAGTATATTTGATGATGAAACACATGATAGAATTGCTTTAAGAATAGTCTTTGAAAGAATAGGACTTGCACTTAATGAGTTTATTATCACTAGATTTAAGGAGGTTCAAAGCGAATGGAAGATTTAAGGGTAAAGAGTAGTATTATATCTACTGTAAATAACGTTATTTTTAGTTATGATTTATGGTGTCTTGATATCCTGTCTGATAATGCAAGACGTATTAAGTCAGAGGATTTCGATAACTTGCTTACTTCTATAGTAGAAAAGTTAGAACATTCACTTATTACACCTTATACAGTAAGAGTTGATTCTATGAATAGAATATCTCTTATGCCTAAGGAAGGAGGAATGTTTATGCCTCAGGATATTAAAAATAACTTTATGTACTTTAAACCTTCTATATTATTTGCTGATGAACTAAGATTCCTTATAAAGCATTACAAGAATTTAAGTTACGCTACTATTCCAAGTAGCGTAAACTTGAATGCTGAAAGTATTATTACCGATGAAAATAACTATTTTTTCATAATGAAAGATAATCTTATTGATGATGAAAGAATACTTAGAAATATATTTGGTAATAATATAAGAGCTTTTAATAACACAAAAGAAGGTTTAACTAAGTACTTAGATAAGTTCTGTAGTGGAGATCTTGGAGTTGAGATATTTCTTATATCTGATTACTTCTGGATAGATGTACTAATATATGAACTTATAATTGAAAGTGGTATGGAAAACGACTACAGAGTAGCTAAAATGGTTAATACAGGAAAGTCTATTTTATATACACCTGAGAATAAAAAGTTATATGATGATTTTAAGAAAGCTTATCTTGCAGAAGAAGGAAAGCTTCCAGTTGCAAGTTTTAGCTTGTCTAAGTTATGGGATAGGAAGTGATAATATGCAAAATGCTTTTAAAAGTGATTTACCAACACCAGCAGTTCCAACTAAATACAAGTTTGAGTTCACAAAAGAAGATGAGGAGGAACTAATGGTGAAGTTTGAGGAGGCATCTCAAGAACCATCTGAGATAGTTTCTCAAGTAAAACATGATTTATTTAGATCTCTTATAATAAAGTTCTTCCAAGAAAAGTTTCGTGAATGGATGAAAACCAAAATGGATCCATTAAGAGATGAATGGAAAGATACAAATGCTTGGGTAGTAAAGGTTAAGAAGTGTAAGATATGTGCTAGTGAGCTTCATCTTGCAAGTAATATAGATGCTAAAGCAGAAGATAAAGAAAAACTTAAAGGGTTTAAGACGTCTACAGTTGATGTAACTATAAAAGAAGAAGAATTTGACTGGGATAAAAAGAGTTTTTCTGAAGCTAAGTTTCCACTTACATATAAGTCTGACATTAGTAAAGCTGAGTATGATACTTTGGAATTTGGTAAGTCGTTTATAGAACTTGAATTTGAATATACACCATAGGAGGATATTATGAAGAATGAAATTATGACCTTAAGATTTGATAATTATAAACTTGATATAAGATATAAGCTTACATTACCAGATGTAAGTAAATATCCAGATAGTATAAAGGCAACAGTTGCTATAAAATCATTTATTTATAGATTTGTGTATCCTTTGTATACAGGTTTATTTTATATTATAGATAGTGAAAAACTTCCATATGAAGCAGTTGAATACGATCAATCTAAGCGTGTTATATCAACTTATTTATACTGGGTAGATCATGATATGACTGATCTTGATAAAGATTTGATATTAGAGCTTTGTAAAGAGAATGATATCACAATTAAAAATGAACCAGGAGAATCTGGTATGCACTCTGTAATAAATGATATTTATGAGAATATAGGTGAGTTTATGAGTAATAATTATGTAACTTCACATAAAATTTATAGACCAACAACAGAAGATGTATTATAATCCATTAATCTGTTGTAAAGAGATTAGTACACCTCTCTAAGATGTAAAAAGTCTTAGAGAGGATCTCATCTTTTTATTCCGCATTTTTTAAAATCAATAATAAGTAATTATTAGTAAAATTATATTTGGAGGTATTTAAAATGAGAAAATTAACAGTTGAAGAATTGAAAGCAGTAAGACAGGATCTAGCTAATATGGAAGAACTAAAGAAGTTTGAAAAGGTTTACGAACTTGAAGGTATGATTGATAAATATGATGAGCTATTCTTTAAGGAAGCTAAGCTAGATAAGGATGTTATAGCAGAAAATGATTTGTATGCTATATTGAATTATTTAGCTGAAAAGTATGAAGATAAGAAGTTTGAAGATATGACAGCTTATAATGTGTATGCTGTAATGGCGTGGATAGCTTTTACAAAAATGCAAGAAATCTGAAAAGAAAGAGGGAGAAGAGCCTTAACTGGGTTCTTCTTCACTTAAACTATTAATATTGGAGGTTTTATTATTATGGCTTATATAGACTATTATGAGTTTGCAAGAACTTATACACGCAACTCACTTATGTTATTTGATAAATATGTTAGTAAAGAAGGAATTGACATAGATGAAGAAAGAACACAGTTTATGAATCACTATATTTATCCTTTATCTAGATTTCTAGAAGATCTTAAAACACATAGTCTTATTATGTATTTCTTTAATATGTCATTTATGAAGCTACACATTGTAAATGATGAGGATTTTATTGATAAAGAGTTTGATCGGGATTATTTTGCAGCTATGTATTTAGCAAAGTTTACACTTGATGCATATAATAATAACTTTAAAGAGGGAACATTCGGAGATACAATTGCATCAATTATATACTTTTTTGATAAAGGTGGAGGTGACATAAAGGAACTTAATGAATTTATGAGACTTGGTAGTAAGATAAGTTATATTTATCGTAATTATATTGATAACTATGTTATAAAAAGAAGAAGAAGAAAGATGATAAGAAAAGATATAGAAAATGTCTACAACCAAGTAACTGATAGATTCACCGAAATTATATCAAAGTGGAGCAAGAGTAGAAGTAACGAGGACGATAGTGAACCTGTCAATATAGATAAATTTAAAAGAGCAGGAAGTAAACTTATGTCACTTATTAAAACTATTGCACTTATTGAGTTTGAAACAGGGTTGTCTATATACAGTTATGATATTGATATCAAGTGTAATATTTATAAAGATATGTGGGAATGTAAGTGGGATTCAAGCTTTAATAAAGTTAAAGATATGAATGATTTTAGTTTTATGTTCTATAAGATATATTATTGGTTTATATCGTGATTAGTAAAATATAAATGTAATTCTTCTTAATTTAATACCTATATATAATAAAGTGTAATATAAATTATTTAGGAGGTATTAAATTATGAGAGAAATTAGAATTTACACAGAAAATACAGAATTAAGGGAACTATTCAGAAATTTAAAGTCTTATAAAATAGCTGCAAAACATGGTGATGGTAGGAAAAGAAGAGGATATATCAGAGGAGTTGATAATAGCATAGAGAAAATTGAAAAGTTCGGAATAAATTATTTAAATATCGGAAATAACGAAAATATAGTCAAAGTAAAAGTATTCTACAACAAGATTTATCTTAAATTAAAAGTCTAAGTTGAACTCACACGAGTTCTTTTTTTTCTTCGTTACGTCTTCCATAAATAAATTAATAGGAGGTTAATTATGAGTGTAAAGTATGTGTTACCATATTTTATAAAAAGTAAAATTAATGAGATAAATACTAAATTAGATGAGGTTATTCCACCAGAGGATATATGTTATGACCATATGAAACTTAAAGAAGCTACTAGAGATAAATTAACCAAATTATGGCCAATTATACTTAAAGATGTCGATAAACTTACTCGATTAGGAAACGCCCTAATATCTTATTATCCAGTTACAAATAAAGATAAAGTACTTAAAGAATACTTTATAAATAACAAACGTAAGATTCTTGAAATGTATACCGAATTTGATAAATTATTTAATGAAATACTTGAAAACATATCTGATTATCATGGAACTATATCTGCATCTAGATTTATGTACAGATGTGTAAAGTATTTTAACTACTGTGCTTTTAAAAGTTATTAGTTACATATTATAGAGTGACATTAAGTCGAATAAATTACAGGAGGTATATGAGATGAAAGAATTTAAAATTGAAAAAGGTGTAGGTTTATCTATTCGTAATGGTAATCTACCTGAGGAGGTGTTTCAAAATGCTCTAAATAGTGTTTTTAAAGAGCTTACTCAAATGAGTTATGATAGTGATGATCTTAATTACATCGGACTACAAGCAGATGATCACATGATTATAACTAGTTGTAAAAATGATTTAACTATAGTAGCTCTTAACAGAATTAAAAAAGTACTAGAGTTCATCAAAGAAGGTTATCTTATAATTGAATCAAATGTTTCACATCTTGCTCTTTATAAGTACAAAATGGAATTCTTTGATAATAAGATTACATTAAAGTTTATAGAAGGAGGTGAATTATATGAAGAAGATAAAGAGTGAGGTACCGATACTGGTTCCTTATTTAGAAGGGAGTACAAAGGCAATTGAGCTTATGGTAGATGAGATTACTAAGTTATCTAGTTATTCAGAAAAAGACAGAGAGTACATATCAAATGAATACAAAAGAATTTTAGAAAAGAAAGCTAAAATTATGGAGTACTATAAAGAATGTACTCAAGATATGAATATGCAACTTAAGATGTATAAATTAAATAAAGTTGCAATAAATAAGTACTATGATGAGCTAGTTGGAATAGAAGAAAATATGATTGAGTTTTTAAGAGGTGTTGCACATACACAAAACAAGATTAAACAAAATGCAACTTATGGATTATGGGGATGATAAAATGAGTAATTTTATACATACTGGCATAAGAAATGTAGTTAAAGCTATTAAGGTACACAAATATAGATACAGAGATGATGAAGAATATGTTAAGAAATTAAACGAATACGAAAGTAGTTTGAATGCAACATTAGATGAGATAGAAAATATTGAACTAATGATGGAATCAAATATGAAATATTCAGATAATTTATCAATACACGAACTAACTGACGTGTTAGAGAACGGTATTGGAGGATTAATGTACTACTACTATGGTATCAAAGAGTATCTGTCTACAGTTAGCAATACACTACATAACAGAGAAATGAGAGAATTAGCTGAACTTAATGAACTTATGGAAAAAATATCTAAAACTGAAGAATATGCAAAATTTAAAGAAGAAATACTTGAATCGTTTAAATAAACAGGAGGAAGTTATGAATATCAAAAGTATTGATTGTATAATAGAAAGATTGCAAGATAGAACAAATGAGCTTATATCAAAGAACTATGAACCTATAAAATATGAGATAAACATGTTAAATCAAAGACTTATATACTTAAGAAGAAGATATCAAAGTACAAATGTACTATGTGACAACGAAGGTTTAGATGGTCAAGAAGAGTGTTATAAACTATCAGAAATGACATCTAAGATTATAGAATACTCAAAAGAGTTAAATGTTATAAGTAAAGAACTTGGAATACTATTTCTTAAGTATAATGTACACAGTAAAATAGATAAGGAGGATAAAGATGCAAAATAGATTATCAGGGTACAAAACTACTATAATAAAGATACTAGAAAAGGTATATGGTGAAAAGTATGATATAGTTGCTAGTAATAAAATAAATAACATACTTAAATTCTTTAATGATATACCAGAAGTTTGGGATATGCTTACATCTGACAAGGTTTATAACTATAAACCTGTAAATGATGAAAGGATTATTAATAAAGTAGATGAAGGATCTGAAGGATCTTTGCCTAAAGAATATGTTCTAAGACACATATGTGAAAGTATATTATCAGATGAAGAGAAGTCTAGCAAACTTCAGCAAGTATTAACAAATGTTCTTAAACTTTATAACTTTGAAGGTACTACTCCAAGTTCTAGAAAATATATAGATGACTACTATAAAGTAATGGGAAGAGTAGCTGAATATAACTCTAGAAGAGAGACTTCTACAGATGTTAAATCTATGTTTGGAAGTGAAATAACTTGCAATAGAAAAAGAATAGATGAAGAGATAATGAAAGCTTGTAAAGAAAGTAAGTTAACTGTTGATGATGCAAATGCTATTATGAAAGTAGGAGCATTTATAGCAGACGTATTTATATCTTACTATTCTAATAAGAAGACTAAGTATATGGATACTAACTTTAAGAAGTGTCCAAAGTTTAGCTCAATTAAATGGTTCATGTTTAAGTTTAAATTCTAAAGGAGGCAGAAGATGCAAAATAAGTTTGCAGGTTATAAAACTGTAATAATAGAAACTCTATTATATAGATATGAAATACCAGACTACCAAATATGTAGAGATAAGATAGATCACATTTTAAAGTTCTTTAATGATTTTGAAATTATTTGGGATTATCTTGTGTCAACTAAAGTATATAAGTACAAGCAATTAAATGATATGGAAATGTATCACCACTCTACTGAAACTATAGCAAAGAAACACATAATAAGACACATATGTGAAGTAGTTAAGATACAAGAGGATAGAAAAAGCAAATTTGAATCTATACTTGATATTATAGCTGGTATTTATCAACATAAGCTAGAGCTTCCTATTATGAAAGAATACATGTATGAGTATGTTAATGCGTTTGATAAAGAAGTAGAGGCACATTCATATAGAAATCTTCCATTTGATGTACGTCCAGCTATTAGAGCAGGAATTAAAGCTATGAAAAGAAATGTTGACCGTAAGGTTATGAAAGCACAAGAAGAAGACAAAATAGACTTATTTCAAAGAGATAGTTTACTCAAGATGGGAAATTTCTTCTATGATATATTTATGAGTTACTACTCAAATAGATACACAATTTATATGGATAGTAAATTTACTACATTTCCAGCAATGAGTAGACTTGAATGGTTACTACGTAAATTTGAGAATATATTTAAGTTATAAAAGGAGACATAATGCAAGAATGTACATTTAAAGAAACCTGGATTAATGGAGTTATACAAGCTTTATCTCTTAAGGAAGAAGATCATGTTAGACTTGAGAAGATATACGATGATAACTTCATTGATACAGAAATCAATATACTTAATACTGATAACTATCAGAATAAACGTATTGATACAACAAAAGCTTTCTTTGTACTTCCTAAGACTTGTACTATTAATGAGAATGGGGTTCTTTTTACAAAAGCATCAATCAAAAGAGCCCCAAACTCTTCTGTTATAGATAATACAAGTAATAAAAGACAAAAAGAAAAGCGTGAAAAGAATGTAAACAGTGCACTAGGAAATGAGGTTCAATCGGCAACACATGCTAATATAGAGCAGGTTGTGAAGGGATTCCTTAACTACTGTTATGGACTTTATGGATACAAAGGGTCATTTTTATTTAATAAAGAAGTTGCAGATACAGTTACAACAGGTGCAAGAAATATAACAGCAGTTGCTTCTATGGTAATGGAGTGTTTTGGAGGAGACTTTAGATACTATACAATATCTGCACACAATAAAATAATAGAGGAAAGTAATAAAGATTTTAAAAAAGTAACACGTAAGTATACACTTCCAAAGGTAACAGACGACGAAGTTTTAAGGAATATACTTGGTGTTCATTATGATGGATATTATGCTAAGTCTTTTTTAGTGTCTAAAATAAAGGATTTATCAGAAGATGAGAAGTCTGTTCTTTATCTTAGAAATAACTTTATGGCTTGGGTAGAAGTTCCAGAAGTAAAAGAGGTATTTATATCTATACTTTCTAAATGCACTAAAGAGAAGATAAATACAGATGATAAAGATTATCTAATTGGAAGATTTAGTATAGAAGAAGATGGTAAAGTACAGCCTATACTTAAAGAAAATGTAGAAGACTTTGTAAATAAAGATCTGCTTCTTGCAACTTATGCATTAAATCCTAAAAATCCTTTATTTAAAGACGAGTTTAATCTTCTTAAATCTATGGCACAAGATCTTATGTATGGAAACTTCTACTTTGGTTCTGATTATGTAGAAGGAACTTATCAGGATACTACAGTTGATATAATATCTTGTATGCATAGAGATAGAATAGTTACCATAGATACAGACTCAACTGTATCAACAGTATTTAAAGAAGCAAGAAAACTTACATATGGAAACTTTAGTAAGTACATAGATAAAGATGATGAGGTTATGGTATATGGTGTAATACCTGAGCTTATTGGAATATGTGCATTAGGACTTATATCTAAGGTATTTGCTATATATACAGAGCTTGTAGGAGTTGAAGAAGAAGATAGACACTTCGTAGAGCTTGAGATGGAACACGTTATGCAGCACTTACAGCTTACAGTAAGTAAAAAACAGTATAGTTTTATATCACTTATTAAAGATTATATGTGGAGTACTAAGAAAAAGATGGAAGTTCGTGGACTTAAATACATAAAGAGTGATACAAATCCTGAAAGTGCTGATGCAACCGATGATATACTTAAGAACTTTATTATGAAACTTCCTAAGGATCTGGATTATAACGGACTTCTTAAGCACGTATTTAATGTAACAGAAGATAATATTCGTAATATAGAAAGTGAAGATTATGTTCTTAATAAGAATACAAAACTTAAGATTAAAGAAGATAGTCGTTATGGAGACTATAGAAGTAAAGCTGTTAGACTTTGGAATATGATGGCAGACAGTGAGTCTCAAATAAGAATTCCTGGAGCTTTTGGTTGTATAAGAATAAAGATAACTAAGGAAATACTTGAAGTTATAAAAACTAAGTATCATCATGTCTATGAAGTAATGAAAAGATTCTGTGAAGATCTATATAGATTTAAAGTAACTTCTAAAATAATAGAACTTGCGGAACTTTGGGAAGATGGACTTGATACAGAAAAACTTGATAAAAAGATTAATAAACATTTACCAGAAGAGATGGATGATGATTTGTCAACTGCTTTTAATAATTTTATGCATAATGCTACAAAATACGATAAAACCGTCTATAATGAGGAGCTATGGTATAAATACACGAAAGATCTAAAAGATTCGAAAATAGAGGCATTTAAAGCGATTCTGGAGCGTCTTTTTGGTAGGAGTGTAAAGGAAATAGATGAAGAAATTATAAAAGAAGTCAATAGAATTGCACTTCCTGTTGACTTGGTTGACTGTCCTGAATGGATAGGAATTAATAATTTTGAAATGGTAGATGTTGAAAGTGCATTGGAAGTGGAACATTTAATATCATCTATGATTTATGGTATAGGAATTTGTATCACAAAGAATAAATCAAAAAACTACACTGTAACTAATATATTAAATGTATTTTAAAAGGAGAATGATGTTATGATAAATAAAGAAATGAAACTTAAAGTAATTGATCTAGTTATAGAAGACTATTCTACAAGAAGAGTCTACAATGATGGTAATGCAAGAATAGTTGCATGTTATGTCAAGGTATTACATAATCTTAAGAAGTTAGTTAGTGAGCATGATGATAGTGTAGAATCTGTGTTGTATTTTGACTATGTAATAAATTATTGGGGAGATAAGTCATCTGTTGGAAGAATTTATACTGGATTCTTTAAAGAATTTGAAACCGTTAAGTCTTATATTGATAAAGTGTATGGGTTTATCACTGATCTTGTGGATTATTATATAGTTAATAACTTTAAAGAACTTATATTCACAGAAGTATCATTAGATAGAGAACCTGAGAGAACTATAGTTATAGACTTAACACAACCTCTAGTTTTGGACTAGGTGATAAATATGGGTAAGGTTGAAGAGTATGCAAAAAGACTTAGTGTACATAGTATCAGAAAGATTCCGTTTATTTTAGTAAACGGAATCAAGTATGAACTTACATATGATATAGCATATAGACTTCCTAAGTTTATATTAGGTGAGGTATATGGCTATGTTTATAATAAGCTAAAGAGGTGAGAATATGACTGGTTTAAAGAATATAGTTTATATTCAGTGGAGATATTATGTTGATACATTTATTAGAAACACAGAGATTGAATTCTGGCTTGACTCAGTTAGGGATCTTAATTTAAAAGAAGTGGCTGATAAATACTTTGAGTTTCTAGAAAGCAATAATATTACAGAATACAGAGAAATGTTTTTCATAGAAAAATATGATTCTTTTAATTACAACTACATACATGAAATAATCGGAGTTATGCTAAAGTTAAGGAATGGAAAACCAGCAACACTACTTAAACTGTATAATGGATTTAAAAACTATATAGGTGCATTATTAGGAACATGTCCACCTTGGAAGGGTTTAGATTATGAACTTAGACATCCTTTCTATGCTGATAGTTATGAGAACACTATGTCACGTGAGTATAAAGAGTCTTATAATAGAAGAAGAATAGTCAGAGGTAGTCAGTTGTGGATACATATATTAGACATGTGTGATATTGGTCTTAGTAATGTATGTGGACTTCATGACTATTTTATTAAGGATAATATGCCTATGTTGAATAGCCTTATGGCTAATGTGGGACGTTATACATTTCTGAGACGTTTTGGTATAGATTCTATAATAGAGGAGGATGTATAATGGCAGATAGTGAAGTAATTAAGGCAGAGATACATTTATCTGAGATGAAGTGGTTATATTTTGAAAGATTTAAGAATAAACTTGTAGCTAATATAGAGTCTGGTTGTGAGTGTGATGAGTGTAAGTTTTTGCTTAAAATAGCAAAAGCACTTACTTGGTCATTTAAATATGGTAAACATAAAGATAAAGATAGTTATATTACATTAGAGTTATCATCTTCTAAACACGTTACTAGTAGAAAGTTTACAACCAAGGATAAGATACCAGTTCAAGTTATATTTAGAGAGTATAATAATATAAATGAGTTAAAGACTAGAGTAAAGAATTTCTTTGATGCAATTAAAAAACTTTATTCAGAAATAAGAACTTACTGTCAAATTAATAATATATCTGAAGATGACTTTAATATTCTTGTGTATGATGAAAGAGTTTGGTTAAGACTTGATACATTAGGTGAAGTATTTTCGGTATCCTATACAGATGGTAAATATGAGTCTAAAACTGTTGCAACTGAGAATAAGTTATTTACTGCATTTATGGACTGTTTTAGATTAGGTACTGGACTTAATAATGTAGTATTTAGAATGATATCAAGGAATGATGGTAATTATTGTGAAAGTTATGATATTAAATACATTTATGAAAGGTAGTGATATGAATGAAATTTACAGCTAATGAATCTAGTAAGATAAAAATACATGATTATAAATCTATGAATGAGCGTGATAGAGCTGATGCATATGCCTATATGTTACTTGCTGAGTATGAACTTTTTAAAATGCATTCAGCTAATGGAGTTACAGAGGAAGAATACGGAGTACATCCTAGAAACCTTGGTAGATTTCTAAGTGATATAAAAGGATACTATGAAAGTAAGCATATATTTGCTACTATAAGTGAAGAAAGTGGTTACTATACAGGAATGGTAGTAACAAGGAAAGATTCAGATAAAGGACTGTATATAGTATCACTTTATGTAGATGAGGACTTTAGAAAGAACGGTACAGCAAGTGCATTACTTAAACACGTTATAAATAATACAAAAGAAAATAAAGTTACTGCACTTATAGGAACATTTAATAAAGCTTCTTTAGGACTTTTTACTAAACTAGGATTTAAAGAACTAGGAGACACTAATATTAAATCAATGAAAGAATATCAACTTGTATTAGGAGGTAAAGAATGAAATTTATTGACGGTATAGAGATTATAAAAGTATCTGAAACTGATAGTGCAATAACTGGTTATACTTTCGCAGAATATGGTAAAATTGCTATACGTGCTGAAGTACGTAATATGTTAACTGAAGTTAAAGCATTTTTAACTATGGCTGATTACTTTGTAGTTGCAAGGGATGCTAAGAAAACAGATAATACTGATTCTCTTAAGATGTATTCTATATCAGATACTATAGGTAAAGTCGGTAGATATTTAAAATGTAATAGATTTGAAAATCCTAGCATGCATACTACGTATATTGCATATGAAGGGAATAAAATAGTTGGTGCTCTAGTAATAGGTCACGGTTCACTTGTGCTTAAAAGTTGCTATATTGATCTTATATATGTAGAAAATGCATATAGAAAAAGAGGTATTGCAACTAAACTTATAAATACAATGATGGGAGATATAGTTGATATTAAAGGACTTGATGGAAGTGTTTTAAACAGAGTCTATACAAGAGTGCCTGATTATAATAAACCATTTATTAATTTACTTATGAAGCTAGGGTTTAATACAAAAGATAATGGAAATAAACTAGTATGTCTTGAAAAGAAAACAGGAGGAAATAAATGACTGAAAATGAAAGAGTAAAATTAAATAAGTTGTATAATAGAATGGTTATTAATTGTGGAATATTCATAATGTCAGATGAATGGTATGAGAAAACTTCTTATGGGAAAGCATGTCTGGAGTTCAACAGAAGAATTAACAGAGTTAGAGAAATAGAAAAATACCTTTATACTCCATGTAATTTAGGTTATTATGATATGATAGGCAATACAGACAGTGTATTTTGTGATTATGTTAGTAAGTTAAAATTTACTAATAATCTAATTGGAGTACCTAAAGTCGTAACTATGGAAGATAGACTAGAGACTAAAGAAGATAAACTAAATAACATTAAAAAGATGCTACCTTTAACTGAGGAAGAGTTTGATAATATAGAAGCTGGAACATATGCTTATTATTTATCAGAGTTAGATAGCACATATAAGTTTACTAGACTAGAAAAGCTTTATCTTATGGAATATATGTTATTAAAATGTGAATTAAAGGGAGGCAAATAATGTCAAATAATGATAAACTTGCAAAATTAGAAAAAGAAATGAAGAAATGTTTTACCTATATACCAGTAGTACCAAACATTATGGTTATATTACAAGGTCATTCAATCTATACTATACACAAGGCTGATTTAATTAATATTATATACCCAGTAATAAAAGAGTTAAATCCAAAATTTGATGAGTATAAGTATGCAGAAGCTGCTAAAACTGCTTACTTTAGTAAATTGGAGTTGATGTTTAATGAAGACGGTAATCATGAAGATATGACAGATGAAATTTATGATTGCTATAATATCGTAAATGATAGACTAAATTATGTACATAGTCAATTTGATGCTAATGAAGACGAACTAAGTAAGGATTTAGCATTTATGATTGATTTTATGGAACTAACTTATACAGCAGCAAGATATGTGCATACATACATATACAGTATATTTGAATGTCAGGTTTATATAGATAAAGAGTTAGATATCACTAAGAACCATAGTGAACTTGATGAATTTGTATCATTTGGATTTCATATTATAAACTATATGTTTAAAAGAACATTTATGTATGAAAAAGATGAAATACTATATGGTAAGGAACTTGCAGATGAGTATATAAAAGACATGTATAATGATGTTAATAATGATAAGATGTTAATAAAAGAAGTCTTAAGTTTCTGTTTAGAAAAGAACTATATATCAGAAGAGATTCATAACGATATATTGGACGTCTTTCAAAGTATAGATAATTCAAATGAAGAAGTAGTTTATAATTAAAGATATATGCTATGATATAATATAGGTTAACAGGAGGTAAAGTTATATGAAACATTTAATAGAGGATGATAAAAGGTATTTTGAATTAATTGAAGAAGGACTTATTGGAAGAGTTGATGATAGTACAGAAAGAAGACTTCTTCTTGACTTATTAGAGCAACTTAAGTGGAAATTAGGAAACTATAGAGATAATGATTTATATGTAGATGTAACATTTCTAGATTCAAAGCAAGTAGAAAATGAAGACGGAAGACTTGTATGGATTACATCTAATACAAGGAAAGAACAGATGCTGTCTCCATTCTATGATAAAATGGATAGGACTGCACGTATGATAACTACGGTTGATTTTATAAAGTTTATCTATGATGAGGCTATAAGGTTTAAAAGAATGTATTCACATTATGTTATACATGGAGTAACTTATAATCCTTGGATGTCTCCAGATGATAAGTTTATAGGAAAACATAAAGAAAATACTATTATGATACATGATTGGAAATGTGGTTATGATGAAATTTGTGATATAATTAGAAATAGGAATATCTTTTATAAAGAATATTATACATATAAAGAAAAATACTATAAGATATATGATGTAGTAGTTAAAGAGGAATATATAAAGCAGAAAGTAGATAATGTAAATCCAGAAACAGAGGAAGTAACTAAAAAAGAAGTTGAAATTCCTTGTAGTAAGATATGTTTATTTATGAGTAAAACTCCAGAAACAGAATGTCCTTATAAATACGATTATAGGACACATGAAGATATTATAAATGATGTAGAAGAACGTTTTAAGAAGGATGATCTTGAAAAAGATGTATTCTATATTTCAGAACTTAAAAAATCATACATTAAGGCATCTGAAGATAAGGACCCAAGTGCTATGAGTATCAGAATGTTAATGAGAATACACTTGATGACACTTAATAAAGATGATCGTAAAACAGTTATGGAGAGATGTGGTATGATTAAAGAAGAGGAGGAGAAAGATGCTTGATGATAAACTTATAGAGATTGCAGATAGTTTGATTGATAAAGTAAATGATAAGGACTGGGATGAATATAGTGATCCTAAGGTTGCAGCAGAGATGTATTCTGAGCTTGTTGACTTTGTTGGAAGATGTGATATTGCTGAGTATATGATAAATCTTAGAAGAGCTTTAATGTTTGAATATAATTATTGCAGTAGAGAATTGAAATTAGATTTAAAGTATTTTATGGAGAATAAGTCTACTAAGAATAGATTAAATCTTATGATATCTATTATACTGTTTACAGAAGAGGAGGAATAAGTATGAAAGCCAATGATATGATTATAAAATACGTTAACTCAAACAGTGGTAAAGTTTGGGATTTACTAAATGAACTTAAAGAGAATAAATATACACTAGAGGATGCAAAAGAATGTTTTGGATATATGTATGCATATTTTAATGAACCTAAGGAGTCTGGAGCGTATCTTGGTGTAGTAACAGAACCTTATTACACACAATATGATTTAATGCATACTTGTTATGCTATACTTGGAATAGAGACTAGTAATGGGAATACTGTTACATCATCATCTTCATTTAACAGAAGACTTTCTATGATTTGCAGAGGGTTTCATTCATTAAAAAATGTACTTAATGTATATCTAATAGATAAGTATTACTACAACTACTCTTACAAGTTAAGTTTACTTCCTGAAGAAATACGTGAGTATTGGTTAGGAGATCATTCTATATCTGATATACCTGGACTTTATTTCTTTGCTTTAGAAGTTGTAAGTTATCTTTTACTTACACTAGAAGAAGGTAAAAAGAAATATCCACTTATAGAATTACTTCAATACATAGGAGAGTTTACAGAATATGAAATGGATAATATAAGAAATCTTTACATTGACTTATTTAACTACAGTGATAATGTAGTTAAGTATCAAGATAGAGACTACTTACATTACTATGCTAATGTATGTAAAAAGTTTGAAGATAATATGGAACTTATGAATCTTGGATTTGATAGATCTAGATATATTGACTTATATAGATTATTTAATGATCTTATGGATGATTTATACAAAAGACATATATTGAAAGAAAAGATGTATAACAAGATTATACCAATTGGAATATTTAGAGTAGGAGGAATAGATGAAACCGAAAATTGATATACTTAAGGATAATATACTTGCATTATTTAGACTAGCTATAAAAGAAAACAGAAACATTGGAGAATTATCAACTGAGATGTTTGAAAACTATATGAATGGATGTGTTGAGCTTTTTAAAAAAGCAAGTACAAACACTCAAAGAAAACCGTATACTATAAAAGAAAGAGTAGCTGTCCCTATAGATAACCTTGGAGTTGCTTCATATGTAGGTAATGTAATGGAAACTCCAGATGTTATACCACCTGATGAGTTAAAAGAGAGTAAAGAAAAGCTTAGAGAATTTCTAGGAGATATAGTTGATCATATAGTGTATATAGACAAGTTTACTACAAACCATATAATAAAGCAAATAAATGATTATGATAAAGATGTAGACAAGGCAATGAATGGTGCATTCGACGATGTTATATGGGAAAAAGGAATATTTAAATCAATAGGTAGTCCTTACTATAAGGAAATATCAGTATTTGTATGTCCTGGAAAGATGAATGGAATATTTGTAGAAGAAGGAGTAAAGATGGATAAACATGTTAATATGAAGAGTATCGAACTTATTGATATTTCTGAATCTATACTTGCAACACGTAGTAAATCAGCTGATTATTACAGTAATATGGATCTTTACGTTAAAGTAAAGGCTGAATTTATTAGTTATTTTAAGAATGAAGCAGTAGCTAAATATGCTTTTGAAGCTAAAAGAAGTGAATGGGATGAGTGTACAAATGATGCTGGAGTCGATCATCTTAGAGCAGTACTGGCTAATTTTAATATAGATTCATCTGATATAGAGAATCTACTTGATTTGCTTATTACTCTTATTGTGTGGTGTAAAACTACAGGGTGTGAATTTTAAATTAAGTAAAATAGAGGAGGAAGATAAAATGCATAAACTTACAAATGAAGTACTTGCAATAGCAGAACGTGTATATGACAGAATTAAGAAAGCAGAAAAACAGTATCAACTGACAGAGAATACTAATTGGCCTTTAAGGTATTATGAATATAGTGCAGATGTAGAGGATGAAAAAGATTATAAAATACTCGAAAAACTATTCTATGATGCGTTTAATAATAATGAATTTATTGATAAGAACTACATGAGACATTATCTAGGTATATTTTTAGAATACTTGGATGGACCAGCAGGTAATTATGAGACAGATCCTAATGGTATAAAAGTAGCAATAGATGATCTTAGAAATAAAAAGGATTTCATAAGTTTAATTGATCTTATTTGTATTTTAATTATATGGACTGAGAAGTAGGGAGGATAGTTATGGGTGCTTATATTAAACTTATTAAGAATGATAATTTGGATAAATTAGGTGATGATATTAATAAATATATACAAAGTTCTAAGCTTAAACTTGAGAGTATTGATGTGAGCTTAACTAGAAACACTGTATCTAAAGAGTATATTGCTATACTTATGTTTGAGCCTGAACCTAAGAAGACTGAAGTTATAGAGTCTGTTGCTAAAGTTGCATATAAGAAAGACCCACTTGATGTTATTAGAGGTATTGGTGGATACTCTAAGCTATCTAAAAAACGTAAGACAGAGATAGAAGAAGAGTTTGATGAGATTAGGGTTAAATCTAGAAACTATTATAATGAAGCAATTAGACATGTAGAATACCTTATAACTAATAGTGACCACATCTATAATGAATATAAAAGTACATGGAAAAAGATGACTAAGCATGTTATAGAACTTGCTATATCAAACCATCTTAATATATATTATGTAGGTAGAAAGGGTATGCATGTTTCATCAGAAGAGTTTATTGGTGAAAATAAAGCTATTTATAATTGGATTTTAGAATATTATATGGATAGATTTGGAGATAAACTTGTTGAAGATGTGTGATAGGAGGCTGAATATGGGTATTTTAAATAGAACTTCTGCAATGTGGGAATATGCTATAGCAAAATACAATGTTTTATCGGTACTTGATACGATAGACTGTGTTGTTGCTAAAAGAAATCTTGAATCAGAAGATATTCATAAACTAAATAAATATAGAGGAAGGCTAAAGTATTACTTTGATCAATATAAGTACAGATATGAAAATAATTTAAACACGTATACATTTAGTTGCAAAGTGAATGTATGCATGCAAGATATACTGTCATATATTAAAAATAGGTTAGGTACTTATTAAGTATTTGGAAGAATAACAGAGGGAAGGAGAAAAAAAAGAAACTAGGTTTTTAAGCCTAGTTCTTTTTTTTTGAACTTAGTATTAAAAGATTGATCCTCTTTTACTAAGTTCTTTCATCATTTCCTTTGTAAGTGATGCTCTAAGTTGTACTGTTGCAGTTACATCACCTATTCTTCTTATTTCTACATTTGCAAGAGTTATTATACCTTTTGATAATTCTACACCTTTTCTAACTTCTTCGACATCCTTTAGTACATTATTATACTCTTTAGATTTTATGTATAAGTATAATGACATATCTAACTCATCACTTTGGAATTCAGCTGGCTGAACTTTGTCTATGTTTTTAATAAGTTCATCCACATTTTCTAATGTAGACTTAATTCTTTCTTCACGTTCAGCGTACTCTTTTCCAAAAGTAGCTATAGTTGTAGCCTTATGTAGAGGGTCCATTATTGTAGACCATTCTACTTTTTGTCCTTTTGACTCAACATATTTCTTTCCTTGAAGTAGTTCCATTACCATATTAAGGTCTCTAACATCAAATTCTCCTAAAGCTTCCAATACATTTTTCTTTTCTAACATTTCTAATACCTCCGTATAATTTAATTTTAATCTTCATATAAAAGATTATTACATTTTATAATATATATATATCAAATCAATAAGGAAACCCCAATATTTTGCGGAATAAAATAAATATATAGGTAGATAAAGGATTTCTCCTCTACCTACCTTTTCTATTTATCCACATAAGTGCAGCAATTCCAATACATCCAATCACTACACCTATTCCAACATAATACACAACCTCACTCCACAACACTCAATATAGTTAATGTTTTCATCTCTATCATCTTCTACATAGAGCTATAAGTGCTTAGAGTAATATCATGTACAAATGCCTTTCCACCTTTTTTCTCAACTCTTCCAAACATGTATGAATTGAAAGTAAGTGGACTTAAAACTCTTGCACACATTGCAGCAACCAAGTACCCAGTATTATCAAGTACGAATATCCCAGTACTTCCTAGTCCACGTAAGCTACTTTGTATAAGTGTTTCTATACTTAGTCCTTTTGCCTTATACATAGGATATTCAGTAACAAGTGTCTCAATAAGCCAATCTATTTCAACATCATCACGTCTTCCCATATTATACGTACGTTCTAGATTCCCCGCAATGTCTTCATTAAAGTGAAGTACTTGTGCAAGTTCAGTTGCAGTCTTTGTACCTCCATAGAAGAAATAACTTAGTATAAATCTAAGTTTTTCTCCATCTACTGGATTAGATACATGTCTTGATAGTATTTCTGCAAACATATCAACATATGTTTCTCTTACGTAGACTTCTATACTAGAGCTTTGCATTATCTTTGTAATATTAAGATATACAAACGCAGAGAAAAGAAGTGCATACAACATTTCATATCCTCCCACAAGTGCAACTTTCTTAATAGTAGAACCTGTGTTCATATCTATACCAGTTGATTCTTTTGTAAATCTTGCAATATTTACAAATACTTTCTCTACTGTTCCAGATGCTTTGTTTACAGCTGGAAGATAGATAATAGAGTTTGATTTGTCTGTGTCTACACAAAGAACTATTCTATTGCTATTAAAGGCATTTAGAATGTCTTTAATCATAGAGTATTTGAATTCTTTAAGCTTATCTATAAGTTCTCCAAATGTTTCTTTTGGAAGATGGCATTTTGTGTCTGTTACGAAGTTTATAGATGTTTTAACACCGTCTTTCGTAATTGCCTTAAACATAGAAGAATCAGAAAGCTTAAGTTTATTAAGATTTATCTTCAATTGATTTTCCTCCTTTTTATATGTATTATGTGTAGGTACTAATCCTACCTACACACAAAGAATTGTATTTATGTTAGCTAGTTATTTCAGATTTACCTGTTATATTAATTTTACCATTAAAGAAAGTTCTATCGAAGTTCTCTCTTACGTAGTTAGCTACATTAAACCTATACTTAGCAAGAGTAGATGAATATCCAGGCTTAGATAAATCATAGTTAAACCATCTAAATCTTATTCCATTAAATGCATTAGTTATGTTAAGTCTATCTGTAGATGGATATGTTGATTTATTAAACCTTATAACAGAATTTTCAAATGCATTTAAGGCGGCACTTGCGTTATTTCCATAATCAGAATAATATGACATTTTAGCAAAATCTGGTCTACTATGACTTGACCCAACTGATGAATAAAAGTTTGTTATATCGCTATCTCCTTCAAGTATCCATAGTAGAGGCTTACTTGAATATGTTGGAAGAACATCAGTTGAAGCTTCCCACCAGTCAAGCTTTAAGGTATTATTTGGATTCTCTAACCATCCACGTTGTGATTTACAATATACAACAGGTGTTTGATCACCATATATGATTGTGTTTGGTTGACCATATAAATGAGAGAATCTATAGTCATCTGTTACTATTATCCCAGCTGGTGGTTTACTAGCATTACCAGATGATATTATTGATTTATCACAAAGTTGGTGTAAACTTACAGTATTTTGAGTACCAAACCAGTAGTCAGAAAATATACGAGATAGGAATACTTTTAGTTGCGGGTTATGATTAGGGTTTCCACTTGCTCTGTATTTATCTTCACCTGCTAGTCCCATATTTGATCCAAGATAGTAATCATTAGGCAAAGATATTTCGTCTTTATATTTTCCGAACCACATCATAGTTACAGGAATTAATCCACGATTATTTGGTCCTGCAGCATGCAAATTGATGATTTCATTTATTCCATATTCTAAACTCTTACCTTTAGCAGGTCCATAGTTTACATGTCCACCTAAAGCGTCACCCATTATACCATAATCGAAAGCTTTAGCAGTTTTAGGTCTAGGAGCAACAGCTCCACCCCATGCATTAGTTTCTGGATTAGTCCATACTCCCATAAATGTTCCTTGTATTTTTATTCCTTGGTAAGGTGTTTGTTGATCTTTTGGTAAATCTTGTCTTGCATACATAGTTCTATCTACCCATTTAGAATCAACTATAACATCAACATAAGATGAAAATTGTGATACTGGGTCTTGATTAAACGTTGAGTTTGGTACAAATCTTTCTCTTTTATACGTAGGAAATATAGCTGTTCTCATATTAGTTGAGGATGCATGTATTTTTTCCTCTTCACCTGCGATCCAAATCCAATCATCTGCATTTCTACCAAATTTACGTCCGTGTAGTACTCTACTACCATAACTAAGTATATGCGTAAGTGCAGTTTCCCCAACTGTTAAATATAGTGGTGAAGTTGAGAAATTTCTTATCTTTGTAAGACAAGGTTGAAATGGTAAGCTTTCTTTTATAAAGCAATTTGGACTAGTTTGATTATAACTAGGATGTTGAGAGGCTTCAACTATTTCAAGTGTTACATTAGTATCAGGATCTTTAATTTCCTCATCAAAATACTCTCTGTATTCATTACTTACCTCAGAAGCTGATGCATTTACTATTTTAACTTCTTTAAGATGTGGATGACATCCTATAAACATTTGGTTTGGATAGTATCCTGTTTCATTTTCTATAAATATTTCACGACCCACATCTATATACTGAGTCATACCTGTGTCATCTATAAGTCCGTAGTTAAATCCATTACATGCCCAATGAGTTAGGTTTCTTATATTTTGAAGTCTTCCTTGATATGCAGAATTCTTAAATATCATAGGTTGAATCACACCTAATATAGCTCTTTGATAAATCATATGGTTTGAACTCATTTGATTAGTAATGGTTTTATCACTCCAGAAGTTTCCAGCATAGTCAATGGTACGTAACCTTCCGTATCTTGCCTTAATCCTTCTTTTACCATTCATTCTAAACATCATATTCTTAGACGGTTCACACATAACTACTGAAGTAAGTAAAGCTTCGTTTTCTAGTATATCTTGCTGATATTTAAATCTCCATTTATATTCAGGAAGTCTACTAGGACTTAAATTACTGCTATACCACTTAGGTTCCTGAATTATAGTTTTATCAGAGAAATCCCTTAGTCTTTTAAATACTAAAGATCTACACTTCATAGTTTCTTTATCTGCATTTGCCCAGTTACTAGTATATCCTTGTGGAGTCATGCATTCTAATGGTACAGTAGTATACCAATAAGTTTCTGTTCTTCCTATTTGATTTCTATAAACTTTAAGACTAAGAAGCTTCATAAGTGATGAGAGTATCGGTGTATAACCAGTTTCAACTATATTTCCAACAGTTTCAGATATCATATCACTAGGATAGTATATAGAACTTCTAGAGTATCTTTCAATAGATCCAAACCCACCATGAGTAACGGCATGTCCATTATAGTATATAAGACTATGTGCACGGCCTTTTTGATAATTTATAAATTTATTATGATATAACATGAATTCGGCTCTTAAATTATCGTCATACAACAGCCAATTTGCATTAGGCATTCTATGTGTAATCATATTTACCTTATATATATTAGCCCGTCTTACATTCTCATGTTGAACAGCATATATACTCTGATCAAAACATGTTTGATCAAATCTATGTGGAGAATATCCATCAAAATCTATGATATGTCCTACTCTATGATCAGAGAAGACATATGCATCTGAATTATCTTTAACTCTTATTGTACCATTTAAGAAAAACCACTTTCCAAAAAACGAACTCACAGGAACACATGGATAACTAGGTCTTGGAAGCACTTGCCAAACTCCTCCAAATGTAGTAGCATCTATGTTTTTAAATGATTTATAGTAGGATTCCATATGTGCAAATCTTTGGTTTGCAAAGTTTAAGTTGTAAAGGTTTGGTTCTGTAAATCCAAATACATCATCTGTATACACTTCAAATAAATCACCAAATCCTCCAAGATAGCTTACATCAAGCTCATCTATTTTGTGTGGTATAGATAGAGGAGAAGCATCGTGTACATTAGAAAATGCACCACGCGAAAAATCTAATGCATAGCACACTTCCTGTTCACTATCACGAACATCTGGAGCTAAATTCCAAGTAATACGGTAATTAAACCTGTCTTCAAACCCAGCTATATAAAATAAGCTAAATGGAGCATATTTTAAATGATCAGATAGTATCATGCTATCTGTAACTCTGTTATAACTTATATTATATGTACTTTCTAAGTTAGAAGAGTAGTCAGTATCATTATCTGAAGTAATAGCAGGGTTTATGTCATTTGTATTATTTGGTATATACATATTATGACCAGTAAGTCTATTATAGATATTGTGTTGATTATCTGGTCTAAAAATGTTATTCAATGTTGCAGGTAAATTATCTGTTACAATTTTACCACTTTCTTTTACATAAGCAAGCATGTTCCATTGGTTTCTAAGTCCAAGAGATGTATTTACTTGATAAGCATTTCTTATATTACGTTTACGAGTATGCCAAGAATGAGGATTTGCATATCTTGTAGAGCAATAAAGACCTTGTATTCTCAAGTTTTCATTTCTTGTACCCCAGAATAACTTCTCAGGTAAAGAACCATCATATTCTCCAGTTATAATACCATGAAGTTTAACATCACGATAGAATATACCTTCATAACATCTTTGAGGAATTGGAACACATCTTGTATCAGTCCCAGTAGGAAGAGTACCCCTTAATACTCCCCAAAGTCCTCTTTCCCAGTTAATGGCAGGACAGACATAAACATCTCCATATATTCTTATAGATTTTATAGTAGGAAGTCCACCTTGTCTATATAATGAAGTAGCATTAGGAATATTAGAATAATCAAATACAGAAAAATTTGGTAAATCTTTTGCTTTTCCTGTATAAGTTATAACATCTTCACTCATATCAACTCTATTATTTCCCGCAGCTATATATGGATTCATAATTACATCATGTCTATGATTATTTGGTGGAATAGAATGAGCTATAGGGACTATCATTATATTTTGAAATCTAACTACCCATTTAACCGTGATTATATCATCGGGTTTAACTGTCCTATCAGCAACTACCCATTTAGTATAATTTCTTCTCATTTCATAATAAGTTGGTTCAGGAGAATTAGCTTTAAGATGTGCATGTCTTCCAGTTGCACTGGAATTACCATCTATGGTAATTCCAGGTTTCCATTTACTAAACCCTTCAAGAAAGTTAGTAGGACCTAGAGTAATTTTATTATCTGTACTCCATTCATAATATTCTTCCATTTGTGTTCTAGCTCCATTAGATAAACTGTCTTTTCTTCTAGTAAATAACATTATATTAGAAAAATAATCAACACTATTTAACATCTCTATATTATTATTCATAAATGGTTTATTAAGCCAAAGAACAGCATCCATTATACCTTCTTTATATGTCTGATTTGGTTCTAAGAATTCTTTATGGAAGTGAAACTTATTTATTTGCTCAGGAACACATTTATCTGGAACATAAACTGTATCAGCAAAGTTAAATCCATCAACTTCAGTTACAGTTTTTGGAAGATTACTAAAAGCAAACCCAAGTGTCCATCTAAAGTTTACAATTGGAAACTTACGTCCATAAGCAGTTATAATTTCTCCAAATTTAGTTTGTCCTTTATATGTAGTAGGTTCTAATATATAAGGATTTACTCTATGTGGAATGTTTAAATCATTATTATCTATTTGCATAAGAGCCATAGTATGTTTCATGTGATCATCTACTTCTAAGAAAACATCATCTATTTCAAATCCCTTAGCTTGTTTATCAAAACATTGAGTTTTAAACCAGTTCTCATTAAATCCATTTTTAAATACTGGGTATTTTTCAGAATAATCAGAATATGGTGGAAATTCTCCAGTTATATAATCAGAACCTTCAAGCCACAAAGGTATATCTGAAACCACCATAAGTGAAAATTCTAGTTCTTTTCTAGTAATATCAAATTCAATTCTATCACTATACTTACGAACCACTATTGATTTATGTATTTCTTTAGGTAGTTGATTTACCCATCTTGATGTTCCTCCCATGTTTTCATCTTCAGTGGCACTCCACTCTGAAGCAGAAGTTTTTCTACACCAAGAAGTAGGAAACATAAAATCGTATCTCAATCCAGAGTTTAGAGCAGTTGATGAAGATAACTCAGCGTTTGCAGTAAAATCTTGATAATCATTATCTAAATTTTTATTTACTGTATTATCAGTTTGAGACTCATATGCTTTACCTATATTTTTTAGTTGAACTACATATCTCATTGGAGGTTGAAAATTCTCAACTTTAATAGACTCTGTTAATGTATTACTCATACTATCGAACACTTTACACATTTCTCTATAGTGTGGATTAGTATCATCTGTAGGCATCAACATTGTGTTTTTTTCATCTATTTTTCTTCTACCCCAATCAGTTTCTGATATCATGAAAGCTTTAAATTCAAAATTAAAACTTGTAAGATCTACATTATATGGACATCTAAGTACACATGTAACTGTATTATCTAGAGGTCCATCTATTGATTTTGAACTTTTAAATATAATTGGAGTTCCTTTATAATTCCAATTTCTTTTAACTTCTTCAATATTATCAACTGTTGCTCCGTTAAGTGCATATCTTAAAGGAACACTTTGAAGAATAAAATTATTCTTGGTTATCGGGAATTCTCTAAATGAACTACTTTTGTCGTAAAGTATTTTAAACTTAGACATATTTTCTGCATACGGCATTTTAAAATTCTTTATACGTACATCCACATCATCTGGGAATAGTTTTCTTACATGTGAAATACCTAGGATCATATCATAGTTATCAAGATAGTTACACGGTATAGCAGACGTGTAGTCGATAACATTAGTAGGCATATAGTTGAACTCATCGAATGCAACTGAAGTTTTCTCTTTAAACTTGTATTGAATGTTATCAGTTTTTCTATACCTTGCAGGAGTAGATGCAGTCTTAGGCACTATCATAGCATTTATTCTTCCAGGATATCTTTCGTAAGAGTTAAACTCATTAAGTCTTATAGCAACCATCTCGTTAAACTCTTCTAAGTTTGGAACTATTCTTTTTGGAATAACATGTTTAAGATTCGTAAAAGGTTCTCCCACTACCACTGTATTAAATGGTCTACTTATAGTGGGAATATATCCAATTACATTCTCATCTTTAAAGTTCCAATCACAATTATGCTTTATAACTCCGATTGTATTCTTTGTAGTAATTCCTTTAATTGAGTTAAATTTTACATCAGCATGTACTAATGATTTATTAAGTCCAAAATGTAGTATCATTCCATCAAACGCATAGTCTGCATTTGTAGATGAGTTATTTGTATTTACTATAAACTTACCTTTAGTAAGCAAGAAGTTAGCTCCTTGTTGACCTCTAGGATACTGAGTATTCATAGTTTGTCTTTTTGCATATCTACTATCACCCGTGAACTGAGCGTTTATATACTCATGTAATGTAGGATATCTATATTTGTATCCAGTTATAAGAGGTGGAAATATCCAGTTAAGCAAGTTATCATCATGAGCCCAAGTTGTAGAACTTTTAAATCTGTTATTACTTCCAAGTGCTGAATTGGTTCCCATATAGAGGAATTCATCTGCACCACTAGCGGGGTTACTCCAAACAGGAATATCATAAGGAGATACTCTAGGACATCCCATAGATATGATTCTATCTTTGTAGTCAGATCCAGTAAGATCTCCATAACGCTTAAAAGTAGTCATATTATAAGCAAGTGTATGTTCAAATCCTTGAATCTTATTAAGTTCATTATCATCGTATATAGTAGCATCGTTAAACCACTTTCTATACTTAGATTTTGGTTGAAAGAAATTGTCAGTTGCAAGACTTCCATAATAAGTCTCATTTTGAAATATTCTTTTTATATTTACATCTTTATCTGACTTTATAAGAATATCGTCCTCATTATAACTATAAAGTCCAAATCTATTGCTGTATGCATGGACATTTCTTTTAACTCCATTTATCATTATTTTACCAATTTGATCCATAAATAGATCTCCATCATATATTTCATTCATAGGGGTCAGATCACATGCAAGTGCACCTACATTTGCAAATAATCCTTCCATATTACTCATATCAACTATCGCAGATTTAAATCTACTTAAAACAGCATTCTTTAGATCTTCGTCTAACTTACGGTTATCAAATATAGATTTACCAATAAGCATCCACCCAACAGGTGATATCCATTGTGGATTTATGAATCCTGTTGTGTAGTTTCTTAAATAAACCTCTCTTCTATCATGTGTGTAGTCTAAATCGTATTCATATCTTATATTGCTCATAAATGCATGGTTATAGAACTGTTGAATATAACCATCAACTTTTATAGTTTTAACAGGAACTAGATTACCTTCACAGTTGAAATAACTATAACTCATCATATATCCGTGTGCAAAATCAGTTACACTTTTAAATATAGGAGTTTGATCAACTATTCCACCAAGTCTGTCATTTGGATAAGGTTTTCTTTCTAAAAATAAGAATCCCAAACACATATGCTTTAAATCAGCATCATTTTCTTGCTTACCAAATAGAAACGCTGGTGCTTTATCTGGATTAAAAGATGTTTCATTATTCATTTTATTAAAGAAATCTCTCATCTTATAACTTGGTGTATTATTCCAAGAGCTTCTTTGTTTCTTCTCCATATGTCCATTAAACGGATTTAAAGCATGTTCATTAGAGTCACTATCTTCAGCAAGTTCATTTATAACATCACACCAATGCATTACTCTAGAAAGATCAATTTGCTTGAATTCTATTTCAGCTGGATTTTCATACTTGCTTTTTTCTGGCCTTTGACATATGTCTCTTATACGCATATAACCAACATCTTTAAATCTACAGTAAGTAAATACACCATCTACTTTCTCAAGACTGTTAAATCCATAAAGAAGAGATACTCCATCAAAGTTTGTAGTCCAAGCATTATCTCCAAGCCTTAGAGGCTCAGGATAAAGATCACAACAGAATACCATGTTTTTAATAACTCTAAGTTTAGAGTTTTTGTATTTAGGAGAAACCCCGTCATCATTATCAAACGGAAGCATTCTAAATCCACCTTCATATGCCTCTAGATCATTATACTCAGACTTTTCTCTGTATACTCTAAAACCTTTCTTGTAGAATTCAAGGTTAGAAAATACTACAAGGTTTTCTATTTCTTCTACTGTTTTAGGTATAGAGTCAAGAAGTCTGTGTTCATTTCTAATTCCATATAACTTATCATCTACATAATATTGAGGGACTCTATAAACACACTTCATAGATTTTATATTACTTGGTAATGATTTAAGTAAATTAGGTGTAGCCTCAACATCATGTAACCAAGGAGATGTCTGTATAGTTCCAGTTGAGTCCACATGTCTCCATCCACTATAAAAGTTACAGAAAAATCCCCAAGTTTCTGTTCCTTGTACATTTTTAAATAACTTATATTCTCCATTTTGATCTGGATATACCTTATCTATAACAGCAAACGGGTTAATTACTGTATGTACTTTATCTCCTCTTTCATTAGCAGTTACAACCGATATTCTTAGTAAACTACTATTAATATGAATTCCCTTATTTATTAGTGCAGATATAAGCACTGTATTTACATCGAGTCCATGTGATTTTCTATTTACACTTACCCAATGTTGTGATCTAACAGGTGATATTCCAGCACATAAATATGCTTGAATTGGAATAGGATGCTGGTTAGGTGTTCCTATACTTCCAAGAAGTTCTTTGTTTATAAGTCTATTATTTCCAGCAAGCGCATACATACTCATAGATCCAGGTGATTTATAGTCTGTCACTTCAGTTCTAACGTTTGTGTTTATAGTTGATACTATATCTTGATCTATGCCATCATCTCCATTTTTAATATGAGCTATTTTTTGATCAAGTGGATGATATATTCCTCTTTCAAAAACTCTAGAGAACTCTTTTCTATATTCTTCTGTAGGAAGTCCTATACAGTTCATAGGAAGTTCTCCACCCATTCCACAAGTTGGAGTTTCTACACAGTTATTTAAAATGTCTTCAAACCTTTTAACTCTTCTATACATATTTTGATCAGCAAATGTATTTTCATCATAAGGAAGAGCTACAGTTAAGTTCCCATCTGCAATATAGTTTTCAGCTAGTGTACGTATTCTCTCTGGATTTAAAATTATAGGAACTACTATTTCATCACTTTCTATACTAAGTTTTACAGTATATTTATTAGTAACAGAAAACTTCCCTTCAGCATTAATATCATATACATGATACAATAACTTTTTACCAGGTTTTTTAGACTTCTCTGGTACAGGATGTAATTTTATATTTGTAATCAGAGATGACTTTTGATTTGAAGCAATCTTGTCATAGTGTAAATCAAACATATCCACATATTCATTTTTTATATTAGTAGAAGTTCCATCTCCCCAAGATATATTAAACTCAGGCTTATTACCTGTCCAAGGTGTAGCATTATAGTTAAATGGATATACTAAAGCAACTATACATTTACCCCCTGGATAAGAAGTAGCAACTATGTCATAGAAATACGTAGTCTTTCTAGAACGTTTCTTTTTATAAGTTAGCTTATCTTTTATATAGGCTTCTTCTATCTCAATCGTAGTATCAATATTTGCCATCTTTTATCACACTCCCATATATTCATATTTATGTTCAGAGAACTTAAACTCTCCAATATTAGTAACTGGCCCAAAAGTTATTGATGCTTCACGAGGAGAATCACTTACTTTATTAACCACACTAGGAGCAACATCTGCTACTATCTTTACTGGAAAAGTTTTAACCAAACTGTTATTTATTCTTGTACATACATAGATGTGTCTAAGTCCAGGTACACCCACAACGTGTTTTGCACCATCTCCCCAATCAACTCTGTATGTCTGTCTGTAATTATTTGTATCAAGTATAGAAAAATCATGCATAAAGTCAAATAAATAATCTCTAGGAACTTTATTTCCATAAGCATCTACATGATACGGAAATCTAATGGTTACATTAAACGACCATATAGTAGACTTCTCTCTTAGGATACGTCCACCACTCCAGATCTCTGTAACTTTACGTGTTTTTCCATTCTTAAAGCTATACCACATTAGTTTCCAACTCCTTTCGTAACTATGTTAAGTATACCTGATAAATTTATTTTATCATCTATATAATAATCTTCTACGTCTTCGTAGTTAAGATTATATTTCTTTGTATTATCAACTATATCAGAACCAATAGAAATAGGTTCTTTTTCTCTACTGTTTGCATATCTTGGTTGTGAAGACAGTAGTTTATACCAAACAGCTTCAGAAACTAGTCTTTTATTAATACTTTCGTGTATTGGTTCAATTAGTTTCTTTTCATCTTCTGTTAATTCTCCGATTACTCCATTAGCTTTTATCCATTTACCAGCAAGTGGAGCTATTTCTGTATTAAACTCAGCTACTTTATAAGGTTCTATTCCAATGTTAGAATAGTAGTATCTTAGCATTACCTTATTAAACATAGTAAGTTCTGGACTTTGAAGTTCTTGTACTGGTCCATCGAAACTATCTTCGTCAAATACAAGATACTCTTTTACAAATGGATAATTAGTAAGAGTATTATCATTGTAAAACCCTACATTTGCAGTCTCAGTTGCAAGTCTTGTAAAGTCTATAACTGGATTAAGCCCATGTTTTATATTTTGTGGGATAAGATCTTTTATAACATATGTAGTATCAACTACTTCATCTGGAATACTTGCATATGACACATAGTTTCCTCTAAACGGAAGTTGATTTCCAAATACACGAGAACCATGTACGTATCCACCACAACTATCAAACATCAAACTATTATACTCAGACATATGATTTGCAAACTTTGTAGTAAAGTTATTACTTGTATAGTCTATTAAAATAGGCTCAGTAGTTTTAAAATATACCCTTAGAACAGCGTATAATGGGTCTATAAGCCTATAAAATATAGTTTGTCTACCAAAGTCATGGAAGATACCGTATTTGTCTTTATAAAGCGTTTTACGAGGTTTCCATAAATCAGCTTTGGTAGGAGTAGTTGTAAGGGTAAAATCAAGATCCCCTAGTTTCCATAAATTTATACTGTCAAACCTACGAAGTATATCAGGATTCTTAAGTGTTCCATCTGGATTTATATCAAATGTCTCAGGTGTATAGTATCCATTTACAAACATAAGTCCTGCAAATCTTCCTTTATGTTCTGTTTCTCCGTATTCGTCACAAACCAAATACTTAGTAAGAGGTTCACGGTATACGATAGGAGATGTAAAGTTATTTATCAGTTTCTTGCTTTGTGTATAAACTACATCTATTGCATGTAAGTTGCCTTCAAGTCTTGCCTTTACATTATTTAATGTATTTTCTCTATTATTAGTAAACTCTTTCTCATCAAATGTAATACCCAACATCTTCATAAGATCTTTTGCATTAAGATAAATACAATCAAGATCATCAACCTTACGAATAAACGGAACATTTTGATAAACTCTTCCATTTACAAATACAACTGGATGAAGTTTTAATCTATTTACACATTTGATTTCTATTTTTGGCTCATAGAATATCTCATTTTGTATTTCATTTATAATTCTAACTTCACTCATATTAATAGAATGCTTTACTTTAAAGAAATCTTCTACTATCTTAAGTACATCAGCATCATATTTATATCCATATTCAATAAGCTCTGGAATAGATGGCTTATTATTGTAGATATAATCATAAAGCTTAGTAGTATCTTTTTGACTTCCTTTAAGTTTTTGATATGCAAGTGGATTTATGTCTACAGATTCATAGTATACAGAATCTACATTTGAGAAATCTTGTCTTTTATGATTTGTATAGAATATTATTATCTCTTTTACATTTGTAGTATTCTTTACTTTAACACTATGCTTATCTATCTTTTCTAAGTATGTTCCAGCTTGATGTATGTCAAGTTTTTCATGTGTCCAGCTATTATTATCAAATATAATAAATGCAGAACTAGATAGAATCGCATCTGGGTTATGTATATAATCTCCAGTTTGTACAAATGTATACATCTTAGGAGACACAAATGCATCATGGAATTCTACCGAACGGTTACCAGGTAGTGATTCTGTTGAAACAGTAACTGGATTTTTATCTACTTTAAATCTAAAGAACGGACGATTTACTATTATGTCTATTCTCGGAACATTAAGATTTGCTTCTATATTAACATTCTTATTAAGTGGAAGCCAGTAAAATGTCTTATCAAACACAGGTGCTTTTGATGTATCTGGTTTAAGATAAGAGAAACTATCACGAAGAGATACAATCTCAAACTTATGTCCAGATGAGAATATATTTTGAGATTCTGAGTTCTTATAGAAGAAATAGTAATATCCATTATGGTTATAAGAGTAGCACTTAGTCATATTCTCTTTTATAACGGAAAAAAGAAGATCGTTAATAATTACTATACTTCTCCCAGCTTCGTCATATTGCTCACTTATTTGTATATTAAGTGGAAGAGAACGAGCTGAGAATACATCTGGTAGTATAACGAACTTATCTGTATACTTTACTATATCGTCGTACATATTAAGACGTTTTAAATCTTCAATAAGATCTTTATGTAGTTCTTGTACTATATTAGAAGTATTAAAGATTTCACCTTTCCAATCAATAGGTATTCTATTAAATAGGACAGGTTCATTACGATTTTCTACAGCATAAGCGGTAATCTTTCTGTAGATTTCTTCGTAATATCTTTCAAGACCTTTTAAATTCATACGGTTAAACCTCCTTGGAATTTTATTAAAATAACTTGGATTTTGTTTCAAATTAAGGTGTTTCTTGTTTTAATTTTGGCTATATATAATAAAATGTAGTAATACAAATATTAAATTTTGGAGGTATAAAAAATGGGAAGAAGAGAATTAGTAAGTGAAGGAGTTAAAGTTTACGGGTTTGGGAATGATAAGGTTTTAGGGATCGCTAAAGATTTATTAAAGAACTACAGCTATGTGAATATACACTGGTCTTTAAAGGAAGGCTGTGGAGAATGGAGTGAAGAGTATGAGGTATTCTTCTATGATTTTTGCAGCCAATCATTCTGGGAGGATGCTACATATGATAATTTAGAGGCTATGTTAAAGTCTCTAGAAGAAGTTAAACATAAAGATGGACTAGATCCAGACTCTTTATGTTTAAAAGGTCATTGGAGGATGGAAGAAAAAGACCTTAAGACTTTGGAAGATATGTGGAGTCTTCCAAGTTATACGCAAGAAGATATAATGGAAATATCTTTATTAATTGATCTCTATGAAGGTGCTACTGGAGAAAAGCAAAAGGAGGTTTATGATAAGGCATGTGAGTTATTCGAACATGCTAAAGATAACTACTAAAAAAGTAAAAGAGACTCTGCTTACATAGAGAGTTTCTTTTTTTAGTTGATTTAATTGGTATTTCTAGTGGTTTTGACGGGTATATATAATAAAGTGTAATAATCCAGAAATGGGTTAAAATTAAATTATACGGAGGTATTATTATGAAAATGTTAAATGTTAGTAATCACAAATTTACTGAGGATCAAATGAGAGATTTAGAAGTTAAAGGATTGGAACTTATGGAACTACCAATAGAACTAAAAACTAAATGGGGATCTATGACTCCAGAAAACTATAAAGATATATGTGATGAAGTTAAGGAGATAGCTATAAACACTCCTGAAATCACTGTTCTACATGTAGCTGGATTCCAACCTGCTATAGTATATCTTTTAAGCATTTATCCTGGAGAAGCAGTGTATGCTTACTCTGAAAGATCTGTTGTTGAAGTTACACAACCTGATGGATCAGTAAAGAAGGAAAGTAGTTTTAAGCATAAAGGATTCTTTAGTTATCCAAGAATCTAATATGCTATAAAAGACAAGTTGATCGCACACGCGATCTTTTTTTTTTCGTATTTAAAAGAGAAGAAATTACGAAGAAAAAAAGAAACTCCCAGTAAATCACCAGGAGTCCTTTTATTCTAGCTATTCAGTTTCTTCGTTAACTTTCTCCTTTTCATATTTAAAAGTGTAATATCTATCTTCGTCTCCAAGGTCAAGTGTCTTTATAGCTATTTCATCTACTAAGCATTCAAGTCCTGCTTTAAACTCATTTACATTATTAGGTTTCATAAGTAAATCACTTAAATATACTTTAGCTACATTAAGTACAGTATAGTCATTAAGTCCAGTTAGAATAAACACTTCTATAAAATAAACATTATTATATACAGGTGGTTTATCACGCATGTATCTGTAGTCTGATACAACACTAGAACTTCTCTTTAATTTAAATTCATCTGGATTAAAATTTATAACAGGTGTAAATCTTAGTGAATTTAAAATCTTTGCTTTATTTTTACATATCTTAGACAAATGTTCTAATATTATTTTTGAGAATAAACCTTTCTTTTCTTGTATAGTTTCGTTTTGATCCTCGAATTCTTCAAGCATACTTCTAATTACTTCATCTCTATCAAAGTCAGTCATTTTATTTCCTCCTTATTAATATCTATTTTTAATATATTCAAAATTGCAAGTATCAGGATTTCCACAACTATATAAGTGTAACACTATTTCATCTACAAGTGTATCTATTCCATCCATATATTCATTTATGTTATCTGGATGCATAATGTTATTATGTATCTCAAATCTAGTGTGGTTAACGACTCTATTTCTTTCTATATTAAATACACCCACTAAATAGTGCATAGTAGTAATTCCCCTTTCATCATTTCCATAGGATGGATATACTGTATTCATATCAAGTTCAGTGATTTTCTCTTCTTCTCTAAAACCTCTCTCATCAAATATTGAAACTGGCGATGATCTTAATAGTCTAAGGATATTAGTTTTACTTTCGTAGAAATCTTCTATGTGTTCTATTAGTGCCTTTGACATTATTCCTTTCTTTCTTTGCAAATATTCAGAAGTTTCTTCATAAGAATCTTCTAGTGTTTTAAATGCTTCATCAATATAATCTTTTACTTCTCTCATAATTCCTCCTTAAAATTCATTGATACTTAAATCACATAACTCATTGACAGCGAGATCTTTTATCTTTAAATCAAATTCATATGCTAATGGTTCTTTTCTTGTACTTCTTGCAAATTCTATAAAATAAAAGTCTCTAACACCCATTTCAAATAACATTCCATAAGGTTCTTCTTTTAGTTTAGTATCTATTAATTTTAAAGCCATTTGCTTAAATATATCATAAACTGCAATTTGACCTATTCCTGTTCCAAATGGATTTTCTACATCAAACGTTCTGCTTTTGGGACTTCTGTTTCCATCAGGAAATACAACCCTCATTCTAAATACAAAATTATTACTAAGTTTATCAACTGGAAGTTTTTCATAAAGTTCAATCATAGTTCTCATAAATAATCTAAAATGTACAACACTAGCTATATCAGTTATTTTATCAAACTCATCTTTCAAACTATCATTATATTTCTCATATTTATCTTTTAGGTATTTTAATACCTCTTCTTTTTTAACCATACTAACCTCCTTAATAAATGCGACATAAAAAAGAACTCCCAACCAAACGGTCAGGAGTTCTATAATTAGTTATTCATGTGTTAATTTTATGTATGATAACTTTTGTGTTGCTTCTATATCTTCGTGTTTCAAAGCATCTGTTATTTCTTCAGCAAGTAACTCTATTTCTGTTTCGAACTGCTCCATAGATTCAGGATCTAATATCACTTCTTGTATTAGGAAATCTTTACTTTTATTAGTGTCTTGATTTTCTATTCTAAGGTGATACTCTGTTGTATTACCAAACACAAATTGTGGAGCATTAAAATCTTCCTCATACTCAGAAGGATCAAAGTCTTCAACAAGAAGAGACTTTGAAAGTATATTTAACATACCCATCTTGATTGATATCATGTTTTTAAATACTCCTAAGAATAAAGGACCAATTCCAAGCTTATCATTTTCAAGTTCCTTTATACCCTCTTTACATCTTTTAATAATGTTTTTAACACACTTAGCTTTATCCACTCTCTTCATATCAACTCTCCTATAAATTCACATGGTTAATGCATTCCCAAGTTCCATCTTTATTTACAAACTTAAAGATTTCTTTTGTAGCATAATTTTCAAAAGGTTTATCAGAGTCATAAACTTTTGCACTGATAGTTAAAGTCTTTACTTCCTCACAATCATACTCTATTAGCTCTTCTATGAATTTCTCCATATCAGGACCACAGAACTCTTCATTCGCACTATAATCATAGAATGATAGATAAGATGATGTAAGTTTCTTATTTATAAGAACTCTTCCAGATAATACTTCTGCAAACACTTCTAATTCGTTTGCTATAGATACAGTGTTATTTACAAACACATCTTTAAATCCTTCTAAGAATTTTCTTCTTGCTTCAGCAAGAGATGCAGTTCTTGCAAATGTACCACGATGTTCTATTATATTAGTGTAGTTGCTTAGAATTCTGTCTACAAGATGAGATTTAAACTCTTCTACAGTTAGAGGTTTATCTTCTACTTCTTCATCAGTAACTATTTCGTTATTTGCAACATCAAAATTCTTTTCAACTTCTTCAGGTTCAGCTTCTCTAGTGTTGACTACTGTTTTATCTTCTAGTGTTTCTTTAGGTTCTTCTTTTAAATTCTTAAGTGGAATTATAGGTGTTCTTGGTTCTTCTCTGACAGCATTCTTAGTTCCTACTAGATTACTAAGAATAGAATTTAGTGTAGTTGCTCCATCTTGAATCTTTTCTACAACTTCTTCTTTATCAGAAAGTTCTTCTATTCCTCTTTCATTAAGAAGTATTATGTATTTTTCAAGCTCAGTTGAATATTCGTATCTACATAACTCAACACTATAGTTTTTATCACTGAATCCTTCTATTTTAATAATATAAGGAACATTTAAACCAAATGGAGATTCTTTTAGTTCATCAAGAACTCCTTTAAATATATCTTTAACAGAGAATATAGTCTCGTTTAGTCTGAATGGATTTGGTCTCATTATTCTTACTACTTTTTCTGATGCATTATCAAGTGCATAATGATGTACAAATTCCACATGATTTAGCTTATTTAATTTATCCACTGGTAAAGATTTGTAAAAAGCTAAATAAATATCCATCATATAAGTAGTATAGTTTATACTATCTACACCTTCTTCACCTTGTAAAGCTTCCAAGTAATTCCCAATTAATTTAGTTAATGCAGTTTCAACTCTTACTCTATCAATATTTGCCATATTTATCTCCTCCTATTAATCTTGTGATACTTTCTTTAATTCATAAACCCAACCAAATGCCTGTCTTTCAGCTATTAACAACTCTTTCCATTCTTCTTTAAATATAGATGTGTTACCATTACAGTACTTCTTGTATTTCATATAGACAGTAATCTTTACAGGATTACCACCTGCTTCACATATTTTAGATATAAATGTATCTAATGTACTTTTAAATATTTCATCCATTGGATATCTATAAAATACATCAGGTAGTGTTTCACTATCAAACTCAGTTTCATAATATGTTTTACTAAGTGATTTATCAGCAGTACTTTCCATATCATAAGATATAACATACTTAGTATCATTTGAATATCTGAAAGAATTAGTTGTTATTACTTCTGATAATCCTTCTAAAACTCTAAGCTTTTCTTTAATTTCATTAGATTGTGTAAATGATAAACCTTTGAATTTCAAAAGGTATTTGTACATATCAATTACATCTTTAACACACTTTTCTCTTCTTTCACAGATCTTTCTATACTTATCGCTATCAGCGGGACCTTGTGCTCTTGATAATGCAAATGCAATTGATTGTAAATCTGTTTGGAATGGAACACCTTCTACTTCTTTTATTTGAACTCTTTTTACACCTCCTCTTCTTCTAGTTTCTGGTTTTTGTGGCTTTCTTTCGTTTTTCATTTCTTATACCTCCTGTTTAATTAAAATAATAAAATACAAATCTCAGATATTTTGCGGTAAAAATAAATAAGATGTACCCAACACCCGTTGGATACACCTCATTATATGTAATTATCTATCAAAGTTGTCAAATATATTCATAAGTATAGCAAGTGTAAACAGTGCTATAAATATACATGCAGTTACCATTAGTTATCGACCTCTTCTTTTAATAACTTTAAATCTTTACCACTATAATACTTTAAATCTCATAAATAAAACAAGTCCACTATCAGTTTTCTCTGAGTACATACTATCAAATCCATAACCAAGTTTATATTCACTGTCTGATACAGAAGTTACTATTTCTTCTATATTATTAATAATGGGATATGGGATATAGACAGTTCTTAAGTGAATGGGATTACGTCTGGTTACAGGTTGATCTTCTATATACTTAGATGGTACTGGTGGTTTTTCTTTTGATGTCCACAGTGTTGCGTCACCTTGTTCCTCTGCATCTTTTTGTATATTCCTTATAGCAAATATAATAAACATTACAAGTAATACAATAGGAATTCCTACCATAACTAGAAATAAAAAACTACTAATTACTAGTTTCATAATGAAGTACACCTCCTTTTTAATTATTTGGTACACTTCATTATGTATAATTAACTTTATTTATAAGATACTAAGTAATACTTATTCAGCTACGTCTTCTTTAACTTCTTCTCTTGGTTCTTCCATAACTTTAGCTTCTGATGGAGCAAAGTCTGTAAGAAGTAAGAATAGTAAGCTTATAGTGTTAATTTTAAAGCATGCAAGTACTATAAATAAAAGCATAAGTTTTCTCTTATCTTCGCTTTCTATGTTTTGGAATAATACTTTTGCATATGGTTCTATATCTCTTTTGTATACTGGGAAGTATAGTTCTCCATTTCCTTCTTCAAATGCTTTCATTGCATGTAAAGATTGATAAATGTCTCCATTAAATGTAAATTGAGATACGAATACTTTAAGAAGTCCAATACTACTTAAGTCTTCTGTAGTTAAAGGTATTTGCTTTCCATTTTCATCTTTTCTTCTTATAAGAGCACCCATTTCATCTTCAGAAGAGTTAGGGTTATCATATAAGTGGTCTAAGATTTCAAGTTCTACATCTGATACACAGTTAAGTTTTTCAGCTTGTTCAAATAAGTCTTTAACATCTTGGAAACCTTCGTCAGATAAGTATTTAGCAAGTAATTCATATACTAAGCTATCTTTAAGGTTTTCTTGTTGCTTAATATTTAGATAAGTAGAACTCATTGAATCTATTGCATTCTTTTCTATTATAGACTTAATTAAATCATCTGTAACAGGTTGATCAAGTATAGGATCAGTTGCAATTTCTTTACATTTATCATCAAGTTCATCTACATTATGAGAAAAAATACTTATGATATGAAGTAATAGTCTTGAAGCTATAATAGGTTCTGTTATAGTAACATCATGTGTTTTGACATTTAACTTTATTTGCTTTAAGTCTGCAAGTGTAGTTTCTCCATTTGATATAATAGAGCATAATCTATCATAAGTTTCTTCTAATCTGTATCTTTCTTCTTTTAATCTAGCTAAATCTGGATCATTATCTAAATCTCTTGCAGTAAGATCTGTTCCTTTTTCTTTTGTATAGTTTGCTTCTATTTTACCTATCTTAGACTTAAGATCTCCTATTTCTTTTTTAAGCTCTCTTTCTTTTATCTTTGCAGAAGCTAAGTCCTTTTCTATTGCATCACACTTATGTTGAAGTGATGCTGCTATTCTAGCAAACTGTTCGTCTGATATAATAGGTGCATAGTTTAAGAACTCTTTTGTAACGTATTCTTTTTGATTTGCACTTTTACTACCTTCGAATACTCTAACACCAACTGTTTTATTAACTCTAAATTTACCAGAGTCTATAAGAGCTTTTATTTCAGGTTGAGAATGTATTGCATTTAATTTAAAGTTAAATAAATGCTGAATCTTTTTGCAGATTTCATCTCTTTTATCAAACTTTTCTTCCCAAGGATCATTATTAGGAGCTTTCTTAGTTTCTTCTATAATCCCTTTTGCTCTTTCTATTACTTCTTTCCAAGACTTTCTTTCAGTAGGTTTTCCTTCATTTGCGATATTAGATATTATTTTTTGTGTTGTCTCGATTGGCACTTTAACGTCTTCCATTATTCATCTTCTCCTCTTACTATTTCTTGTGTTGTGTCAGCTAGATTATCTTTATCTATTGGGTTTCCATCTTCAATTCTCATTACTAAGTGTACAGCAGTAGTTGCTTGCATCCAGAAATGAGTATGAAATCTTACAAGTGATTGAGTTGCTATGTATTCAGGACACATAAGTCTAAATAAACTCATATAAGAAAGTGCAAATGTATCTGTAATTTCAACTTCTCCATCTGTATCAAGTATAAACTCTTGCATTATTTGTGTTACAAGATCTACCACATATTGAGCACCTGTACTTAAGTTTGGAACTATCTCATTTGTAATTTCGTCTTTTGTATAGTTATTTCTAACTTCGTCAGATGTTACAAGCAAGATATTATAGATAAGCTCTGGTAATGTAATACTTCCATAGAAAGCTTTATCATGGTTTCCATCTTCTCTTTCTTTATCATTTGAACTTGGATTAAGTACAGTTATTATATTAGCTTTACAGCATACACTAAATGCAGTAGCAAGTTCTTTAAGTTCATCAGGTTGAAGTCCCCATGTGTTAAGTTCTGCTCCAATAAGTTCTGGTCCATTAAAAGCAGTGATTGTATTCATAGTTAAATTATCAACAAAGTCTTCTTTATCAGAAGGAACATACTTTCTTAAAGCATCTTTAAACTCTTTAAAGTATAAAGGTGCTATGTGGTATGGTGTAGATGGTCTTTTATATAGCTCTTCTAAAGCAGTAGAGAATACTTCATCTTCCCAATCAGAGTACTCTTCTTCATATTCAGCTGGAACTTCCATTGCAAGACTTCCATCAGGTAACTTTTGTGGTTCCATTTTATGTAACTTTTGATACTTAACCCAATTTACTTGCTCTTTTGCTAAGTTTCTAAGTGCTTTAATACAAATATCTTCAAATCCTTCATCTGCAAGTAATCCATCATTTGGATCTATCATCTTTTTAAATTCAACATATAGTCTTCTAACTAATTCTTCTCCAATTCCATATAGTCTATATCCTGCTTTTAAAGCTAGTCTGTTATCAGAGAATGTAGTTCTAATTCCAAGCATTTGATATGCTTTTGCTTCTGCGTATAGGTTAACACTAAATTGAATAGCTTCGTATGCTTCTTGTGTACCGTCTGATAACTGAAGCATACTATCTATATTAAGGAAGTCTACAAGTGTTAGAGTATCGTGTCCTTTAGCAGCAAGATCTTCTTTAAGGTTCATTATCTTTTGGTTTCTATCTTCTGCATTATCAAGGAGCTTACTTTCACTTTCTTGAAATGGATTAGTAAGCATAGTTAGGTTTTGGTATACATGTGATACATTTGCATTTTGTGGTATAATATATTCCATTATTTACCTCCTTTATTAATAGTAGGAATAGTAGGTTTAGGATCATTATACGGTTGTATAAGTTCGAAATGTCCACCATCATAGAATCTATCATTTCTAAAGTTACCATCCATATTCCAATCTCCACCTGATCTTGCAGGTATTCCAAGCTCTTTTGCTGCTCTTACAAGCTCTTTCGCTACTTTATCAAATCCGTTTGCATCATTCCATCCTGTAAATGGATACATTATGAAGTCGAATGCACATGATGGATCATAGCAATGTTTACTCATAGAAGCTTTAGATACTCCTTTTTTAAGATTTTGTAAATGTTGCTCTATACTTCTTTGACCTTGTATTACAGAAAAGTCAACTGTTCCATAAGACAAGCATTTTTCTATTATTTTAATAAGATCAGGATGAACGTTTACAAGGTTCTTCTTTGATCTGTCTGATAGTACTGCCATTATTTATCCTCCTTTATTTGCGTTTACGTTTTGGTTTCTTAACTTTGACACTCTTAAGTTTTAAACTAGAATTAAACATCTCTCCGTCATAATCTCCAAGTACAGATTTAGGTAAAGATATCACAACTGTACCATTAGGCATTTCCTTTTTAGATGTACAGTAATCAGGATGTTCAAGTGCCTCATGCATTATCTTTAAATTCCAGTAATTAAAATCCATCCAAGCTTCAAAATCAGCAAAACATTTTTTATTATAATTTATTATATCATCCTCATATACTACACTCTCAGAAACCATAGCAAGGAATAAGTTTCCAGTATTCTTAGTCTCTGTTTTAATTAAATCAAAGTTTATATAGTTATGATTTAACTCAAACATCTTTCTATAGTGTTCATTAAGTAGTTTACACATAAGTCTTTGTGATGTATCTTTCTTTACATCTTTCCCAGGAGCTAGTAACTGAGGAAACGTATAATTAAATTTATAGTTAAGGTAGACATGAACCATGTCTACCAGATTAAACTTTCTTATTTCCATAATAATTTTTCACCAGCTTACCTATTTCTTTAAGACTAGACTTAGATTTAATTATTTTTTCCCAGTCAGTATTTTTTGCAAATTCATCTTTTTTTATAACTTTTATAATTCCTGGTAATTCTCCTAATATTTCTAATGAATCTACTGAAAGATGTGGCATTAGTATAAAAGGACCCTTAAAGTCAGGGAAATACCTAGATAGTTCGTTATTTAAATCCCTTATTACATTATGCATATCATCAACTTTATCTTTCATCATGTAAGTACGCATACAAGTCCTCCTATTTTTCAAGTTTATTAAGTTTATTTACTTTTGGAGCTATTTCTTTATTTCTTGGATGAAGTGGACCTCCGTCAACTATTCTGTATTGAGGATGAGCACTTGCATGTCCAGGTTTGAACTTAATAGTTTTAAGATCAAGTAAGTCTTTTGTAAATGATAAAGCACAGTAGAAGTTATCTATTGTAGTTTGTGCAGCTTCAAATACTCTATTATTATATTCTCCTCTTATAATATCGTATGCAAGAATAAACTTATCAGGATTTTTCTTATTAAATGTTCTAAGATCAGCAAGTCTTTGCAGTCCTTCATCTCTTGATGGGAATAAGTTTATAAATAACTCACCATAAGCATACTTAATAGATACAAGTAGTGTTTTTAAGAACTTAATATATCTATGATTTTCTTTAAGATTCATAGGTTTTATAAATTCCTCGTCTACTCTTTTAAGTACATTTTCAGAGAATTCATTAAAGAACTTAATAAATCCTATATTACCACCAGGCATTACACCATGTACATGAACTGATGCGAATACTCCGATTGCATCTTCATATAGTGTTTGCATAAGTGTAGCTTCGTCATTAGTTCTTGCATATATGATTGGATATATTGAAACAGATGATAAAGCCTCTACTCTTCTTACGAAGTTATCATCTCTTGAAAGACTTGATTTACTATTCTTTATCTCTTTATCAAGATTTTGCTTAACTACCTTCATAGTTGCAATTTGACTATCTTCTGTAGGAGCAAGATAGAAAGAGTTTCCATCATATGAGTTTATACACAAGAACTTTTCAGCTGTATCTTCTACTATTTCAGCAGTTTTATCTACTTCAACCATATTTCCTTCAGCAAAGTTAGCTTCAAAGTCTTTATAGTCGTCCCAAAGCTTAGTGTAAACAAGAGGTTTAAATTTCTTATATGTAAGTTCAAGTAAATCTAAACTTGGGAACATATAGAAATCTGCTTCATATACTTTTTCAAATGGTACAGCTTCTATTTTAGTCCCTTTTACAGGATCAATGTATTTAACACCATTCTTCATAGCTTCACTTGCTATAAATCTATCTATCATAGTAAGATCAATTACATTATCTCCTAATATTTCTTTTATATCTGTATATCTATCAGCAAATATAGAATCAGTATATAAGTGCATAAATAAAGGTTTAACAGATATTCTTGCACCAGACTGATCTTGTGTATTATCAAGCTTTATTCCAGTCTTATGTAAGTCAAATATAATGTCTTTTAATACTCCATTTGGTGCGGTCATTAAAAACATTGGTTGACCAAATAGTCTATAGTCGTCTGTAGGGTCAAAGAATGACTTACCATTTACTGGATTTACTTGATTTACAAGAGTTTTAAGCCATTTAGTAAATGCTCTTTCAAATATTTCCTTATGCTCAGGAGATATATTACCTTGTAATATAAATACTGGTGATAATCTTTCTGAATAAGATGAGAAAGCATTATTTAAAGGTTCTGCTCTCATTTTAATACCTTGTTTTACTTCTATCTCAAATGCAGAATCTCCACGTCTGTTTGCAATTTGTCCAATAAACGCAGATGTTACATCAATGTCATCTTCTTGAACTCTCTTCATTAGTTTTTCAAATCCATCTACAAGTAAAGGATTGCTATCAACAGTAGTTTTAATTGCACTTAAGTTATACTCAAATCCATTTTCTGTATATTCTCTTTTTTCTGGATCGTAAGTTCTGTATCTATATTTATCTACAAGTTTAGTCCCTTCTTCAGAAAGCATATTAAACATATAACTTTCAACAGATAAAGGAACTTGCATGTATTTTTCTTTATCTTTTCTATTATTAACTCTTGCCATAAGTACTGATTTTGCAAGAGATGCTGAAAGTATAGCAAGTGATGTAGTTCCATCTTTACTTGACTTAGTATTTCTAAACTCAGATATAAATTTAGTATACTGTTTTATCATAGTAAGGACAGCATCATCTACTGTATGATCATATCTTTGTGCCATAAGATAGCTATGTCCATCTTTTGACTTTGCAAATATCATATCATCAGAAACATCTTGAAGTTCAATGCTTCCAATAGATTCTCCATACCATCCACCATATGGTCCATACACAAGTTTAGAACTCTCAATAATATCATCAAGAGCATTTATAGTTACGTTATCATCTAGTCTTAAGAAGTTAGATGATGATTTGTCTGTATAAACTCCAACTGGATTATTCTCCCTCTCATGTAGTCTGTCTTCCAGCCAAGTTTTAGCTACATAGTTACCGCTAAATAATGTTTTCATTATACTGCCTCCTTTATATTTTAAGGTATAATTACCTTTTATTCACTCAGAGTTTTGTTTCGATTTTCCTATATTAAAGGTAAGTCCTAGTTACTTCGGTCAAAAACAATCGTCGATGTTTAAAATTGTCTATCGAAATAGACACATATAAAAGATTAAAGGAGGAATAGAAAATATGAAATTAGACAGCTTTTCTTACTCAACACCACTTATAACAAGTCCGTTCAATGCTTCAATTGAATCGTCTACGGTGTTAACAAGAATCGACAAGAGCATAAGAGATGAGGAATATCCTCTAATCCAAGGTTATAACTTATACCTAGTAACTTATTTCCCTCAAGGAATTACAGATAAAAGTATTCACTTTACAGGAAATAATGCATACAGACTGTATAAAAAGTTATTCCCTGCTCCAAATCCTAGACTATATGGTCCTAACCCTTCAATCATAGAAGGAGCACTTAAAGCAGGATGGGGTGTTATACATGTTAACGTTGCTGACCCAGTTGCAACACATGCTAACTTTACAGTTGAATTTGAATTTAAGAGAGCAGAAACTAAAAAGAAATTCTTAGTTCATAAATTAACTGCAAACCCTAACTTACTAGCATTTAAGTGGCTTACAGGAGATCCAGCAAAGGACGCCACTATTAAGTCAGAATTTGATCTAAGAGATGATATTGATGTTTCTGAGCAAACTTACGAATGTGAATTCAATACTTGGGACATTGGTTTCAAAACAAGCTCTATCAAAGGAATTGGTAAAAATACAGATATTAACTCTTTCTTAGAATTAAAACCTGAATGTAATAAATTTAACATGAGTGCTGGAGATACTATATCTGCAGACGACTTCGGAAATATTATCCTTTATGGATTAATATTTAACGGAAGACATGCTTATGCTAATAAGTATAAAGCAGTTCTTCAAACAGGTGTATCTGAAGACGACTTAGATAAAGGTAAGCCAATGATACAAAAGATGACTATTATGGATGCAGGAGAAAAAATGTATGAATTTAGTTTTGCTAACTACGATTATACAGACCCTACAACTAAAGCATCTTATATCTTCGGTTCAAATGCATTAAAAGCATGTAAAGAAATATTAACTAATGTTGAGCATATCCAAATGTTCTACCCTATTACACATGAAAGATCTCTTGCAATGAAGTTTGTAAAAGGAATAGAAGAAGTTGAAAGAAAATTAAAAGCTGAAATCACAAATGCTATTAAAGCACACATCCCTGATTTTACGCTTGAATCTCAAACAGCTGGATCTGAATTCCATAAAGCAATAATGGAAGACTTCAACATATTCAAGAGATTTAAAACTAATCCAAATGATTTAAATGACTCTCCATTTGCAAAAACTAACCCTACAAATAAAAAATGGGGAGATTTAACTATAATGAATGGATCTTATATTAGTCCAAATATTCAATTTGCAAATGGTACAAGTGGAGAACTTATAAATCACTTAAGAGATAACCACTGGGATTGGGATATAGATTATCAACCAATGGATACAACTCAATCTCCACCTCAACCACTTATGATACCAAATCCAACTGGAGCTGGTACAATACAAGCACCTAAAGTTAAAATATTACAAGAATTATTCAAAGAATGTTATAACGGTGCTGATATAATAGATAAAGACTTACTTGATCCTGCAGTTAGACCTGCATTTATTATGCTTGGGGAAGGATATCCATTCCAAGTACAAGAAGTAATGGATCAATTCGTTAAATATCAAGAAGGAAGAATAAGCTTTGAAGGTTCAAGACCTGACTGTGTGTTTATAAGAACTCCTCAAACTACTAAAGAGTTCTCTACTATTCAATCTATTATAGATTGGAAAGAAAAATGGCAAATCTCTAGATCAGGACTTGCAAATAATACAAATACATGGGCTCTTGTAGGTTATGGAACTTATATAGATCCAGATACTGATGTACCTGTAAACTGGTCTCCTACATTTAGCTGGGTAACTGGTTCAAGTTTACTTTCTTATCTAGTAACTGGAGTTTCTGATTCATTTGCATCAGACTCTTGGTCTAAAGTAGTAGGATGGGAACCTGGTTCTGCAAGATGTATTCCTAAGACTTCTTTAGAAAAAGAAGCACTAGCTAAAAACAGTATAAACTACTTAGTACAAAAATCAGATAGACAGTTCTATCTAGGTGAAGACCATACTGTTTTAGATGGTAAGAAATCTGGACTTAAAAACTTAGGTTCTATGATTCAATTTGGATATATAACTTGCTATGCTTACATTACTTTAAGAGATAATAAGATTATGAACTTAACTGCTGATAACTTACTAGAACTTAAAGAAAAAGTATCAAGAGCTATATCTTACTATGCTAGACACTTTAATAATAAAATTGATATCGCTATGGGAAGATCTACTCACGAAAAAGAAATTAATAGAGACGTAGTTCTATGTACTATAGGTATTACAACTCATACTTTCTCAAGACATAGTAGACTTCAAATGGAAGCGTTACCAAGTGATGAATAATAAAGGAGGAATGATTTAATATGGCAGGAGCTACTTACTCTACACAAAGTGGAGTTGCTGCAATGAAGACTATCTATGATGGGTCTTTATTCTTGCAATACATGATGACACCTGGAAAAGGTAGAAACGTAGTTATATCTGGGGAACAGTTTGACTATGGAAAAAGAAACCAAATTGGTATGACATTCGTTGATAGATCACAATTCATACTACTTACAACTATATATCCAGAAATCTATATGTTCTCGGGTAATAACTTACTAAGAGAGGCTGTAAAAGGATACTTCAGATATATAACAGAAACTACAAGAGCAGTAACAGGATTCCAAGATCCTACTCTTGACGTTAGTAAACCTACATTCAAGAATAACTTCTTGAACTTGCCTATGTTTACTAACCAATCAAACCCAACTACTGAACTAAGTTTCCAAATACCTGCTGAACTTGCTGGGTATTTCATAACTAGATTTACAGCACACTGGATGGGAGCAATCTCTGACCCTAACTCAAGAGGAGCTCACTATAATGATACAGGTATACCATTCAATAACTACTCTCACTCAGGAGGAATGGCTTACATAAAACCTGATAAAACTTATACAAGAGTTGATTATGGATGCTTAATATTCTTAATGGTTCCATTAAGTGCTCCATTTAACTTATTTGACGCTGATGCTTCAAACCCTGGAGTACCAGAACTAGAACTTAAGTTTACTGCAAACATAGTTGATATTTCTAACGTAAAAGTTAACGAAATATGTCATTCATTACTTGCTAAATATAGAAACCACATCGTAATAGATTCTGGTATATTTGGTGCAGTTAAGAATACATGGTTAACTATGGTTGAAGAAGTCGATGTAAACGACGTATTTGCAAAACTTGCAGGTTAATACTTATAAATAATATAATAGTAATCCCGAATAGCATTATGTGTTATTCGGGTTTACTTTATTTTATTTCAGCAAATACAAAGGAGTGATTTAGTTGACTGATCAAGAAGTTAAAAGCTCATCAAGAACCAAAGTAATAGAGTATTTTGTAAATCGTTATATGTATAATGATACAGATGAAGAGCTAAGTAGTAGTATGGTTAAGGTACTGGCTGTACTTGATGAATGGTTTGCACAAAATGATAAGAAGTGGCAAATAAGTAAGGTATATGAAGAGTTTGAAGAAAGTAGAGATGCTTTAAAAGCTTGGAAGCAACATAAAGATGAGTTTACAAGATTTCATGTTATAGTTGAAGTATCTGATTTTTTAGCTGCATTTGCATCATTTGTAAAACGTTATATAGGATCTATTGATATAAAAAAGATAAAAGATGAAGATCCTGAATTCATTGAGATGTTAGATACCATTAAAGCAACTATACAGCAAGTTGAGATAACACCTCGTGAAGTAGTTATAAATATAGAGAATAAGTTCTTAGAAATATACATGGGTATAACTACATTTAAAAAGCTTAAAGGTGGAGATACAAACGACTTATTATGTAGAGTAATAAGAACACTTTATACTACTAAAGAGATAAATGACAAGAATAACGAAAAGAAGATAGTAAAAGAAATAAGAAGAATGTGGTATGCAAGAGAGTTTAATAAGATATTTGAATGATACACACCGATCCAATCTATAGGGTAAAACTTGTAGATTGGATTTATTTCTTATTTTTTTTCCGCATTTCTAAATACACAATAGTTACATATTATTACATGAATCAAGTCAAATAAAAACGTTAGAGAAAGGAGGTGAAAAGAAAATGTTTGGAGTATTTGAAATGATTGGAAGTTTAGTTTTAAAAGCAGTTAAATGGGTTTGGGAATTTATTAAACCTACTGCAAAAAGAGCTTGGGAAACAGCTAAGCTAACTGCAGGTATTCAAGAAGTTGTGGAATATGATGAATATGGAAGAGTATCCGCAGTAAAACCTATGTCATTTAGTGAAGTTCCAAAGTATCTAAATGAACATCCAAATAACAGAATCTATATCACAGATCATAATGGAAGAGTTTTTAATTTAAGAACTCTTAAAGAAGTGGAAGTTGATATGGATGAACCTAGACGTAGATACAACTACCGTAAGGAATGTGACGACTACTATGATGATTATTACGATGATTATAATAGAGATTACAGAGACGAAGTTGACTATGATAGAAAGGTTGAAGTTGAAGATGTTTATGAAGAACCTACATTCTCAGAAGAAGAATGCGAAGACAAAGCACTTCTAGAAATGTGGGATTCTAATAAAAAGATACTAGGAGATATAGCACTTGATCATAATTGGGAAGAAGATGATTTACGTGCTAATCTTAAAAAGGAGGAATATATAAATGACAGAAATGAGAAAGTTGTTAAATACACAGTTGATGATACTCTCCAAGCCGTAATGACAGGTACTAAAGATGAGTACGGTAATTGGAGGTACAGAGAAAGCAGTGTTTATGGATATATGATATAAATTAATAGGAGGTAAACGTATGGTAGTAGGATTGAATTTAATTAACGAAAATATGAATAAGAAGTGCTTTGATATGGTGATTGATGAATTTCTATATCGTCTAAATGAGAAGGACCTAGTTATAATGGATGGTGAAGATGATATGTCAGTTGAATGTTGGGCTGACACACAAGAAAAGGAAAAAGCATATGCACCAGTGTATTACTTTGCACTTTCTGATGAATATAGAAAGAATGATCTGGATGATATTCTAGGGTATGTCAATGATAGAGTACCAGAATATTCAAACACTAGCTGTGAATTTAAAATACTTACAAAGGTTGTAGGTACTTCTACTGTTGCTAGATATACAGTAAAGTGTGTCTTAAATGAGAAAAATGGTAAATTTAAAACTAAACTAAGCTTAGGAAAGTAGGTGATAGTATGTTTAGTTTAATATTTACTGTAATTTTAATTGGGCTACTTGGAAAGGTAGCCCTTTCTTTTTAATCACATCACAAGGAGGTGGATAGGATGTGTGATGTAAATGTAGAAGAGATTTTAAAAAATGATATAATTTCTATATCAAAAGCAGATATAGAAAACATGGAAACACAAGAAGCAAGAAAGCTTTGGCAAAAACATCTTAGAATGTTTGATGGTGTCAAAGTTACACAGAAAGAAATTTCTGATATAAAGAAAACTCTATTTGAAGGTGTAGGAGATGAAGATATCTATAACTATAATCTTATGCAACTTCAAATGAGGGTAACCAGAAGATAGGAGGTGCAGATATGAATCTAGATAAGTTATTTTTATTTGGTTTAGGTTTCGTGGTAGGTGCAACTATTACTAAAATAGTAATGGAAGCATCACAAGTTGAAGTCCAATACTTTAAGGAAATAGAATATCCTTATGGTAGTGGAAGGATAGTTAAAATGACGTATCCTGAATATGAAAGATATGCTCGTGAAAACGGATTGATTGAGAAGCAAGAAGAAATATGTTTATAAAAGAAGGAGAAGAGATATGAATTACTTAGAAAAATTTAATAAGATGGTGAAAGATTTATCTGTTGATGAGGTTACTTTAGTTGATAGTAACCATTGGTATGGGGATTATGGATGTATATGGGATGAACATAATGGATTCCATGGAAATCCTCATAAACTTGCTAAAGCATTTTATAAGTTTGTTGAAAAACATTGGAAGAAAGCTTTACCAAGTAAATATTGGAAAAAAGAAAATGGTGTAAAGTATAAAGGAGCTACTATATCATTAGTTCTTTGTGTAGGGGATCATCATTATATGTCTGATAGAATAGATGCAAATCAAATATGCAAATTAATAAATGGACAAATCTATTCTATAGAAGATAGGTTCTGGTTAAACATCCAAGAAAGCAAGATTCTTAAAAAGAAACTTAGAAAAGGATATGTCTATAGATCATATGGTATGTTTATAGATGAACTAAGTGAACATGAAAAAGAATTAATAACTAAAAGAAGAGAAAACTATCTAAGAAGTAAAGGTCTTGTAATAGAACATAATACTTATGATGAGTGTTGTGACGAATGTTGTGACTGCTCAGATGAAGAATATCCAGGAAGCCCGGAATAAAAAAGAAGTAAGAAACCCTAAATTAATAGGGTTTCTTTTTTTTCTCTATAAAGATACTTCTTCTTGATCTGTATATCCGAACTCATTATATGGAGTTCCTAAAATATTTGATATTTGTCTTTTAGTAAATCCTCTTTCTTCATAGAATTTAATAGTTCTATCAAGTCTTTCAAAATCACGTTGTTCTAACCACTTATCAGTTGCTTTAAAAAGCTTCCATCCACATATTCCAGCTATTATTGTAAGTCCTAACATTGCTAAATCTTTATTCATTTTTATTCCTCCTCGTCATATTTTCTAAAATAATATTCTTTCCATAAAACATTTTGTAATGCAGGTGTTAAATCTTCATTAGAGTAGTATATTTCATCAAATATTTCTCTACTTATGATTCTAAATAGACATTCTGTATGAAAGTCTATGAAGTAACCGTTTGTATATCTATGATTCTTTATAAATATAAGGTGTTCTAATCTTGTATTGACACCTATGTTTGATAAGAACTTTCTTTTATAGTCATCCAATGCTCTTTTATATGTTTCAGATGCTTCAACGTTAGTTGGAAGATTACCATGTATTTTATTCATATCGTTTATTGCAGCTAGATATCCTTCCCACATATAATAAGTTCCTTTGAATAACTCACACATTAAAAGAACACCATTCTCATCAGTCCAGCACTCTTCACCATACACATCCGTATATTTAACCTTTTTCATATATTCCTCCTTTAAATAAATTCATCTGTATATTTAATTACTATTTCATCTGTTGCATTACACACATATTTATACCAGTTACTATCACTTCTTACTCCGTAATGTCTTTCAACGAATTCTATATAAGAAGCTATCTTTTTACAAGTAAAGTACTTAGTCATTTCAGGTATAATAACTCTAAATGGTTGAACATATAATACTTCGTTTCCTAAGTTTCTAAATTTACCATCGTTTAATAAATTAGTAACATGTTCAAACTCTTCTGTATTATCGTATTCGTAGTTATCGTTACTGAAGTTTAGTAAGTAATCACTAAAGTCTACCAGTACGTTTCCAAGATAGTATATTTCATTTCCTTCTCTATCAAATACCTTTATATTACATTCGAAGCATTCATGATTATCCACAAGTATAGGATCAGAACTTATCTCCATTATCTTTATAGTACTCATAGGTTCAACTGTTATTATATCATGTCCAACTTCACATACAAATGGATATTTAACGTATAAAATATCTCCTATCTGTAAGCTAAGATCTGTTGGATTACCTTTACTATACCATATATCGTTTATAAGAGATGAGTATACACGTCTTGGAACACATACAAACCTCTCAGAATCAGACAAATAATACATTACTTCGTTTAAATCAATACTATTACATTTACCTATATCAACTATACTAGATACAGATATCTTATTAAATACAGCAACATCATCAGATCTAAGTCTTGCAAGTGCTATATTTATCTTTTTAATTTGAGATACCTTATTAAAATCGAAGTTATCTCTAAGCTCATAAGATACGTTAGTCATATATTTTGCTGTACTATTATCATATTCTGGGTTATCAAGGAATGTATCTCCGTATAACATAAAACTTTGCCAAGGAAATACTCTTCTTAAGTTTTCAATAATAGATGCATCTATACAGTTTATAGATCCAATTACATAGAAGTCAAAGTTTTTAACCATTTTATCTCTATGTTTAGGATCTACATCGAATATACCAAATTCCCATATAGGAAATACTATGAGCTCTATATCCCTACCAGGATTAAAGTCTTCGAATTCATCAGATTTTATTACTATTTTTTCTGGCTTAGTTATTCCTGTAAGAAGTCCACATATACGAATAGTTCCAAACTCATTTACTTCGTTTATATTAAATCTCATATTCTTAGATACAAGAACTATAACATCAGATATAATCTTCTTAGCAGTTATATTCCAAGGCACAGATAAACATTCTGTTCTTTTGTGATAAAATACCTTATCAATTTTATTTATCATACTATCCTCCTTTAATATCACATTTACATAGTTAATGTTTGTTTATTATAAGGTAGATAGAAACAAAATTGCCGTTATTTTTAAACTTTAAAGGAGGAGATATTATGAAAAGTAACTGGTCGAATCTGGGTATATTTCCTGGATTATACCTAGCTGTACTTGCAGAACCTAGTGCTAGAATTACAAATGAGTACTTTGTAGTTACAATACCTGCACTTATGGGTGGTATAGTAGAACAGGCAGAAACACCAGATAAACCTGTTGAAGATCCAGAAGGAAAGAGTAAATTACCTATAGATAAAGAAGTTGTACTTAATAAAGACTTTACAGCAAGAGACAAGAATAAACTTCAAGATTATAATGTAGCAACTACTATTAAAGCTGAAAATCTTACATGGCATACTCATAGATTAGATGGATTTATAAAACATGCTACTATTCAAAAGGTAACTGCAAAGACAGGAGCTATTAAAAAGGATACTGGAACATATAGTGGACCTACAACACCAGCTGGATGTGGAGCTCACACACATGAAACTACTGGAACACATACAAGAAAGGGAATAAAACAAGAATCTCTTACTTGGACAGGACTTGATGTTTATATGATGGAACAGGTTGACTTTGAGAACATCAATAATAAGATTATTAAAAAAGGCGATATACTATACGGGACATTTATTATAGGAGCTCCTAATAAATTCGTTATAACATGTATACCAGGAGTAACACCAAGAACTGTACATGAAATACAAAATGGTCAAAATGTTGAAATTAAGGATACTTCTAGAGACGGAGAAAAGAATCCAGCTGAGAAGGAGGCTAAATAATGGTTAAGAATTTTACAAACTTAAGAAAGCTTTTAAGAGGAAGTGGGTTACAACCAGTAGGAGATAATGCTCCTAAAGAACCTATGACAGTTCTTGATATGCTTGATAACAGATTTTCTCAAAGCTACTATGATATTATACCTTGGAGTAAGCAACACTTTGATGTAGTTTATCCAAGTTTCGTTATAAATGTATTTAATCAGTATATAAGATATCTTGATAATGCTGAATGGACATCGTTTGTAAGTATACCAGAAGAGGTTATATCTGACTTTGCATATAAACCTGGATTACTTGCCAAAGTAATATATGGATCAACTGTACTTCAATATTTAATATATGCATTTAACGATATTCGTGAACCATATGATTTATCTGAGGAATTTCTTGCTCAAAACGGTATTAAGGTACTTAACTATCATGGAATAGAAAAGCTTGGTAAACTTATTTCATTTAAGCAAATAGAAGAAAGCAAGAAGATAAATACATTCCTATTACAAGAAAGGTGATATTTGTGGAAGTTATATTAAAAGATGAAATAGAACATATAATGAGAGAGTTTTATAGACTTAAAAGATCCTCTGATGCTGCTATGTTTTTTATTACTCAAAATGAAGTAACTATTGGGGATCTTATGAAGTTTGATTACCAGTCTAAGAAGTATTATAAAGCTATATGGCAATACATAACTGAATATACGATTGATAAGATAGAAAGAGGAAACTACGAACAGGTTCTATCTGATATAATACCTAAATTAGAAGTCGAATCATTTAGTTTAAAACCTAGATTCAAAGGATCGTTTGATAGAGATTATCTTATAAATAGTTATTTATTGTGTCTTTTTAGAACTCTTGTAGAAAAAGGTATGTATGATGTGTATAACTATACTATAAGTTTACTTCAAATACAAGGAGTAGATTCAAGAATACTTACAAATATAATAATGCAAGATTACTTGCTTATGAGTCCTACACTTGTAATGACTTATATAGATCTTGGTTTATTTGATGCAATAGATTTCTGTAATCTTATATGTGTATGTAAAGAAAGATATGATTACTTCTGGATAGATAAGCTACTTGAGATCTATATGTCGGAAGAAAGTAGAATACTTGAGTTATTTATACACCTTACACAAAGAGTTGAGTATAAGCTTATAGACAAAGGTAATAAATTTAGAGTAGTTAAAAATACAAGAGCTTCACTTAAAGATAAAGAAGTCTATTTACATATGATTGAGTATATAAGTAAAAGAATAGTTCTAGATGCTAATATAATGTATTTAGAGAAGCTAAATGAGGCTGTTAATTTGTATAACTCAGAGAAACCAAAGAATATAGAAATAGTTAACGCATACGAAGATTATGCTGAATGGTTTACATCTAACCTATCTAATCTAGATGGTGGTAAGATGCTTTACAATTATCTCAATTTTAAAGGAGAAGAAGGAGAAGACTTTCCAGATGAGTTTTATCATCTGTTTAAACACGAAGTAACTCATATGAATGATATTATGAGTACGCTTGAACTTGAAGATTACCCGTTTTTCTTACGTATGTTTAATATGAATAGATTTAAGCTATACTCAGATTATAACGAAGAACTTATAGAGAAGGTAGTAAATAGAGTCCAAGATGATAATAAATTCTTTCTTATGGAATTTGGGTTATCTACTGATACATATATTACGTTAAACTTATCTTGTTATCCTTATATATAATAGGGTGATATTAAAAGGTAAATGGACGTAAAAATACTTACAACTTCTAAGTCAATTAGAAGGCACATTACCTTTTAATAAATAAAATAAACCCGAGTTACAGGACTAAAGGAGGAGTAACAAATGAGTAAAAAAGAAGTAAAAGAAATCAAGAAAATTGGTGGAGGAAATGGAGCACCTGAAATTAAGGAAACTAAAAAAGGTATTTCTATTCCTAAGGCAGAAATTAGTGAGATCAAAGTTCCTAAGGTAGTTATCGGAGGTCTTAATGAATCACCAACTAAGAAACCAGTAGGAGATGACTTTGTAAAGTATGGAGAAGAAACACCAAGAAATCCATTCAAGAAAACACTAGTTGTAACACAACCAGATGTAAGATTTGTAGGAAATATAGAAAGTGCAACAGACACTACTATAAACATTCCTTTGGATCTAGTATCTTTTATATCTTTACAATCAACTACTAAAGATATAGAAAGAGCAGTTAAGTCAAGATTCTCTGTAGTTAAGTCAGTAGAATATGATGATGTTTATAAAACATTCGTAGCTGAACTTAAAATGAAAGAATGTTTAAAAGATGAAAATCTTGAAACAGTTACTGACTACAATGGATATACTCCATTATCAGCAGTTAATACAGAAATATTAACAGATGATCTTAAAGCTATATTAAGTCCAAACTATAAAACAGTTTGTACAAGAGGTAATAGCTTAGTATTAGTATTAGGAATAGATGAAATCATTTCTAATATATTACTTAAAGAATACATAACTGGTCCAGATAAAGATAAGTTAGATTTTGAAAAACATGTTACTTTATCTAAAGTAGAATATAAAAATGATACTATCTTCTACTTATTTGGATTTAAAGAAATGCCTAAAGAACTTACATTCTTATGTGACAGATCTAATTTCGTAGCTGTAAACATCAGCTGTACAAATGAAAGAGCTGCTGAAGTAATCAAAGCTAAATATTTACATAAGATGGATCCAGATGCTGAAGTTAAGTTTGTTGATGCAGCACCAATATTCAAAGAAGACGATGGACACAATCCAATCATCAAAAAAGACTATATCAACGGAAGAGCTGAAACTATTATGGAAAGTATTCCAATGGTTAAATTACCAGCAACTTACGAACAAGTGGATAACAGCTACAAGAATCCATTTATGAATGCATTTGTTGATACACAAGAAAAGGTATTAACTTTAGACACAAAGAAAATTAAGTCTATATTTAAGCCTCTTATACCTCAAGATGTAGTAATGGCATATCTTGTTGATGATGTACCTTACTTACTAGTAGATACAAGAATTCTATTTGCTAGAATTATAACTGAATCTATATTTGGTTTAAAAGCAAGTATAATTACACAAGATAATAAAGTAGGTTACATACTACATATTTAAGTAGTAGCACCCTCTGTTTCATAAAAGAGACAGAGGGTTTACTATTTTTTTTAACCAAACTCAAAAAGAAAGGAGAAATATCATGACTGTAGTTAGTATATCAAGTCTATATAATACACTTGTAGAAATAGATGATACGATAGGTATACTTATAGACGATGAAGATTACGAAGCATATGAGCTTTATATGGAAGGACTTACAAGTATAATAAAGCCTATAATAGAAAATGATCTTAAGATAGTGAATGATGATGAGTATAGAAATGAAAGATATATTAATAAATATGTTAAAATAATAAATGATATTAGATATATAACTCGTAATGGTATGATGCATCCTTTACTAGGTGTACTAATAGAGTACGTAGAAGATTTTATTTACGGAGGTATGGGAAATGAAGACTAATTTAATGATGCTTAAGGATGGTGGACTTGATAGACTAATAAACCTTGTACAGGATAGATCTAAGTCTAGTATACTTAAAATAAGCTCAGATCTTGATATTTATATACTTTGGACTATAACTTATCTTGATAAGTGGAGTGTACCAAATAATGCTTTAAATGCAATACTTACAACACCAGAATTTGATATAGATAAAATAAAAGAAGATCTAGATTCACATAAAAGTTATAGAGATCAACTAGCAACACTTGAAACATGTATAGAAAGAGTATTTAGACTTAAGAATTTCGATATAATAGAGAAAGATAAGCTTAGCGATGCTGATAAAGTATATGTAGCGTTATCAACAGAGATATTAGAAAAACTAGATACTATGTTAAGCTAGGTGATTTGTATGACTGATCTGAATAAAAAGGTATTAGAGAGTAGTTATTTCTCAGTACTTACATATGAGATATTTAAATCAATGTTTTCATTGGAAACAGATGCTAAAAGAATATACATAGATTTAAACCATACTGTATCTGTATTATTTAGGAATGAGAATGTTAATGATGAAAGAATAGTAGATCAAATAAGTTCTATAGTTGAAGACTTTATAACTAGATATTTAGAAAAAGGAACTCAACTTATATTTATCTACTATACAAAAAGTTCTATATATCACAGAAGTATTTACGAAGGATGGTGTAAAGAAAGAGACGAAAGAGTAGATTTCAATAAATCTCAGTTTTTAAAATCACTTATAGTAAATATAAAGAAAGCAAATTCAGATATAAAGAACTTAAAAGTAGTTAATATACATAGTGCACATGCGGCTATGTATATACAGAAAATGGAAGGATCAAGTAAAATACCAGCTGTAGTTATATCTAAAGATGTTGTAATGCACTTTATAAAGTCTGATAACTTATCTGTATTTGATGGAAAGAAGTATTATAACTTATTTGAAGAAAGACGTGAGTTTCCATTAGGAGCTGATGAAAAGATTATAACACCTTATCTATTTAAGTATTATGTTACTCTATGTGGTGATGATAGAGATGAGTACTATGGATATAAAGGAGTTGGAATAAGAAAGTCTAATAGATATGTATCTAAACATGCTGTTGAAATACTTGGAGATCTAGAACATCCGTATAAAGAATTCATTGATAAGTATAGTAAGCTATATGATATGAATTCAATGATGGATTGGTATAATGACTTTATTGCTAAAATGAAGGAGGCAAAAAGTGAGTAGTACAGAAAGATATAGAAAAACTGGAGAAGCTTTTGATACATTAGAAATAATGTTTAGTAAGAATCCACTTAATAATGATAATGTAATTGAAACTATAACAGTATTTGATCCTAAAACTGGGAATGATAAGTTAAAGTTTTACTATAATACAAATGGATTTATAACTAAAATAGAAACATTTAGTATAGGTCATGATGTAGAGCAAGGTTATGTAGGTTCGCCAACTGGTATATTTCTATATACAGAAATGCCTAATGGTAATATAAGATGTGAATTTAAGTATTTAAGATCACAAAATAAACTTTATATGAAGGGAATATTAGTATTTGGACTTAATGATCCAGTTGATGATTATAAACTTATAAGATCTGCACACTATCTTCCAGATGGAATTAATGAAGCAAATGTAATAGAATGGGACGAAGCAACAAGGAAGTATACTTTAACTGAACATGAACTTGATAATGGTGTGTCTAAAGTAGTTTTAGAAGCTAAGTTTGATCAGAATAAACTTCCAACTGGAATATGGAAGTTACATGCAAAGGCAGCAGACGATAATAGAGATATTATGGTTGAGATAAATACATTACTTCAAGATGTAGAAAATGGTAGCTTTGCATAATATAAGATATCTAGGTAGAATTAAAAATTCTACCTAGGTACTATTTATTTTTTTTCGCCTACATAAAAACAAAACCTAGTATTTTAATAAATAAATTGACTAGGGGTATACCTTAGTAAGAAGGAGGAAAATATGATAGATAGAACTAAGGCAGATGAAAGTCTTGTTAAGTTTCTACAAACAGCTATGGAAAGTTTAGAACCTTTAGATTATGAAGGTAATAGACTTGAAGGACTTCAAGATGTGAAAGGTTTTGAGGATTACGAATTGGACGGTAAGAAGTTTGCAACAGATGTAGCAGTTGCAGTAACTGTTGCTGGTTTAACAGCAATAGGAAGTTCAATATTAATTCCTATGATATCAAATATCGTAAACTATTTCGATAATTCTTTTAGTGGAGTTCAAGATACAGTAGTTACTATACCTGTAGTAGTGTCTGATGACATTCCTAAAGGTGTAAGAGATGATTATTGTGGATGTTTAGAAGTTTTATACGGAATGCTTATCAAATCTACTCTAGATGGAAAAACTAGAAGTGGTTCTGGTGACGTTCAAAGAATTATGAAGACATTACCTTTCTTAACATCTAACGATAAAGTTAAGGTTTCTAAATCAATAGCAGCTTTATCAGATGTAACAGGAAGACTTATTAAAGAAAAAGAAGGTTTAATGAGTACAAATGGTGCTAATGCTGTATCTGTATTTCTAGAAAGTGTTAAAGAATACTATGACGATTACATTCATAGTCCAGGAATGGAAGGAAATGATGAAGTATTCGTTAAAACAGGTAGATCAGGACTTCCTACATTCATTACAGTTGAATGCTTAGTTAAAAATGGATCTAAACTTGAAAAGAAAAAGATGCAAATAGGAATAAGATGTATAGCTAAAACTATTACTAAAGAAGAAACAGTTGCATTCTTTGTAAAACATAAACATGCAGTAGCAGAAGTTAAGACAGCTACAACATTATGGCAAAAAGTTAAAAATGTTGTAACACTTTCTTTCTTAAGAAATAAAAACTCTCAATCAGAAGCTTCACCTGCAGTAACTAAGACATTAGAATCTATGTTAAATGCAGTTAAGAGTATAGATAAACCATTTGTTGCTATGCTTTTAAGTGATGAAGTAAGAGAGTTATTAAACGATAACGGACTTAATATACTAAATCCTAGTTTCGTAAGAACATTATATGCTAAATATCCAATACTTTCTATAAGTTTCTTTGATGCTAACTCAGATACTTACTTAGTAAGCTTACTTCAAGACAGTGTATTCACTAGAAGATCAGCATCAGAACTTAACTCAGAAAGAGATAAGTATGAAAAAGTTATAGGAGATATGGTTAGAGCAAATAGATTAATTCAATAATGGAGGAGATATATGAATACTTGGCAAAAAGTTAGAAAGTATAAAAACATGTTTGTCGGTACAGAAGCTGACGAAACAGAAGTAGACGAAGAATTACTTCGTAATGAAACAGATACAAACGAAGAATATGATTATGAAGATGATCCGTTTAATATAGGAGCAGTAGACTTCGAAGACGGGGATGATGATAAAACTGTTCCTGAATCAGAGGATGGAGAAGTACCTACTGAAGATAATGAAGAAACAGAAACTGAATATGAAACTGGAGACGAATTAACTGCTGATGAAGAAGTAGTTAAAGAAGAAGCAAGATCTGCAAACCTTGTTAAATTATCAGGTTCTCATATTAATGCATATGTTACTAATATGGATCATGTACTTACTACTGGTATGATAGAAAGAACTGGTAATTTCTCAGCAAACGATTATCAAGTTAGATTTATAGAACCAGCAGAAGAAATAATATCTAAATGCTTCTCAGATGATGAAGTAGTAGATAAAATAAAAGCATTTAGAGATTTACTTGATAAAAAACCAATAATGGCTAAGCTTGCTGGAAATGAAACTAATCCTTTCGTATATGAAGGATTACAACTTGCTTATATTTTAACATTAATGTCTGGTCTTGCACTTGTTGGACCAAGTCTTCAAATAAACGGAGGACTTGCTGATACTGCAAAACATATAAGTTTTAAAACATTTGGAGAACTAGTAGAAGCTTTAGATAGTGTACTTACAGTTAAAGCATCACTTGGTACTAAAATATACTATACAGATAGTATAGTTGATATAGCTGATAATACAGAGGCTTCTATATATGTAAATATACAAGAAGTAAATCCTGCTATTGGAGGACCTGCATCTGTACCAGCTAGTGAATCTATTGGTAACATAATAGAAATAAGAAATAATGGAGGACTAATGGACTATCTTATAGTTATGAAAGCTTTAGAAAAAGTTTCATCTATAGGATCTAAATTAGAACTTACAGAAATGGCAACTAAGGTTTTAAAAGCTGCTGATGATATACTTAATATAGATATACAAGGTGGTGACGGAGAAGAAAAACTTCAAACTATAATTGAAACTGTAAGAGGTGAAATTATAGCTAAAATAGAAGGAGATGCACTACTTGATGATACATCTAGTATAGATAATGCTACGGCTGCTATACAAGTAGAAGATGGTGAAGAACCTGTTAATCCTGATGAAAATAATGAGGATGATGTTGAGGGGGAGCCTAAAGTCCCAGACATAGAAGACTTAGAAGGAGTAGAATCTCTTGTCAGAGGGACAGAAGCTGAAGAAGTAGGAGCAATGGTTGCACTTACTACTGGACTTAAAAATATAATTCATTCTAAATATGTTAAAATAGGTGTAGCTGTTGCAGGAGTTTATGCTTTATTTAAAGGAATAGGTAAACTTATTACATACAGAATGAAAAAGAAGATAAGTGAGTCTGAAAAAGCTTATAATGATAAATATAGTATTAAGTTTAACGATCGTAAGGAATACGGAGAGTTCTTAAAAGCTGAAGATAGAGCTATTAAATCATCAGCTTCAATACTTCAAAAAGAAGTTAATAATAAACTACCTTTATTCTTATTAATGTGTAAGCTATGTGGTAAAGATATCAAATCTGATTTATCAAGAGTATTTTCTCCAGTTGAACTTAAAGAGAAGTTTAATAAATCATTTCCAGGAGAACTATTACTATGTGCTAACAGATACGTTAAGACGGGTGTTGATATTCAGTTATTATCTTACTTCTTAGATAAATCTAAAGTTGTAGTAACTAAAGAAAATAACGAAATAAAGATTTACTGTGGTAGTGACGAACTTAAAACTCAAATAGAAATTAATCTATCTGCTAAAGGAGTAGACACTTTATTTGATCCAAGTTTAGTTAAAGCTCTAAAAGACATGGCTAATAAGTCTTTCGTAGAAGGAGAAGACTATAATCCAGGAGAAGATTTTCATCATATAATAGTTGATCATATGTTTAAAGAATTTGAAAACTATGGAATGTATGCTAGAAAAGTATTCGCTGATGAAATGAAGAAGAACTATCCTGGTATAGTTGCTGATAGTTTCTTTATTGGGTATGTAGGAGAAGAAGCTGAAATACCTGGTTACATATGTTATCATATAACATTAAAGAAACCTACAGAAGAAGCTGTAGCTAATGCTGAACCAGTTGCTGAATGATAATTTGGTGTACTTAGATTAGTTTCTAGGTACACCACTTTATTTTATTTTTTCTGATAATTTAAAAAGGAGAGATAGATATGAAAAGTTCATATGAAGAGTTTTACGATACTGGGACAGAAGGAAGTATAAGTGAAGCACTTGCAGCTGTTGCTAGTTATGCTATAATAGGTGTAGTAATACTTGGTGTAGTTTATCTATTTGATAAGCTTACTAAGAATAGACCCGATTTCGTTAATCCAAATAATAAAAATGAAATGAAACCTTTCTTTGATGCAGCTATTGAAGTAGGTGAAAATGAGATAAATGAGTTCTATGATGAAATTACTGATGTATGTCATGAGGTTAGCCAGTATTGTGATAGTCGTAGATTTGCATCAGGATATCCATGCATAGATTTTGCTATGTTTTTAAATGATTATGACTTTAAGGTAGATGTTCATCCACTTGTAAGAAAGAATACTTTTAGAGATACATTTAAATATATACTAGCAAAAGGTAAAGTAAGTACTTCTAATGATGTATTTCAAGGTCCAGTTTATCTAGTTCCAGTAAGTACATGTACTGGTATATCAGGTTATTGGAATGATGTAGTTGATATGATAGCAGATACAGAAACTACTATATTTGAAACTAAAGATGGAGAATATGGTATAAAATTTAGAGTTAGAAATAAAAAAGAAGTTACTATTATGAATGATCCTAAGATACTTAGAGGACTAAGCTCAGTTGGTGACATAATAAAAGCTGGACTTAATGATAACGGAGACTTATCTAAACTTAAAGAAAGTCAAGTTGAAGATATTATAGTAGATATTAAAAATAACTTAATAGAATTACTGTCAAAAGAAATAGATAGATACAGAATATCAGTACAACAAGAACTACATTCAAAACTAGGAGTTGAAATAGATCCAAAACTAGACGTATCTGAGTGGTTAGAAGGTGACTATGGTTGTACGTATATACCAATAAAGCTTAAAGGAGGACTTAGATGAGATCGTCTTATGAAGAATTCTATGATATAAATGAAAGAGTTGGTCAGGAGAACGTTGTATGGGATGTTATAAGTGGAATATTTAAAGCTGAACCAATAGCAGCAACTATTACTGTAATAGGATTTACACTGGCTGCAGGAATTAAAGCTTCTGATTGGTATCAAAAATATAAGTTAGAAAAGGCTAAGAAGAAACATGAGGCTAATACTAAGAAGAATATTGACGGACTTATAAAGTATACTGAATATATGGTTAGAGATGAGGTAACTGAGTGTATGGATGCATGTAATACACTTGCACCTCAGGTTGCAACTAAGGCACTTAAAGATGCAGAAAGATTCTACACTGTTCTTCCATTCTTATTTAAACTTAATAATCGTAAAATAAAACTAGATCCAAGTGTTATTAGTAAGAAGAATGAAGTACTTAATAAATATGATGACTTAGAAACTGGTAAAGATACACGTGGGTTTGCTTGGTTTGATGTTATGATGTCGTATGATACAGATTATGATATATCTAATATAGAAATACGTTTAGCTGAGATGAAAGATGGATCTTATGGTGTTATTATGAAAGGGAAATCTAAAACGGCAACATTTACATCTAAAGAATCATATGCTAAAGATCTAGGTTTCTTTGGTGAAGCTATAGATAAAGTACTTAAAGACTTACAGAAGTCAACAGACGTTGATGATGCAGATGCAATGGTTCAATGGTTAGAAGGTAAGATATATGACTGGGCATACGAAGACTTTGAGGTTTTACAAAGTTTATTTGCAAAAGAGCTGTATAGAAGACTAGACATCCTTAAGGATGATGACATGGCTTATAAGATAATTCGTACTATTCCTAGCTATCCAATTAACTATGTTCCAGTTCTTTATAAGGTTAAAAAATAAATGCCTTATATATCATCACTTGAGTTACATGCACTAATATGAAGTAAACCTACTCCCTAATCGGAGTAGGTCTATTTTGTTCCACAATATAGTGTTTTGTAGCTATTTTTAATAGGAGGTTTATATATGTTTAGTGTGTCGGAAGTTATGAATAATATCAATAATAGAATTTATCCAGACGTTATTGATAGTATAAGAAAAGACGGAGATCTATTTTTTAAACTAGTAGAGAAGGCAATTATTGACAGAAAGAATATGGATGAGAAATCTAGTGTTTCTTTTGGTCTAACTCACAAACTTGTGAACTTTGAGGAATTATTCTTAGAGGACATGGAGAACAAAGAAGGTTTTTTAATTGATTTAGATGTAGACTATACAGATCTACATAATGAGAGTATGTTTCTTAATACTAAATCTATCTACTCTTATAAGTATGGTATTAGTAACAAAGACCCTCAAGAGGTACAAATAAAAAGATATAGCTGTGAATGTGGTGAACTTGAATCTCCTATAGCTGGTCTAAGGTGTGAGAAATGTGGAACTTACACAGATATTAGACTATGTAAAAGAGGTTGGTTTGATTTAGGAGTTTACAAGATATTTAACCCACACTATTTATACCAATTATTATCTGCATCAGCTGGAGCTGCAAATGATATGTTGGAAGATATGTATACATTCAGTCATGTAAGAAAGATCAAAAAGGAAAAAGACAAAGATAAAGGGGAAGTTGTAAATATTTTTGATCTTCAAGATAGAGACGTTTTAATTGACTGGATAAAAAGATATGTTCAAGAAGACAAACAGGAATATTTCTTGAATAATATTGACGCAGCTATGACTACAAAGTTTCCTGTATTTAGTAAGGACTTTAGACCATTTAGAGTTACTTACAATTTGCACCAAGAACCAAGAATAGAGTCACATGAAGTAAATCAAAAGTACAGACTAATGAATGATAAGATTCGTGAGATACGTAAAAGGGAGGATAGTATTGATGAACTTATCCAAAATGGTTATGTTACTAAGAAAAGAAGAGGTTATGAGATATTTCAACTTCTTAAAAGTATTCAGAAGTTATCGTATGATATACATGAGATGACTTTAGATGGGATGAAGGATAAGAATGATGAAATTAGACAGAAATACGGTTCTACTCGTGTTCCGTATAGTTCTAGAATGGTATTAGAGTCTTGCCTTAATATATATTCAGATGAGATTATAATGCCTTATAACATATTTGGTGAAAAGATTAGTGGTTATTACAGAGACTATCTTGATAAACACGGTGTTACACCAGAAGCTATAAATAGAATGATGTCTAATGCTCCAAACAAGGCAGATAAAGAGCTTCTAGATAAGGTTTTAGATGACATGATGGAAGATAATGTTAATTTCTGCTTTGGTTATCGTCCTCCTAGTATATACAGAAGATCTGCAGTTGGTCTTAAGATAGTTGGACTTACAGAACACGAAGTATGTAAGCTTACAGAGATAACTATAGCTGTGGCTCTAGAAGGTGATAAAGACGGTGATGCTTTCACAAGCTTTATGTTCCCAAGAGAGTATAATGTAATAACTTATTTTGCACATCATCCATCTGGAATCGCATGGAATCCTATGACTGGTGTTGCTAATAAGAAGTATGAACTTCCAGAATCACTTTACTTAATTGACTACTACTTACTTGGTAAGTACAACAAAGATGAGGAATGTCTAATAGAAACAGATAATCCTCAAAAGCTTGTGTCTAAATATAAGTTAGAAGAACCTAAACTTATACACGAGCAAACTACATTTCCTAGAAATAAGGAAGATTTGACTATAAGTTTAAGAAACGGACTTATATATCTGTAGTTAGATATAATAAAATGAAAAATAATGAGCTTACTTTATAATATCAATTTATAGAGTAAGCTTTAATTATTTTTTAATCCGCAAATTATGAAAGGAGAAGGACATGAATATTAAAGAGATTAATGAAATTGTATCTGGATTGGAGAGTATAGTTTATAATAAGAAGAAAACTATATCCAAAAAAGATGTAGATTTGGTTTTAAGAGCACAAGAACTTATTATGGTTGCAAATAAAAGCTATTATATAGACTCAGAAGAGTTTATAACTGATTTTATGTATGATAAACTTAAGAAGTTAGTAATGCAAGTAGAAGAGGCTCATAGTGACCTTAAAAGTAGTATAGGAGATACTATAGGTGCTGGTGTTGTATTTGGAACAAAGGTTAAACACATAGTACCAATGTTATCACTTAGTAATACTTATAGTCTGGAAGAGCTTAAAGATTGGATAGATAAGTCTGGTGTAACTGGAGATGATATAGTAATTGAGTCAAAGCTTGATGGTTGTAGTATAAGTTTAACTTATAAGAATGGGAAACTTGTACAAGCATTATCAAGAGGAGATGGAGAAACTGGAGAAGATGTTACACAAAATGTAATGCAAATAAGATCTATTCCAAAAGAAATATCACTTAAGGATGAAATAACTATAAGAGGTGAAATACTTATGAGTTATAAATCTTTCCTTGATAATAATAAAACATTAGGAGCTAAGCCTTTTGCTAATCCAAGAAATGCAGCAAGTGGCACACTAAGACAAAAGGATCCTAAGGTAGTTGCAAGTAGAAATCTAGATGCTATGATGTATCAAATTATAAATCCAAATAAGTTTAATCTTAACTCAGAAAAAGATGTAATAAAGATGCTTCAAAAGCTTGGATTTAAAACACCTTACTTATTTACAAGAAAGATTGAGGAATATGAAGAATTTCTAGACGATAGAGAAGTGTCTAAGGACAGCAAGGAGTTTCCTTGTGATGGTTTAGTATTTAAAATTAATAGCTTTGCAGATCAATTTAGACTTGGTGTAACTTCTAAAGCTCCTAGATATGCAGTTGCTTATAAGTTTCCACCTAAGGAAGTATCTAGTAAGTTAAGAAGAGTAGATTTTCAAGTTGGAAGAACAGGTAAAATTACTCCAGTTGCAGACTTTAATCCTGTTGTAATAGATGGAACAGTTGTAACTCATGCAAGTTTACACAATATAGATTTCTTACTTGAATCTAAACTTAAAATAAATGATGAAGTTTATATAGTTAAAGCAGCTGAAATAATTCCTCAAATAACAGGATATAATAAGAAGTATAGAGAGAAAGCTTTAAAAGATAACTCTCTATTTGACATAGATATACCTACTAAATGTCCTAGTTGTGGAAGTACTCTTGTTAAAAATGGTAAAGATCTTATTTGTGAAAATCCTGATTGCTTTGATAGAAAGCTTGAAGAGTTTAAATTCTTTGTATCAAGAGATGGGGTTAATATAAGTGGAATAGGTCCAGCAATATTAAGAGACTGTATGAATGAAGGACTTATTAAGAACTTCGTTGACATATTTAAACTTAAGAATAAATCACATATACTACTTACATGGAATGGATACTCTGATAAGACAGTTGATAACATTGTAAAAAGCATAGATGATGCTATAGCAAATATGAGCTATGCTGATCTTATTGGAAGCTTAGGAATAAGACTTGTAGGAAATACAGCGTCAAAGAAGTTAGTTGCGGAAATACCATCATTTAACGAGCTTCTAGAGCTTATTAATAAGGGTTCATACGAAAGAATACATAAATGTCTAGGAGGAGTTGTTGCTGGTGAGTCGCTTATAGACTACTTTAAAAATGAAGATAACGTTAGGATGATGAGAGAGTTTGAAGCTCTTGGTATTCCTATGTCTAAAGATAAACCAAACTCTAAACTAGCTGGAGTAAAAGTTTGTATAACTGGTTCTCTTAAAGATATAAAAAGAGAAGAACTTGCTAAGAAACTAGACGATGAATATGGTATAATAGTTACAAATACCGTATCTCCTACGGTATCTTATCTTGTAATAGGGGATAATCCTACAGAACATAAGGTTAAAAAAGCAACAGATCTAGGACTAAGAATAGTTAATTATACAACACTTTTAACAGAACTTCAAAAGGAGAATATGTCTCAAATTTAGACAATTTGACACGTTTTAATAATAAAATAAAAAGGACGTGAATAAAATGACTAAAGAAGATAAAAGAACAGTAGTATTAAAAGGCAAGAATTATCCTAAGTATGAAGTTACTGATTCTGGTAAAATATTTAACTGTGAAACAGGAAGAGAGCTTAAAATGTTTGACGACGATAGGGGTTATGATTGTGTAGATCTTATGGATGGATCTGGTAATCGTGTTAGGGGGAAGGTACACCTTATCGTCGCTCATACATTCCTTGGTCCACAAGAAGAGAAAATGATAGTAAACCATAAGAATGCAAATAAAAAAGACAATAGAGTAAAGAACTTAGAATACATTACTCAAAGAGCAAATGTTGCTCATGCTCAAGTTAAAGTAAAAGGACTTGAATATATAGGAGAGGATAAGAGAAAGAAGATCAGAGAACTTCGTGAATCTGGTCTTACTCTTCCTCAAATAGCAGAAAAAGTAAAACTACCAGTATATGTAGTAAGAGATTACTTACAAGGTAAAACATATAAAGAATAAGGAGATAATTATGTCTATAAGAATTTACAAAAACCCAATAAGAGAGTATGATATGAGATCAGCTAATATCTCAGTACTTGCAGAAGAAGGATATATAGATAAGCTAACATATTTAGATATAGAGGAGTCACCGAAACCTGTAAGAAATAAACTTATAGGTTTACTTATAAAAGACTATGAGAAAAGTGAGCTTTATGACATTATAGTTTCTAGTATAGATAAGTATGTAACTATGTTCTTAGCTGCAAATAATATCAAAAAGAAAGACGTATTAGAACGTTCACACGACGCTTTATTCGTTCAAGGAACAGAAGATCTTCAAGAAACAGTATTCGGAGACTATGTTGAATTTAGACTTAAGCATAAATATAGTCTGCTTATAGAGTTTCCAGCTAATTCTAAATCAAGTACATATATTAAAATGTACAAAACCAATTCTGGAATAGATGTTAGATATGGTAGAATAGATAAGAAACATGAGTGTTATGGGGATCTTGTTAATCTTGTGTATTTTATTTATATAGGAAAGAAGTCTACATACTATAAAGAATTGAAGAAGTTTGTAAGAAAACTAACAAAAAGTGAAGACCCTCTTATACTTGGAGTAGATAATGAATATCTAAGTGAAGTATTTAGAGAGATTCCATTTGTATAAATTAAAAGAAAGGAGAATTAAAATGGCAAGACTGGAGTATTTTACAGACGAAATTGAGGTAGAGGATGATTTATTAAGAGGTATTATTCTTATGGTTTCAAAGAATTATGCAAAAGAGGCAGAAATAACAACGGACACTATAACATTACAAGAGTGTTCTTGGATACTAAATGCTTCAACAGGGATATTAAATGATTTACTTGAAAGACTTTTAGATCATAAAGCACCACTTAGTATGATTTTTAAATGGAAATTTAAATTGGATGGTAAAGATTTGGTTATTACTCAAAAGAATACAGGTTCGCACTTACTTATAAATGGTGCAACTTTTTATGTAGGTGTTGTACCTCTTGAAAATGACTTTGATAGTATTGGTTTGATATCTAAAAACTTAGCTTCTATAAAGAAGAATATTTCTAAGCTAAAAAGAAATAACGGAGGAGCAGAATACTTAGGTGTTAAGTCTCTTATAGATGGAAACATAGTTGATTATTTGGTAAAGGTTAAATACATTTTAAATAAATGTAGAATATAAATTTAAAGGAGATGTGAAAATTATGTCAAATTACAAAAGTTTTAGAGATTTTAATTATGAAATTACAGGAGAAAATGGAAATATCTTAGATGTCATTATCAAAGGGTATGTTAAGTACTATATTGATAATAGAGTACTTACATGTTCGTCTGAATCTGCTATTATAAGTATAGCTGAATCAGCTGTTTACACTTTAAAGGAATTCTTAGGTATAGTTATAGACAAGTGTTCTCATGAGTATACTAACTTAGGAGTAGGAACTGTACACAAAATGAAGTATTCTATAAGTACTAAAGATATAAAGATTGATACTTATCTGCCTATAGATGTTGAAGACCCAATGGATTTAAGAGTCAGTGGACTTCTATCTCATATGAATCTGTTTATTCCATTAACTCCAGAAATTGAAGGATTTAATGAAGATATGAATGAGCTGTCACTTATAGAAATAGAAAATAACATTCCAAAAATAGTGGAACTTGTAAATAAAGTTGCAGGTGAAGATGCTAGTATGGAAAGAATAAGTGATGTTAGCAGATTATTTGGTATAGATCATGTAGACTTTACTGTTCCAGATTTCGATAATAAGAAACTTATAATGCTTGTAGTTGATAATATTACTTCTGAAATAAGTAATTTTTCAAGTGATGATGTTGAAATAGAAGAGAAAGTCGTAGATGAGGTTATAGTGAGACCTGTTCCACTTGAAGCTAAACCTGATACTGTAGTTGGTCACTATCATATAGTAAAACAAGTATCTCATCCATCTAAAACTATAACTGGTGAAACTAAGGGTGAGTATACAGTTGCAGATGGCGGTGTATTTGGTAAGATAATTGACATTGCAGCTTTTAACTATATTAATATAGAAAAAGAGCAAAAAGATAAGTTCAAAAAACCTCATCTTAGTGATGCACTTAAAGTAGCAGCACTTGCAACAACAGTATTCTGGGACTTTACTGATGATATTACAGCAGAAGGTTATCCTCTTTTAGAAGGGTGTAAGTTTGATATAAGAACTACTTTAACACCAGATGAATACAACCCTGTATTTATTGATATAGAAGGTTGTGAAACAAATGAGTACAAGTTTGATGACGGTATTCTATACCAACATGAAACTGCACTATTTGAAAGAGTTGTTGATTGTATTGAGTGTACTTGTAATCAATTTGATTACCAAGGTGACGAAGTTTATGATGAATATATGCTTAAGACATTAGGGGTTTACATTGGATATGACTTTGGTTTACCTATAATGGATTATATAGAAGAAGTAAGACAAAAAATAGAAGCTGTTCAAGATGAAATAAAGGTTGCTTTAGGTATTTAGTAAAAACTGCTTAAAATGCCCTTATTTTCCAATATTTACTTTAAATCAATAATTATACATAAAATACAAAAGATTGGATTTTAAGGGTATTTTAGAGCATTCTAAGGTGTATTTAATAGGAGATGTATATGAAAAAGAGATTTGATTATTATGAATTTAGAAAGAATGTTACCAAAGAGCTTTTAAAAACTACTATGGATGTAGATGAATATGTTTCTGCTGTAGTTTTAAATGTAATTGCAGTAAGTTATGTACCACTTGTTGCTATACTTTATATAGTGTCACATATAGTTGCAATACTTGTATTTAGTTTATTTGAATTAGATTATGTAAGTTTAACTATAGCATTTCATAAGCTTATAAGTTCTGTATATGTCGGAACTACTATTGGATTTATTACATTTGCAACACTTACAGAACTTAAGCACAAGAGTCAAACACTTAGAAACTTAATGTTACCACCTGTTAGATTAACTCTTCTAGTAGCAGGTGAAGTTAATACATTTAAGAAATATTCTCTAGGACTTATAATACTTGCAACATTTGTATTTATTACAACACTAGTTATTATGAGTTAGCGGAAATAAAAAGAAGCATTCCCGAATACTATTAATTTAGTATTCGGGTTTAATTCTTTTTTTTCTAGAATTTTCTCATTTCTTTTATCATCTTTGTATAAGCTTCTAATACTTTATATAGTATAGTTAGGTTAGCTTCCATCATTTCAACAAGTCTATCAAACTTTTCGATTTCTTGTGTAGTTCCATTAAGCTTATAACTAGCTGATATTATTGCTTTTGTAGTTCTAGATACAACTTTGTATTCTGAACCATTTAAAACAGTTACACATCTTTTTAAAGATTCAATTTCAGGACCTGCATTATCTTTCATATATTCTGCAAACTTTACTTTCTGCTCATATGTCCAAGGAATAGTTCTTTTTTCAACTATTATTTCATCTAATCTATCAAGAATAGAGTGTCCATTTCTAGTTATAACAGATTTATAAATAACTGATAGATCTGTATAGATAACTTTATAGAAGTCTTTAAGATATTTAACATCCTTTTCATCCATAAACTCATCTACTCTTGAAGTTTGTATTACAGATATAAGTGTAGCAAGTATTCCTAGTGCCATATTTGTAAGACCGAATATAGTCAAGCATTTATTAAACTTTCTAAATCCTTTCTTAAGCCATTTAGGAGCTCCTTCTACTAACGGATAAAGTGCCATAGGAAATGGAGCCTTATCTTTAGTATCAATTTCATACATATCTGCAACTACATCCATTCTATATCCCATAATACATAATTTGAATATATTATTTAAAAGCATAAACTTTGGAGATACTACTTTACCTATAGTATCAGTCGCATCTTTTGCCATGAATATCTTTTTATCTATCTTCTTTATTATTTCAAAAGCACGCATTGCATGACTTTGTAGTCTTTCAGGTATTCCTTTACCTATTTCAACTATATCCATAGCATCTTCGATTACTCTAAGATCTAGAGCACTAATACTATGTTCTGTAGTCTCTTCTTTAATCTTCTTTATATTTATCTTCTCAAGACTTTTAAGTTCATTTAGAGCAGCGTTTACATGTCCTACTAGGAATCTAGTAGTAGATAGTTTACCCCATATACGTTTTAACATATTTCCTTCATCAAAAGCAGATTCAAGTCCAAGACCTTCAATATATTCACTTATTTCATCTTCTTGCATATTAACTACTTTTTTAATATCAATCACTTCTTACCTCCTTCCACTTAAAGGTGTAGTGATAAGATCTGAATCATATCCCATCATCTTAAGTACTTGATCTATAAGTATAAGTGACTTCTTATTCTCAGGATCATTTGGTAAGTCTTTAAGTGAAACTTCTCCTGTCTGAGATAGTTCGTCTCTGTATACTTGCTTTGCCATCATATCATGTGATGCAGCTCCTAATAGTTCACGGTTTATTGCATATCCACCATGTGCTATAGTAGTTGCTATCTCTGTATCAGAGTGTTGTGCTTTCTTATCTTCACCAGTAACTTGGTTTGTAATATCACGTACTTCTGCTTTAGTTGCAACAGAAGACTCTTTTGCAGAGATTTGTTGGTTACGTCTTATAGGAAGTATATAACAACAGGCTTCTCTTGCCATTATAACTCCTTTTGGATCATCTGGGTTTTGATCAAATACTCTGAAGTGCTCTTGAATTATAATACGATTCTTCTTTATCATCTTCATAAGTGTTTGCTTAGTAGGTTCTTTTCCTGGGTCATGATAAAGGTTTTGCATATTACATAAGTTTTCAATAAGTTCTTCGTCTGTCAGATCGTCCCATAGAGCTAGTATTCTTTGCACATTAGTAGGAGATAACATTTCTATCTCAGATATTACATAATCCATAACTGCCTGAAGTTCAGGTGATCTTTTACGCATTAGTATTTCCTCCTCTTTCATTTTCTACTTCTAATTGTGCATCTTTAACAGACTGAGATATTGAAGATATAGTTTTAGTTACTTGATTAAGAGCATGGTTAAACCCTTGTATAAGAACTTTTGTAGCTTTTATACAATGTGTAGCCATTCTACTAACAAATATAAAATCTCCACCTTCTCCACCAGGTACGTATTTTGTACTAGGTGCTTGAACTCTTGTTTCTGTAGTGTTTTTAATGGCTCTATCTATGTCTTCTTGCTTTGATTTAATCACATTATTCATACTTCTAAAAGTATTCTTTACTTTCTTTATATAGTCTTCAGCAAGATTAAACTTATTAGCTTTTATTTTATCAAGCATATAGTTTTCTATTTCTTTATCAGGCTTAGTTATATCTAAGTTGATTTCAAAATAGTCAAGTTCATATTTACCAAAGTCTATATAAGGTTTTGCGAAGTTTATTCCACTATCTTTATTCTTTGTAGATTCTATTATCGTATCAAATGCAGGGAAAGATCTTTGCGATAGATTAGATTTATTAGCATTTGGATAGTATGCCATAGTATCAAGAAGAGGTTTTGTATACCCTTCTTCATCCTTTACAAGCTTTCCATGTATTATAAGTGAGTAAACTCCACATGCTGTTCTATATAGGGATAAGATACTATCAAGATATTCTCTAAAAGGTTTATACTCTACAAAGTCTATCTTGCTATCTTGTATAACTTTAGTATACTCTTTACCAAAGTCTTCTATTCTAGCTTTATTTTGAACAGCTTCTGATATAAATTTATCAAGCTTATCAAGAAGAGGTTGTGACATTCTTCTTAATTTAACTTTTATGTACTTAGGTTTAACTTTCTCTTCTTTTGCTTTATCCTTAGCTCTTTTTACAGTCTCTTTGGTGTTATTCACGACTTGTTTAGTCTTTACTCCAAATATTCCTAGAATGAATTCTATAAACTTAAAGAAGTAATCTATAAGTTTTGTAAAGAAACCTTTAATACCTTCCCATATCTTAGTCAGTATATTACCAGAGGCAGACTCAAGTCCACCTCCGATAATTGTAGTTTCTATAGAATAAGCATTAAGGTCTGCTTTTGCTTCCTGTATATCAAGCTGGGATAGATTTGAATTTATAAGAAGGAGAGATTCTGATTCTACTATTTGAGCTTCAGATTCGTAACCGTACTTAAATATCATAACTACCTCCTCAATTAATAAATGTAATCATATGCACTACCAATAATATCTTGTGTCTTTCTTAGTCTATTAATAAATGTTTTATTAAATAATTTCATTATTATAGTTGATGATTCTGATATATACATTAGACACTCCTTTAGCTTAGTTAGTTTAGCTTTATGTGCATTAACTGCATCCTGACCGCCTTCTATTTCTACTTTCACAGTTGTGTACTCTTCTGATAATCTAACAGCCTCTTCGGCTCTTTTGATATTACTGTCTAAGTTATCAAAGAAAGCAACTAACTTATCTATAATAAGCTCTGTATTCGCTGTCTCTTTTTCATACTTCTCTATTTCACTTTTGTCATAGTCACCATTATCATCAAAATGGATTACAAACATTGATTCTTTTAGTAAAGTTTCAACATTAGATGATGCTAGTGATTTACATTTATTAGAGATAGCTTTATTTAAGCTAACTAAATCGTCAAGTTTTTCGAAATTATTTTCCTCTAAACGCTCTATTCCACGATCATAGCCAATTCCTACTTTATTACTTAATTCATCTATATCAGCTGTGTTTCCAAAGAACGTATCTATTAGAAGTTTTATAGTTAAATCAATAGTGGCTATACTATGTATTGGCTTTTTTGCACTTTGCACATGATCAAGTTCCTTTCCAATGTACTTTTTAGCCATGTTAGTTACTCTTGAATCAACATCGTCGTTAAATATCCACATTTTAAATTTAAACTCTTTGATTTCATTTTTGACAAAGTTGATCATCTCTTTGACTATCTTATTTATATCTTCTTGTGATTTATCTTGCATAAGTTTCTTATGATCACTTAAGATTTTATTAATAACCTCAGTTACTCCATTCATGTACTCTACTGTATTACTTTCGTACTTCTTCTTAAGTTCTTCATTTTCTTTTATTGCTTTAGACAGAGCTTCAACCAGCTCTTTATTCTCCTCAGTTTGCTTTTTAACTTCTTCTTTTTCTCCAAATATCTTTTTCTTAATCCATTTGAACCCTGATTTTATAAATCCTATGATTTTAAGGAATAAGTCCTTTATAAACTTCCACATTTTCTTATACCAAGGGTCATTAGAGTTCCCTTCATCTGCCTCTGTTCCAAATGCAGTAAAGTTAAAATCAATCATAGAACTTCTAATATCATACGCAAGTTCAGATAGTTCAAAATATGACGGAGTACTATGATTTAACGATTCAAGCCCTACTGTAATCTTCATAGTACTTGATGGTATCATATTATAATCATACTTAAACTTCATTACATTCCTCCTTAATTAAATTTACTATTACCAAACTTCATCTATTTTATCAGACGCTCTTTTGATGTCTCTAAGTGAGTTTTTGAAAACTTTCATTATGAGTTGTGATGCTTCAAATGTTATTTTGAATAACTCTTTGGTTTCTCTAAATATTCTTTCAGCTTCACCTGTTTGAAGATTATCTCTTTTAACTAACTTATTTATATCAAGAGAATTTACAGATTTAGATACAGTAGTTATATCTTTCTCCATACTATTAAAGTACGAGTTTAACTCACTAATAAACATAGCAGTAGTTCCATATGCACGTTTGAAATCATTTTTTGATTTCTCTAGAATCTTACCACTAGTATCGTATGATAACTCAAATGCAACTTTTTTGAATATGCTGATATCTCTACCTTGTGCACTCTTTAAGAAGTCAACGTGCTTTTTACAAAAGTCTAATTGCTTTGAGAAGTCTATCTCAGTATCTTTATGTTTACCAGCAAACGCATGTCTACTTTTATCCATTTCCTTACGCATATCTTCATAATCAAAGTTAGGAAGCCCACCAAGTATAACTCTTGTAATAGTATATATGTTAGCATTGATATCAACAAGTGCAAATGCTGGTGAGTGAGCAACTGCATACCTCTCAGTGAACAGTCTACTTATGTCTAATTCTGGCACTATTGAGTTGAAGTGGTTAAGTTCTTTTTCAGGTATCTCTTTCATTCTCTTCTCAATGTCATCATTGAGTACATAAACTTCAACCTTTAATGTTTCACCTTTTGTTGCTATAGCTTTTGCTATACTTTTTGCTACTTTATCTTTTTCTGCTTCAGACGATCCTCTAAATCCTTTGGCTGTATTTAACTTCTCCTTAGCTTTAGTAAATAAGTATGTGTAATAATCTTTCACATTATCTTTAAACTCACTTGCTTCTTTTTCTACTTCTTCATGTACCTTATCCTTTACATCTGTCATATTCACATATTCAACTGTGAACATGAAGTCTTCCATTTTAAATGGTTGAATAAGTGGCACTGCTTCGTCTCTAACGAATATTCTTTTAAGCCATCTAAAACCAGCAACAAGATATGAACCTAGTTTAGTAAACATGTCTTTAATCCATTTCCATAGTCTTATATACCAAGCTTCCTTAGCTTCTGATGTTTCTGATTTATCTTCATCTGCTTCCATTCCTTTTGTAATTTCAAAAGTATCTATCATACAAGACTCGAAAGCAAATTTATAGTCTTGTAATTCAATAGCTTCTAGATTTGAATCTATAACAGATTCAAGTCCAGAGCTTATATTTATTTCTTTTACTGGTATTAGCTTTTCTGCGTACTTAAATTTCAAACTAAGCACCTCCTTTAAAGTTTTCTTTCTACTTTATTATGAAATTCAGTTGCGTTATTTCTTAACTTCTTCATATTTGTAGATCCAATTAACTTCGTAGTAATTTTACAGATATTTCTAACTTTAGAAAGAGTATCTGTAACCATTTTTATATCTTCTTCTGTTACATTTTGTGGTTTTTCTTTATCAAGTTTATCTATTTCATCCATAGATGTTTTTAGATTAGCTTTAATATCTTTTATCCCAGATAGTATTCTACTAGAGATAGTTTCAGATTTTACCATGATAGCTTTCTCTTCTTGTGTAAAAATTGTCTCTATAGTACCGTTTACTATCTTAACATCTATTGATTTATGTTCTAATTTTATAGATGGTTTAGACATATTCTTAAGAACATTTTCTATATTATTTAGATTAACCTTATCCTCATCTGTAAATTCTTTATTTATCTTGTATTTACCGAAGTTCTCTATGCTATACAGAGTATATAAGATATATGCAGATGTATATGCTGATCTTGCAAATATAAGCATATTATTCTTTATGACATCTGAATTTGTGAATGATTGTGCCCACATATCGTCTTGTATTTCTTCGTACCTGGAAATCATTCCCTTATCAAATATGTAGTAAGATAAGTGTGTATTTATTACACTTCTTTTTAATTTTCTTTTTCCAGAGTCTTCTTCAGTTATATCATTGAGTATGATGTTCTTTACTTCATTTTCCATTTCAGATTGGATGTCTTTAAGAGTTTCTCTTAACTCAGATTTATTTACTTCTTCATCCATATGTTTAGAAACGCTCTTACTTATTTCACTTTTAGTCATTCCTTCTGGTTTATTTTCTATATCTTTTGACACTTTGCTTATAGTTTCAGTTTTTGCTTTAACTTCCTCTTTAGCAACCTTAGTCATTTCTATAGTACCTTCTTTTTTAAACTTAGAGAATATCCAGTTCCATAAAGATATAAGCCATCTACCTATTGCCTTGAACATAGCTTTTATCTTTTCCCATAACTTCTTATACCAAGAATCCTCAGCTTCAAAACCTTTTGTATTAGAGTAGATATTTATATCTATCATGCAAGATTCAAATGCTGCAAGACTTTCGGATCTTTCAAGTTCATATAAGTTAAGATCATATGCTTCGGTACCTATAGAAAAAGAGGGAGCAGTTAAGCTCCCAACTTCATATTTAAATTTCATTTTACCACCCACTATATCCTCTGTCAGCAACTGCCTGTCTTGTAGTTTGTAGCGTATCCAGATTAAGGTTTTTACTTTTGAATATTTTTAGATAGTTCTTAACTATATTTGTGCTATATTTTCCTATATTCTTGTATATGTCTACTAGTTCTTTAGATGCTTTAAGAACTTCCTCTTCAGATAATTCCTTATTTCTACCTCTAAAACGTTCGATAAACTCATCATCTTTTAGTTTACTTAGCTTATTTTGTACATCCTTAAGTTTTTCTTCTATAGATGACATAAATCTAACGATACCTTTTATTAGATTAAGTCCTTTTTTCTTAATAGCATCTAATTTACTTATACTTTTATCAGTAATCTTACCATCATATAGTGTAAATAAGAACTCTTCCCTAACTAAAAATATTTCATCAACATTAGTTACTTCACTTGACACCTTTCTGTCAATCTGTTTCATCAATTCTTCAAACAGTTTCATCACATAAGGAGAACCTGAGACATGATCAACCTGTCCTTCCTCAAGTGCACTATATGCATCTGTTATACCTTTATCTTCACCATATATGATGACTGTAAGAGTTTTAAACGCTTCTACTAAATCAACTATTTCAGACGAAGTCATACTCTTAGTTGTGTATAATACAGATGACTGTATTAGTGATCCTACTGAGTTATTAGGTGATATTCTCTCTATTATAGTACTATTGAATGTGACCATTACTAATTTAAGTGTACTTTCTTTAGGAGGAATCACTACTACCTCAGCTGGATTACTTGTTGAAGGAGTTGTAACTGCTTTAACTACGTTTTCTGCAATTTTTTCAACTTCTTTATCATCAGTTTTCTGCATATGCTTTTCTACTACTGGTTTTACAACCTCAGTAGCCTTTTCAATACTAATAGTTTCTTCTTTCTTTTCATTTGTAGTAGTATTTGTATCATTAGATGAACTTTCAGAAGATTCACTAACTTCTTTTAACTTTTCAGTAGACTCTTCGATAACTTTAGAAACAGTAGTTCCATCTTGTACGTTATCTTTTATTCTGAATATGTTCTTCTTAATCCATTTCCAGGCTGATAAAACATATCCCCATAATTTAGTAAGCATATCCTTAACCCACTTCCAAGCCTTCTTATACCAAGGGTTATTTGAAGAAGCGTCTTCTGTTCCAACATATGTCAAAAGGTGAAATGAATCATTAAGTATGCTTTCGAAAGAAAACATACTCTCTGAAATATCTAATGAATCAATATTATTTTCTACTAGGATACTTGAACATGTGTATTCTTCTGTAGTCTTAATATCAGACTCATAACCATACTTAAATATCATTTGCTTCCTCCTTACGATAGAGTATCGTGTGTTTTAAGAGTTTTTCTAACCTTTACTATATTTGAGTTGTATAGTAGTTTATACAGGTTAGTTCCAACTGTTTTAAAAGATTTTAGAGAACCCTTTAAATATGAGAATTGATCTCTTATATCTTTTTCACTTCCTGTAGAACTTCCTGGTTTACGAGGATCGTATGCTGACATCTTTGCTACGAATTTATCTAGCTCACTTATGTCATTTATACATACGTTAGTTATATCTGATACAACTTTACTTATTTCAACAGAAGTAGATAGAACCTTACTGTTATTACCAATCATTCTACTATACATACTCTTATCGTACCCTTTAAGAGCACTGAATGGTATGTCAAACTTAACTTCAACTAGGTCCAAAACAGCCTTTCTTTCTATAAGTTTATTTAAACTGTTTCCTAAGTTATTAGTACTTAACCCAATCTCTTTAACAAAGTCTCCATTATCTGAACTTAGTAGTTTTACAAGGCCGTCGCTGTTAAAGTCAACACCACTAAATAGCATATCTGCTAATCCTCCCATATATAGAATAGAGCAAGCCATAAGTTTAACAGCACCTTTTATGTTATCAAAACTTCCTCCATCTTTTGGAGCAGCATTTATATTTATACTTCCTTTAACAGTGTTGTATACGTGTGAAAACTTTTTGAATTTTGAGTTGTAGTTATTTATTACCCTATCAGAGAATAAGTAAGTAGTGAACTCAATCTTCTTATCTTGTCTACTAATAGTAAGTGGAGAAGAAGTGCTCACTCTTTTTGCTATAGTTGAAGATCTATAGTTTGCTCTGTTTGTTAATTTATTGGCAACTTTTTCTTTGATAGTATCTTTGATAGAGTCGCCTTTACCTTCGATTTTTTTCTCGATGACAGCTTTTAAAACATTTGTCAGTTCAGATGTATCTTTCTTTACATCTTCAACATTAGTTTTAACTTGTTCTTCTACTACAGCTTTAACTACTTCCTCAACCACATCTTTTTGATCTTGTGTGTATGATGTGTCTTTTACTTCTTTCCTAGAGATTTCTACAGCTTTTTCAACTGCTTGTGTCTCAACTTTATTTACAACTTCTTGACTTACACTGTTTAGCTCTGGTGCTGCAGTTTTAGCAATGCTTTCAGCTACCTTTTCTACAACTCCCGATGAACCATCTGGTATTTTATTACCTATTGACTTAAGTGTATTTGAAAGTTCTGCTGATATACTCGAAGCTAGTTTTGAGTAGTTAATTTCTTTTTGCTTTGGCATATTCTTTTTAACTTCACTAACTATTTCAGGTACGATAGATTTTAGATTTACATCTTTTCTAGTAGATATAACTCTATCAACCTCTTTTTTAACAGCATCAACTATAGGTTTTAAATCAACCTCTTTTTGAAGACCAGCTAACTTAAGAACTTCAGTCTTTATTTCATTAGATACCTTCTTAAGATCGTCATTACTAATAATTTTAGATATATCATCAATTTTTTTAGATAATCCATCTACCTTATTATTAACTCCATCAACACTTGACTTTATGTCTTTTACTGATCCTTCTATAGGTTTTAAGAGTTTAATTATTTCATTTTTAACTTCTTCTACTATTTGTGGAATTATTGGTGTTAAGTCTACACTTGCTTTATTTTCTTTCACCACTTCACTTACTGTCTCTTCAACTATAGCATCAGCCTTTTCAGGTGTTACTTCTTTATCTTTTTCTATTTTTTCAATAGATTTAGAAGCTGATTCTACTTTAACATTAATTTCAGTTTCTGAAGCTTTTGCTACATCGTTACTTCCACCAAAACCGAATTTCTTTTTAATCCAGTTCCAAGCAGATTTAAACCAACCACCGATTGCTTTAAACATATTTACTATTGCAGTTGCTATCTTCTTATACCACGAATCGTTACTTGCTTCCATACCTACAAATATACCAAGATCAGCATCACAAGATTCAAATCTAAATGAGTATACTGTATTAGATAGAGACATATCTGCATCATCTAGTAAACTTTCAATACCGATCCCATATTCATCTGAGCTCATATACACCTGAGTTGAGATATTTTCGTATCCATATTTAAAATTCATTACATTCCTCCTAACGTAGCACTTATTCTATATGATTAATTGCTTTATTTTTTAACAAAAGCAACTAGAACCAAATGCACAATTGTAATTTATCTATTGATATATTAATACTTTACACAAGTCTTCTACATCTCTGTTTAAAAAAGAAGTAGTGTCGGTATAGAGAAACCCTATACCGACTGACCTAGTCTCATACTTAAATATCAATATGAAACATTTTCTTTTATCTATTTACTCCTCTACTGTCAGAAACTTTTCTAAATTGAGTTTGAGTAGATACTATTTTACTCATACTTTGCTCTCTTATTACATTTATAATGTTAGCTCCTATACCTTTTATTAAGTCAAGAACTGTCTTAAACTCTTGAGCAAGTTTTTCATTATTAGTAAAGTTAGGATTAAATGATTTTATAGAATCAAAGTTGTTTAATCCTTTTACAACATTCTTCATAGCTTTTGAGTTTATTTCTGAAATTCTAACTATGAAGTTAGTTAGTTCTCTACTATTAGAGAATACAGGATCCTTTCTTAATAATTCATCAACTGCATTATTTTTATTTACACTACCATCAGAGTTTAATGGAACTTTAAATACATGCTCCTCTAGTTCAACATTAGGTTTATCACTGAATGCTTTAGCAAACTTATCTGCATAATGCTTAACTTCAGATATAAAAGAAGAGAAATCAAGAGATGTTGCTGACGAATTTTCAAGAGTTGAGCTATTTAATACATCTGTAACTCTACTATTTATTTCTCCTATAGTATTTTCACCAAATAGTACATTAAATAAGTACCCACCTGATATTAATACAGCTGCTGCAACACGTTTACTTGCCATAAATAAATGTGTATCTGTTTGATATTCTTTAAGGTTGAAGTTTACTATTGCAGATTCTAATTTTGTTACTCTATCTAATGCGATTAATTTTTTAAATCTACTTAACACATTACTACTAAAAGTATAAACTTTTATTTCGACCTTATTTAAGTCTAACTTTCCATTATTTGTGTTATTTGCAACTTCAATAGCTAGTTCGTCTGCTATTTTACCTATAAGTCCACTAGCTCTTATAAGAACTTTACTTTTTCTTAACTCATCTTCTACTATCTTTTTAGCTTCAGCTTTTAATGCTTCTTTATTTTGTGAATTTGCATATTCTTCAGATTCAATGAACATTTCTATACGACTTAAGGCATTTATTTGACCTTGAGCTATTTCTTTAGAAACAGTTTCAACATCGTTATCTCCACCCTTTCCAAACTTTTTCTTTATCCAATTCCATGCTGAAGAGAACCAACCACCGATTGCTTTGAACATTTTAACTATAGCATCCCATAGTCTTTTATACCAAGCTTTTTTCTTATCATCAGTTTTAGCTTCTTTTTTATCATCCGCTTTAGGCTCATCAGCTTCTGTACCAAAACCATAAACTGAAGCTTGACCTAACATTACGTTGATATCAACACTTAAAGATTCTACTGAGGCTCTGTATTCTCCTGATTCAACATCAAATAGGTTATCTTCTAATAATGACTCAACTCCAGTTATTCCTGGTTCGTTATTTGCATCAAAATGAGTATCATAACCCATTAAACTTTCTAATCCGATTCCAAATTTCATTAACTATCACTCCTTTATTTAAATTAAGTCCTTGCTTTGCATATACATGTTAGCAAGTAAGTATAAATAGATTCTTTTTCTAAATTCAATTCTTTCTATTTTAATAGTAGGATTTCCTTTAGAAATAAGAATATTTACCAATTTGTCTATTTCACTCATTATATAAGCTACGTTCCTTGCTATACTCATAGTACGCAAAAACTCAGTTCTAAATGCCTTTACAGATATTCTAGAACCAATTCTTTTTATCCACTCATCAAGTATCATATTAGATACCTTAACTAGATTAGACTGAACGTTCTTCCAGTAATCTATTATAAGCTTACGTTCTGTTGCAAGTTCTAAATCTCCACTCATAGTGAATCCAGCCATCTTTAAAATAGCTTCACTTGGATAGGCAAGATTATCTATACTACGTTCACGAACAGATTCAATAACATTCACAGGAGATAAAACTTGTTTACCATCTTGTGTTTTACTGTATTGCATCATTATCTTAACGTCTTTATCATAGAAGTTCTTATAGTATTTTTGTGAAATAGCTTTTACCATTGCATTCATACGTGTTAGTATAGATTGCAATAGTAATCTTAATGTCTTATCGTCGATATTTTTAATCGACAGTTCTTTTCCAAATTTTGCTATATACGTATCAACCTTCTTATTTACAACTGTTATAAGACTCATTCCGTAACGTTTAAAGTCTGTTCTATCGTCTGCTGAATTCTCTAAAGTATAACGCATAATATTTCTATCATAGTCACGTTTAAAGTATTTTGGCATTCTAGCAGAATAATCCAGCATAAATAAGAATACAAGGAATATTCTTGATCCAGTTTGTATATATGATATTAGTAGTCCCAGTTTTAATATAGATGCAGAATTAGCAAACTTTGAATACTCAGGAGACTTCTTAACTTTATCCCAGTCAGAAGAAGATAAGTGATAACATGAGGCCATATCGTCTCTTACAGTACCACTTATCTTAAGTGTAGTATTTATTATACCATCACTTACTGCCTGAATATTGTTTTTAAAGAAAGCATTTATCTTCTTAGCTACTTCAATATCTCTATTAGGGACTTTACAAGCATTATAAATATCTATTATAACAGTAGATTTTGACATAGAAATTAAACACCTTCTTTATTATAAAGTTTATAATCCTTTAAATATATCTTTGAATAAGTCTCCAGAGTTATCAAATGTATCAGCTGTATTAGTAGCTGATTCCATTCCAGCTGTTCCTATTCCCATCATAACAGTTTCAAAACCTATTTGAGCACCCATTTTTCTTAGTTCTGCTCTTACAGATTCAGCATGAGCTGCCATTTCTTGTAATCCACCAGTTACTAAATCAGTATTTTGAGTATAAGTTTCACCAACTGTAGAACCTTCTCCTATTTCATCAGTTTTAATTATGTTGTCAAATTCATCTGCTGCTTTTTCAAATTCACTTCCATGTAAATCTACATCTGTATCAAGAGGATTAGTGTCTCCAGCTTCTCCAACTTGAGCTCCTTCTTCAGAGCTTCCTCCAGCTGCACTTACATCTCTTTGAGCATCATCTACTGGTTGAGGATCTTTAGGTAATGTATCAGGAGCTTCTCCACCTTCAGATACTTCAGTAGGAACTTCATCTGTTCCAGCTTCTTCTACAGGTTCTTTAGTATCTTCTTCTGTAGGAACTTCTTCAACTTCTTCTTCCTCAGATTCAGTTCCAGGCAGTCCTCCATCTCCTTCAGGTAAGCTTTCACCATTTTGGATTTGTTTTTCTCCTTCACCTTCTCCAGATCCAGAATCTCCTATATTTTCAGTTGAACCTTCACCGATAGAATCAGCAACTATGTTTAATTCATTAAGCTCAGCTATTATTTCTTCAGCTCCAGGTGCAGCTCCTATACTTCCAGTGTCAGCATTTTCTTCTTGAACTATATCCTTAGTTGGATTTTCAGCTGGAACTTCACCATTTGATAAATCAACTTCTATAACTGGAGGTATAAGATCTTGTACTTTATCTCCATCAGTAGTTATAAATCCGTCTACTTTTTCTTCTATAACAGAGCTAGGATTAGCAACAGAAACGTTTACATAGTCTGTTCCAGTTTCATCACATTCGTTTCCTAAATCAGCTTCATCTTCTTCATCCTTTTTTTCGTCTTCAGATTCAACTTCTTCTTCAGGAGCTTCTTCTTCTTTTTCTTCTTCAACTGGAGCTTCGTCAGATCCACTATCTTCTTCAGTAGGAGCATCTCCTGTTTCTTCTGGAACAGTTTGAACTTCAGGAGCTTTTTCTTCAGAACTTCCATCCATTGAACTATCTTCTGGAGTATAAGGTTCTCCTTCAGTTGATTCTTCGAATGCTTTATTTAACTCTTCTTCAGCTTTTAAATAAGCTTCTTCTAAGTTTTCTTCATGATCTTGTGTATCAGCATTTGTTACATTTGCATCAAATACTACAGCAGCAGTTTCATCTGTTACTCCAGCTGGTGCTTTTTCTTGTTCTGTTTCAGGAGTAGGATTTTCATAAGGTGGTGTTACAAGTTCAGGATCTTCACCTAATACTCCATCAGCTGTTTTGAATTCGTTTTTAATTACTACGTCTGGTTGGTTATGTCCCATTTCAGGCATAATAGTGTCAGTTTTATTTACTTCTTGTAAAGATGCTGGTGCATCAGGAGTATTCCCGTTTACCATATCTTTGAATTTTTCTTCGGCAGCTTTTGATACTTCTGCCATGTTAGTTACTATTTGATCATTCATCTAGTTAATCCTCCTTTAAGCATTTTCATTCTTACTAAACGCATTAGATACATTACTTATTTCATTATGACATCTAACTACAAAACTCATTAATCTTGAGTGAAGTTCAGGGTGTTTGTCTGCTAAGTTTAAAAGTCCATATTTAAAAGCTATTGCAAGTGCTGTTACATCTACAGTTGAATGTGCTGCAGATATCTCAGTTGAGCAATAACATATGAAATTAAAGTCTTCTATGAACTTAACTTTTGGCACAAGTACTCTATCTGTGAAGTAAGATATAACTCCTATTTGTGTATCTAACTTATCTTTTTCAGTTCTTTCACTATAGTAGTAATAGAAATCAAGATATATTGCATACACTTTATTTAGAATACTATGTGTTGCAAGTGTTGCTACACTATCATTTCTAAATTCATCCATAATTGCATTAATGAGTTCACTTACATCTTTTAATAAACTATTTCTTCTACCAGCATTAAGTTCTATTCTATCATCTTTAATAGGCATAGGTCCGTAAGATGCAGCTATCTCAATTGCTTCATTTGCTAGATTGACATAAGTTTGATGAGATATAAAGTTAGTTTCTGCTGGATCGTATTTAGTTACTGTAACACGATTAATAAGATCTGTTATAGTAGTTTCCTTCTCTTTCATATATGAAGCAAACTCAGAATCTTTTCTTGCTATCTCAAACAGTATACTCATTGCCATAGCATTAAGTTGACCATTATCAACATGCATTTGAATCGGTACAGTTTCTTCTGACTCAAATGAGTCATCGAATTCCTCAAAGTCTTCATCGTCAAATCCAAAGTCACCAAATTCCTCAGCAAAGTCATCATCAAAAGAAACCTTACCTTCATATATATCAAGTGCTGCTTTCTTAGCTAAAGCTGTTACTTCTCTAAGCTCTTCTTTAGTAAGTCTTATGTTATCTTTAAGTTTAGCTTGTTGCTCTAATATCTCTTTTTTAATATCGTCAAAAGAAACCTTCATAGGTTTAACTTCTATACTTGAGTTATCCTTAACGTCAGATACATACATTTTAATTACAGAAGAGAAAGCCTTTTTAAGTACACCAAACACACTGGCTTTATTAGTTTTTTTAATATCGTCCATATTAAAAGTTCACCTCCTTTAAGATTAATAAGTGTTTAATAAATTTGCTATGAAATTTACTATCTTTTGTTTTTATCCAATATATGTAAAAATGCGGAAAAAAATAATGTGGAGTAACTACCTAGCCATATTCTTCCTAGGTAGTTACTTTGGTTTTTAGGTGTTTTACTTTATAAGATATTGGTATTATAAGTAAAACCTATGAGAAAATAAAATGTCCAATTATGTGAATTTTCTACATAGTTAACAGGAGGCGTGAAAATTATATGTTAATAAAGAATGTATCCATTTTTTACTAAAAACATTTTCATTGCCGTAAGTTATTCAGCTCAAATCCATTCACTGAGCATTAGTTATGTTAAGTGTCCAACTCATGAGAATTAGAGGTTTTATGAAAAACTAAATATATAAAGGATAATTTAGTTACATATTTCTGTTGTTATTTCTTTTGCTGTTGCTTCATGAACATTTCTTTTTGGAAGTCCATAAACTCATACTTATTCATCTTTTGTATGTCTTCTTTAGAGTAATTCTTGTTATTTACAAATTTTCCATTTCTAATATCTGCGACACGTTTAGCATGTTCTTCAGCATATCCAAGTAATATATCAAGCTCTATATCAGAACAGTTAATAAGATCTACTCCTACTAACCGTCCTTCAAAAGCCATAGATATAGAAAGTATCTTTTGCATTCTAGCACTTATCTGTCTATGAGGACTTATACTTTGGACAGACATTGAAAAAGGATTGATCTCCAGTCTAGTACTAGTTTATCAGATCCACAGAAACATTTTCCTGAATGCATATTTTCTTTTTGTTTTGTATATTCTTGTACATATTTTTCTATGTTAACTTCAGACTCTCCTTCGTTTTTAAGAAGTTCTCTATATTTTTCTTCTGGTGCAAATAGATCTTCAAATCTAGGCATAAATCTAAATATGTCCTTAGAGTTCCATTCAATTGCTGTATCTTCTATAACTAGATTAGTTTTATCATTTAATCTTTCTATAGCTTCACCAATGCCTTTTATATCAGGTATTTGAGTAAAGATTTGTAGAAGTTCAGGATAGTTACTATGAGATATAGGACCAGCTATTCTTTCACCAGTTGCATTTGCAACTACTTCAAGTGAGTCTACAAAGTTTATAATTACCATTGCATAGTCAATGTTTTCAGCATATTCAGCCATAAGTGGTAGAATATGAGTTAAGCATTTAAAAGTTTCTTTATTTAAAGCCTGTTCTTTTAAAGCTTCTTTTCTTAGAGTTTCATCTTCTATTTCACTAAATGTAGCAGAGAAGTCTTCTAGTCTCATTCCTGATACTCTTAATGTATCTGCTTTAAACATATCAAATGGAGTATTATCCATATAGATTTCAACTTTACTAAAGTCTCTTCCTATTCTTGCTTCAAGACTTGCTCTAACTGCACCTTCTGATTTAAAATCTGATCTTAGTGAATCATACAGTATTTTTTGTGTTTCTTCTTTTTGCTTATTAATTTTATATAAGTTTAAAGGAGAAAGTATTAGATTATAAGTTACTATATCGTCTTTAATAGAGCAATATTCATAAACTCCTGATCCATTTTGTTCATATGCTTCACTTATACTTTTGTATTTACCATTATCAAATTTAGACTTTCTTTCAAGAAGTGGTTGAGATAATTTATATATCTTAGCAAACTCTTCTAATATGTCTATTTGTAATGGATGCGTTAAAGAGAATATCTGTCTTTGATTTCCATGATATTCTGAGTTACATGTAACAGATGAGATATTTACAAGACATTTACCATCTTTATTAACAGGTAGGTTTACTATAGCAAGCATCATTATAGCAAATATGATATCATTTGGATGTGTACACTTTAAGAAATCTTCTCTAGATACAGGTTCTTCAAATTCAAATTCCATATTAGCGTATAATATATTTATACACTCATCCATTATAAGTTGATCTACACTTTGAGTAAGATTTTCTTTAGGATCAAGCATTGTAAGTAGATATGATATTTGATCTTTGTCTCTTATCTTTTTGATAAACACTTCATAACCAGAATTTGGCATGAAAAGTTTTCTTCCTTCTTTTGCAGAAGCTTCGTATAGTTTTATTCTTTGAAGAGGATTTGATACTGTTCTTAATATAGATGTATCTGGATCTGTTTTTATAACAGGAAACTCACCATACGCATCTCTTCCATTTGTGCTTAATTCTTTATGCACAGCATCTCTTATTTTAGCAGTTAATTCCTCAATAGACATATTTTCCATTTTATTGAGGTCTTCAATATGTTTTAGCTCTTCTACTTCTTCTTCAGTAAACTCCTCACCATTATTATCTACTATAGTAGTCGTATCAGTTTTAACTATATCACCATTTTCATTCTCAGTTATAACTATACTAGCTTTGTAATCAACTTTATCTTCTTTAGGTTCACTTGCTTTAACTGGAGTTTCTACAACTACAGTTTGCTTAGACTTTTGAAGTTCAAGCTGTAATCTAAGTTTTTCTATTTCTAGTTCTTTTAGTCTAAGTTCAATTTCCATTGCATTTGTGTCTTTATTATCAAATGTATATGGATTAGGTGTAAGAACTACTTTCTCTTCTTTATCTTCCTTTAACTCTTCAAGTGATTCAACTACTTTTCCTTTAGGAATTACTCCGTATAAGTGAGTCTCTGGATGCATATTATATTTACCATAACCTTTGGTTTCTTTATACTCTTTTTCTTCCACTTCTTTCTCCTTTCTTTCTTCTTCTTGCTTACTAAACTTCTCTTTAAACTTAGCAAACTTATCTTCTTCTGGTTTTGGTGGTATTACTTCTTTAACTTCTTTATCTTCAACTTCTATTTCTTTATTTTCAAGTAAAGCTTTCTCACGTTTAGCTTTTCTCTTTTCAGCATAAGATAAAGGTTTATCACTTCTATCTACACTTTTTGATATTTGATTATCTGAACCATAATATCTTCCTTCAGAAGCAAGCATTATTTGAAGTCCGTTCTTAAATGTTGACTCCTTACTTTGATTCATAAGCTTTATAAGCTCACCTGCTGGTTTATTAAGCTCTTGCTCTCCTTCTTCAGCAATATAGTCTTCTATTGGCTTTGTATCATGCTCAACTATCTTATTGAACATTTCAGTTGAATACTTTTGAAGTTTTTCTCCTGTTTCTTCAAAGTGTTTTTGCCATTCTTCATCTTTAACCAAAAGCTTAGCAGCATCTTTTGCACCTTCAGTGTCGTACTTTGCTTCTTCACGAACATTATACTTACCTTCGTCAAAAGATTTCTTTGTGTATTCTATGCATGCTTTTATATAAGCATCTACACTTTCTTCAGTATATCCATTTTCGTTTATAAGTCCAATCTTTAAAAGCTCAAGTTTCTTTCTTGTACTAACACTCATATCTTTAAACGTGTATTCAAGTCCAGATAAAGAAGATGCATTTGAAATGGATTTTCCAATCTCATTACTTGAAGTAAAGAACTTTCCAAGAAGTGTCTCAAGTACTCCTATTTCTTGCATATCAAGCATATCTGGATCTAATTTCTCAAGTATACCTGGATGATAAGCAAATAAGTATTTCTTGTTTTTTATGTAATATACTTGAGTATAATTTCTTATAGTTCTTTCCATCTGTTTGATAGTCTTCATAACTTCTGGATTATCAGCACCATCTTGATCAAACTTCAAATAGTTCTCAAGCTCATCTGGTTCTATATCCATAAACAGGTTCTTTTTATAATCATCGGTTTTTGATATAGTCGGATCAACACTTGCTATACTCTGTCCAAGCTTTTGTACCTCAGTAAGTTTAAAACATTCTTTAAACACTAAAAACATTGCCTGAGTTAAGAAATCCATTGGAAGCAAAGCCTTTAAACTCTTCGTATTAAATCCAAAAAACCTTCTTAAAACTCTACTAGGCATAATAAACATATCATCTTGCACATTTGGAACATCTCTTATTCCTACAGTTTCGTTATCGTATACATATTCAGCTGGTATAGTCGGAAATATTATCTCATCTACAACCTTAGCTTCAATTACATCTTCGTTATTTGCTTCTTCATGAGGAACTTCTTCTACTCTTCCAAAGTCCACAACATTATCATTATCTACCACATTCTCATCTCCTATCTAACTCTTATCGGTTTAAATAAAATATCTTTCTCATTCACGTTAATTACAGTTCCAACCTTCGTAACATTACCAAGATTATCACGAACTATTACACTGAATCCAACTGAATCATCAGACACTCTTTCATAATCTATCTCAATTCCATCCTGAACTTTAAGAACTTCTTTTAGCATAACTTCAAGTTCCATCTTCACAAGTTCATATTCATCACTTCCCATTGAATAGAAAAGTAAGTCTCTTCTGTCAAAACCCATAGACGGAGTTTCATAGAAACTTCCCTTTGGTTGAGACAGCAACATTTGTAAAACTAAATAAACAGCTTCTCTTGCATAAAGTCTGTCGTCAGTAAACGTCATTGACTTACGCATAGAAGAAGTTTCAATTATACCCATTTTGGCCTCCTTGACTTCGCAAAATTAAATTTAAATTAACGTCAAATTTTGTTAGTATTTTTATCGCCACATATAAGGTATAGATTCTAGAAAATTTCAACCAGGAAAAGTCTTGTAATTTTGTAGATTTTTGTGAAATATTTTTGCTTGATTTTGATGATTTTTGTAAAAATTTGTGATTTTTTAGGTAAATTTTGAAGAAAAAGTGGAAATTTTGATAAAACTTTGAATTATATAACAACATTTTTGAAGGAAAAACTCATCTTTTTCTTTCTTTTATTTTTAATTTTCTTTCTTTTTCTCTAAAAAGAAATAGAATTAATTAATTTATTAATTAATTCGTGTTCTTCTTACAACGATTTATTTAAAAATAAATCGGTTGTAGAAGGAACCCTCTCGGGTTCCAGTGTCTGCAACCGTTATTTATTTTTAATATCGCATAATATAGAGAAATAAAATGATATTAATAAATCAATATCATTTTATTGATTGATGTGAAACATAATCAATCAATAAAATGGAATGAGAATAAATTAATGAATTACATTCATTAATTACTCTTCTCAGAGTAATTAATGATGTTATCTCTAAGAAAAAGAAAAGAAAATTAATAATATTATTTACTTCATTAACATTCGTAAATAATATTATTAATAAAAGAAAAGAAAAAGTATTATTCTCATTTAATTTATTTTTTTTTATTATAGTATAACCTAACGGTTACTAATCTTTTTTATTGTTTAAATTTTACTTCGTAAAAGTTTACTCTAAAGAGTTGAATTCTTTGAGAAAGAAAACTTAAGAAAAGCTAAGAGAAAGTTATTCTCATTTAGTCTAAGTATATTGCGGGTTTTTAATATAAGATATCATTCTCATTGGTTCTATGTATATTGCGGCGGCGGCCGGGTACATTAACAAAGTTATATGTGTAAACTAGCTTGGTAAATGTGTTTTGGTACTACCTAATAAAATCTAATTCAATATAGTAATAATAGAAATCTCAAAATTACTTCTTATTTAACTTAACTTAACAAGTGAGCAATCTGTTGAAATGAAGTGCTACATTAATACTGGTAACAACATAGTATTCGGGGTTTAAAGGCGTTAATAAATTTTGCAATTTAAACACCTCCTATTGAAAATGTTTAGTCTATTTAGTAAGTTAGTTTACACTACACCTATCATTTATTAGATACATCAATTAATAAGTGATAGGAATATTAATTTATTTTTCCGCAAAATATAAAGGAGGTAATTATATGGCATTTGGAAAAGGAATAGGTGCGGGTATTAGTAGTGCAATGAGTAAGGTTAGAGATGCGGTTATGAAAAGTAAAAGTGCGGCAAGTAAAGGATCTGGTGGAGATAGTGAAGCTACATCACTTGAGAATGAGGCTGCAAGACAGGATTTAAAGGGATTTGAAAAAGCGGAAGGATTCTTTGCAACTCCGTATTTCTTATTTGTGGATATAGGAGGAGTAAAGTTTCGTGGTGCAGATAAGGATCTTATTAGTATGATGGTTGAGGAAGACTTTATTGGAAACGATTTTCCAGTTAGAATACTTACTATAAAGTGTAGAGATGAGAAGTTTCATAGAATGCTTAATACTGAAAAAGTAGATGTAGGTAAGATGAAAGGACTTTATAAAGTAATGATAAACTATGATATGCAACTTAATAAAGGAAATAGTAATGAACCTTTCCTACCTGGAATGTATAGAGGGTTTTTAATAGAAACGGAAACTACTACTGAAGAAGGTAAGGAAAACGAAAGTAAGACTACACAACTTGAAGAATATAAAGCTCACTATAAGACGTTTTCTATGTATATATATCAAACGTCAGAGCTTACATTTAACACAAGATTTCCAAAGAATACTCATATACCGCTTAATGCAACACCTATGGATATATTTGTAAAGTTATTCAGTGAATATAACCCTGATATGAAATGTGTTGTATCACCGTTTGAAAATAATAATCCTATTAAGACATTTCCACCTATAGCGAATCTACCGTTTCTTGACGTAGTAGATTTACTTGATAAGGAATTAGGTTTTTATAGAACCAGATACTTCTACTATATATATAGAGGACTATTCTGTTTTATGAATACAGATACTAATCATAATATAATAGTAGAAGAATATAATAATACGTTTACTATATATCCTATAAGATCAGAACATGATTTTAAAGGGTATAAGATAGTACAGATAAGTGATAGATCATTTGGTGTAACTATTAAAGCAGAAGACATTAAGATTCAAACAGACGTAGGTCTTTCTTTTACTAAAACAGAAGTATTCGTAAATGCATCATCTCAAATACTTAATACAAACTACGATGCATCAAGAGAGCAAGATACTACTAAGAAAGTAACAGATGAAGAAACTATTCCAAAAGATGGTAATATAAGATATGAAACTATTGAATTTACAGTTGAAGGATTTGTGGATGATAAGTTCTCTCCATTCACTGTTATTATATATCCAGACTCACAACTAGGAAGACGTGAGTATAGACTTATGGGAGTTAAAACTGTTATTACAAGTGGGGATTACTCTTATACAAGACTTAAAGGATTTAGACTTCAAGAAGAAGGTGGAGGAACTGTTCTAGAAGGAGGAGAGGCAACTGCGGGAACAGCAAGTTCACCAAGTGCAAAATCATCAGCAAAGTCAGCTGGAAATGCAAAGAGTGCAAGTAAAGCACTAAAGTCAAATCTTAAATCTGGAGGTAAAGGAAAAGGAAGTTCTAAACCTTTCAAATCTCCAAAGCTTAATGGGCTTATTCAAGATGATTTAAAAGGTAGCTAAAAAGGTATAAAATAATCAACAAAGATTGGATGTAAGAAGGGAGGGATGGCAAAACCTCTCTGGAGGCTTTAATTGCACGTTAAAGTTCTTATCTTACAGAACCACTCTCTAATTGAATACCTGGGTAAATACTAGTTGGAAAATCTGCAAATGATATGATTAGATATTCGTATAGTTGCGTCAAATAAAATAAAGGCATAAGGTGTAGTGTTATCGACAAACTAAGACACTTTAATATGTATTTACCCTTGTATTCTAAATAGTTGCTTAATAAACGACTATTATAAATTATAAGGTGTATCAAGTTAAATAACGTTCTTAATTCTTGCATGCGATATAAGAATGTTAAATATAAAATTATGGAGGTAGTACTATGAACAAAGCTGCAGCAATAGGACCTAGCCAATGGGCCTATACACTAGAAGAAATTAAAAAGTTGGTAACTGGAGAATCATTTGTGTATCCAATAGCATACACTGGTGACGGAAGTCCTTATATGGACAGATTGAACTTAGAAGAAACTGGTGGAAGAGAAGAAATCAACATCGAACTTCCAGCTAAAGACAAAGATGGTAAAGAATGTAAATTTACTGTTCAAATGACACTGGCTGAATACAAATATACACCAGTTAAAGGAGATCCAGTTAAAATGTGGTTCCCGATAGCTCCAGAACAAAAATCATTACAAAAGCTATTGGAACAAAATATGCAAATTCAAAAGTTAGCATTAGCAATGAGAACTTATGTTGACATTACTCTTGCTACTAACCCAGTTATATTAAATGCAGGAGTTCCTGAAATAGGACTTGCTCATGCATTAGCATTAACTGGAAATGAAGTTACTAAAGAAGTTGAAAGCACTATGCTTGCAAGCTTAAGAGGTAGCTTAACACCAAGTGAAGCTAATAAAGAAATACAAAATATTAGCTCAAAAATCAACAAGAATTACATTACAGGGCAATACAATGTAATCTCAACTAAGAGATATATTAAAGCCATAGAAAATGTAATTAAACTATTTAAAGAAAAGAATATAGATGTTTTAGGAACTTATACATCTATACCAAGTAGAAACTCTTTACTTGAAGGTTCTGACATGGTTCCAACTGTAGTAGTACAAAAGAGTGGACAAAACATAGAAGGAATCCCAAGTAATAATAGAGTATCTACAGTAGATAGTAAGTCTATTAATTTATTTTAGGATAGGTCATTCTTGAATTCCTTAAAATACTTTACGCCAAACCTGGATTTAAAAAGTCTGGGTTTGGTGTAGAGATCTTATTTTTTTCCGCATTTTATCCTTCGTAAAGTCTTTGAAAATAGATATTTCTAATGTAAATGATACTTATATATAATAAAGTGTAATAATCAATTAATGGTTATTACAAATATATTAAAATTATTTAGGAGGTATTAAAATGGAAAAGAAAAATGAAGGGTTACTAGAAATATTAAATGGAGAAGGAGCTGCTAGTGATAATAAAATTATCAAATATGCAACTTATGCAACTTCAGCAGTTTTAATAGCTGCTGTTGGGTACGCAGTTTATAAGAGTATTAAAAACTCAAAAGAGATTGAAAACCTTCAATCTCAACTAGCAGAAATAAAAGGAGCTAATCTTACAGCTCCTGAAACTGAAACTGTTACTATCTAGTAACAGTTATAAGAACATCTTGAAATATAGATGTTCTTTTTTTTTCGTTTTTTAAATTGATACAATTTCTAGTTTATAAATAAAAGAACTTAGGAGGGAATTTAATGAGTTATATAAATAAGATATTAGTTAAAGGAAAGAGTGTAAAATCAGATACATTGGTGCTTATGATACACACAAAAACAGATGGAGAGGATCTACCTGAACATATGATACATGGATACTTTAGTCCTAATGTATACTACAAAAGAGAAAAGAAGTTTAATGTAGTCTTTGCTATATTAAATAAAGCAGAGGATCAAATAATATATTCTAAAGATATTATGGATATAATAGATGAAGTAAGAGACGATTACAAGAATATAAAAATACTTACATATTCAAGAGACATTTATAATGCAGTAATAAAAGCACAAGATACATTAAAGCTTTATAAAAATGATAAGTTTAAACCACTTAATCTAACGTTTGAATACATAGGAAGATCTATTCATTCTGAATATGAGTTTGCTATTCCTTCTACTATTTTTTTCCTATACGAAAGAGAGCCTAAAAGAGTAATAGAGGAATTCTGTGACAGAGCTTATCATGTATACGGATGTGAAGGATATAGAAATGCTGAAGATGAACTTGTTCCGTATATGAATGACTACGCAAGATATGAAGCAATAAAAAGAGATTTTAAATATACATTTATGGGTGGAACTTGGACATATAGATATACAAAAAATGAAGATGAAGCAATCTATATAGATGATCTACCTGTTATAATAACAGAAGAATATGCATTAAATAGCTTATGGAAATTACAGGAATTCAAACACTTAAATCCAGTGAAATGGAATGGAGTTAAAAGTGAGGTGATGGAAAATGACGTGGAAGAAAATCCAAACGAATAGTACAAGTAAGTATTACTATACTGTACAAAATATATCGGTAATACCTAACTCTAAAGTATATTTAAAGATAAAAGACAGAGATACTCCACCTACTGATGTAAATGGAGCTATTGTACTTACATCTAAGAATTATTTATCTTCTGTACTACCTACAAATTCGTATATATATGTAGCTGAAGAAAATGGAGGTATAGCTGGAACTATAGTATCTGAAGTAATAAATCAAACTAACTTCAGTATAGAAACAGTTCATGAAGATAAAACTCTTACAACTATACCTACTGTAATAAGTGTACCTAAAGGAGGATTATTTGTACTTCAAAATAAATCGGATACAGATTTAAATTTCAAAGTATCAAATCAATCTGGTAGAGGAGTACTTGTTAAAAACCAAATGTTTGCAATAGCATTTGCAAAAGACACAAGAGTTACAGTTACTGGAACAGCTGGAGGTATATTCTCATATATAATAACATCGTCTGTTAATATGACAGCACTAGACGATCAATTACAAGCTGATATAAATTATATAAAAGCACATCTTCAAACTGTTAATGCTAGATATATAACGTCTGAATCACTTGAGCAAGTTTATTCACAACTTGGAAGAGGATCTTTAACTGAAGAGTTAGTAATAAGAGGTAATAACAGTACAGAACATGTGTTTGATACTGTTAAACTAAATCCTCTTGATGCAACTGTTACTTCTATTCCTGATAGATCTAATATAGAAGTATTTGGAGATATTACATTTAGAAGTAATGGTGGAAGAACTGCGTATAGAACAGCATTCAGCTTTACTATAAGTTCTAACCCTGAAGATAACTCTATAAATGATATTTATTTTGCTAATAAAGACGTTAGAAAATTTGTAGATAAAGTATACATAAAAAGAAATCCAGCTAAAGACAGAGTTCAGTTAATTCTAGTTACAAGTGGAAACTATGAATCAAACGGTAAATTCAGAATAAGAATAGATGGATGTAGACTTATTAAAGATCCTACACCTTTAACTGGTACTGCAACTAGAGAAGAGGTTATATATAGACATGATAATCTTGAATTCTATGAGGATGCAGATAGAAACGAACTTTCTTCTAATTTAGTTGAGAGTGTAACTGCACAAGTTAATACAAAGCAGAATTTCTCTTTTAATAATACACATTCTACTCCAACTAAAATAGTACTTACGTTACAAAATGGAAATGTAAGTAATATGAGAGATGCTGTAGTACTTGAACTTAATGAAGGAAGTGGGGAACTTGTAGTTAGTCTTGGTAAAACACACTATAATGGATTCCAAGCAAATAAAATACATAGAATTTATACAGTTGGAAATAAACGTGGACTTACAGCAACTTTTCCAATACTGTTCTTCTCAGAAGTAAACCAAAATCAAGTAAGAGAAGATACTCCTGATGCAATTAAATACAAAATTAAATTACATAGATTCTCTAATGTAAATAGAAGTTATGAGTTCTATAAAGATTTCTTTAGAAAAATATATGATAGAATGAGAGCTTCTTTAACAGAACAAGCTGTAACTACTACAAGTAGTATAAACATAAAATATGAATAATAAACATCCCGATATAGGAGTTCTTTCTTATATCGGGAATGTACTTTTATTTTTACCCCCATTTTTGACAATTGAATATAAATTAAAAGGAGGAATTAAATATGCATTTTGATATAACTAAATCTTTATTCTCTCAAACTAAGCAACCTGAGATTGCTGGTATGGAAGCAAGATCTATACTTAAAGATAGCAATATACGTATGCTTGGTAAAACACAAGTGTTCGTAGGAGAGAAATCGTCAACTGAAGTATCTCTTGTATTTTCGATGTGTAGAAACATGGACGAATCACTTCAGCTTTATAAAGATATTAAAACTAGAAAATCACCTCTTCTTATAGCTAAGTTGAGAAGATATTATACTCCAAGAAGAATAGTTGCTCCAATAGGAATAAAAACACTAAGACTTGATAATGCTAAAAATATAAGATATATAATAGCACAAAGACAGTCTTATTCTCTTCAAAGTATAATATCAAATGATTCTCTTATACAAGCAGATTCTGTATTTTATGATTTATCAACTTTATCAAAGTTAATAGAGGATAATACAATAGGAAAAAATCTAAAACTTACAACTAAGATAAGACAAGCATGTTTAGAGTTATATAAGTCTAGAATACAAGCTTATACACCTGAAGAAACAGGTAGAGAATTCTATAAGTTTAGAATATTATATTTTAGAGGTCCATTCCTTACTAATACAGGAATAAGAACTTCTATAATACTTACTCAGCTTATGCGTAATTTTTCTCCGCTTCTTCTTTTCCTTGAATGGATGGCTACAGATATGATGGGATTTAAAGAATGGATGAAGAAATACGGAGTTGTACTTCTATTTGATAACGGTAAAGGAAGTTCTATGAGTTTAGTATTTAATGATACTTTCTTAAGAAGTAAAAACTTTAACTTAAGATTTATACTTGCTAAACTACATGTTCTTGATGGTAAAGATATTCGTGAAGTTGAGAATATGATGGAAGATGATTTGAATAATGAGATAAATGATGCTGAGTCTTTAGCTGGAGCCGATGATATCGAAGACTCTGAGCAAGACGTTAGAAAGGCAGAGAAAACTATACTTAAAGATAAATCTCTACCAGAAGAAGAGATTGGTGATCTTAAAGAAGAAGTATATGATGACAAAGTTAATCTTGAGATATTTGATGATGCAGAAGATACTGACATTCCAGAAGATGAGGATAAATTAACTGAGGATACTCTTCGTAATATAAACGAAGTAGATGAAGATCTTGACGATGAAATAATCCAGATAGCACAAGAAGTTGAAGATAATAAAATCGTTAAGAAAGATAGATCTCATGAAAAGTACTTTGATGAGATAGTTGATAAGAAAGATGCTACACAAATGGAGAAAGCTCTTGCACTTCAAGAAGTGCATAACTACACTAACCTTAAGAAAGCTGTAGAAACTCCAGAAGTTAAAAAGCTTAGAAAGAAACTTGTTGCGTCTTCTAAAACACCTAAGGAAATAGCAAATGATGTAAAAAGACATATTCTTAAAGTTGAAGATACAAATATAGATCCAGATTCTGACTTCTCTAAGAATATGGTAATAACTTATACTAAGTCATATAAGAATGACTTTAAAGAAAATGATTTCCAAAACATAGTTAAAAATCCTATGAAGTATACTTATCCTGCTTTACTTACTGATGTACAAAGTAAAGACATATCAGACAGAGAGTTTATGGGATCACTTAAAACGTTTAAGTATCAAACTCATAATGGTCAAGAACTAGAATTTAAACTTCAAGTTCCTGAAACTACAGAAGACGGACGTATATTTATAGGAGGATCTTATAAACGTATAAGTTTCCAAAACGCAGCAAAACCAGTTATAAAATCAGGAGAGAATGTAATCATAACTACATCTGGTGGTAAAAAGATGATATGTTCTATTCAAGGTTCATTCGCATCTATGGAAGAAAAATCTGTAGTTATGACTTTAAGAAAACTCTCAGAACTTACTAAAGATATAAAAGTTAAAACTACAAAGGATCTTGGAGACTTTATATATAAAAACAGAGTATCTTATCCACTTATTCAACTTAATAAATATTTTACATCTATAAGAAGAGATAATGTAGATATAGACTTCCGTGGATATAGTAATGAAAATGGTAAAACGTATATGGGACACATAGGTTCAACACCAATATATCATGATCCAGAAAAGGATATTATGTGGGTTAATGTAAATGGACATAAAAGAGAAGCAAGTTCTATGAAATTCATATTATCATTACTTCAAGAACTATATGGAGACGATGCTAAAAAAGCAATAGCAGCCGCACAAAACGTAACTCATACTAGAATAAATGGAGCATATGCAAGAGTAATGGGTAAAGAAATTCCTATTATACTTATACTTATGATAGCATGTCCTTTATTTACTAAAGATGGAACAGACGGTCTTCTAAATATATTAAGAGATACATTAGGACTTGAATATAAAGTAGTTAACTCTAAGAATATGGCTGCTGATAAAAAACCTGTTACTAACAGAATATACGGAGTTCTTGAATTACAAGACTATTACATACTTATAAAGTATAATTCTGTTACAGCAGAACTACTTTTATCTCCGCTACTTGAAATGGATTTCACACAATATAATAAACTTGATATAAACGTAATAATGCAAGACTATATAAAGAACTCTAATACTACTCTATATATAGAAAACTTCGTAGAAGACTTCTTAGATCCTATAACTGAAAGAATATGTTCTGTATATGGACTACCTTCTGACTTTATAGGTCTTATGTTATATGCAGTATCTTTATTTACAGATTATAAAACGTATACTTCTTCTGATATAAGAAACTACCGTGTAATAGGTCCAGACGAAGTTATAAATAGATGTCTATATCAAGTTATATCAGATGCGTTTGCTGCAAGTAATGCTAAAGTAAAACGTGGATCTAGACCAGATGTAAAGATATCTCCAGATGCACTTGTACAAACTATAAATAAACTAACTTCTAAAACAGAAAGTAATGATTTATCTCCTATAAGAACAGTTATGCAACGTACAGAAGTATCATTTAAGGGACATGGTGGTATAAATGATGAAAGATCATATACACAAGATAGAAGACTATTTGCTGAACATAACGTAGGAACAGAAACACGATCTACACCTTATTCTGCTACTGCTGGTATAAAGAAGTTTATGCCGTTTAACCCTGTTATAGCAGATGCAACTGGTATGTATAACTCTGAAACTCCTGAGAATGCTGTTAAGAATTTTAATCCATCTAATATGTATTCATTTGTAGAATCACTTGTGCCATATATAGATTCAGACCATATAAACAGAGTTATAATGGTTTCTGGTCAATTTGGACATATTCTTCCAATAGAAGAAGCTGATACTTGCCCTATAAGTACACATGCTGATGAAGCTGCAATATATATGACACCGCAATTTGCATACTTTGCTAAGATGGATGGTAAGGTTAAAGAAGTAAATAATGACTATATAGTGATAGAATACAAAGATAAATCTTGTGAAGGTGTAAAACTTGAAGATATAAACCGTAACTCAGATAAAGGTTACTATTTAAGAAATGATTTTATACTTTCTAGAGGTTATAAAGTTGGAGATGTAGTTAAAAAAGGAGATCTTGTTGCATTTAATAAGAACTTCTATAAAAAGAAAAATAACGGTAAAGTTGGACTTGCATTTTCATCATTACAACACGTAGCTATCATGGATCACCAACTATGTTGGGAAGACAGTTGTGCTATATTTGAAAAGCTTTCTAAAGCAGTTGCAACTCCACTTGCTAAGAGAGTGGCTCGGACAATTGACCTGAACAGTACGATCACCGATCCATTAACAGACATATACTCGGAAGTAGATGCAGGAACTGTACTTCTAAAGTATTCACAACTATCAGATGACGAAACTATCAACTCTATTTTCTCAAATGCAGACTCTCTTATACAAGAAGAAATGCATGCAAAATATAAAGGAAAAATAGTTGATATAAGAGTTTATTATAGAATGAAGAAGGACACTATAATGAGTGATTCTGTAAAGAAATTTATAAGAGATGTAACACAAAAACAAAGATTACAAAAGAATACAAGATCTCTTGAATCAGTCACTTCGAAGTTCAATAAAGCAACTCTTTCAGGTGAACCACAACTTCTTACAAGTGGAAGATATTCAAAGATCAACGGAGATACTATTGAAGATGGTAAGATGCTTGTAGAGTATTATCTTGCTGTTAAAGATAATGCAGGTTCTGCTGATAAAATCGTTCTTGATAGATCTCTTAAAGCAGAGGTATCAACAGTATTCCCAGATAGATTAAGACCAGAAGGAACTCTTACTGGTAGAAGACCATCACTTATATTCTCAAATTACAGTGAACTTAATCGTATGACTTCAGGACTTAATAAACATGGTATGATACTTGCGATACTTGCAGATATAGCAATAAGAGCTAGAATAATGTTAAATAAGAAACCAGAACCAGATAGTCTACTAGACTATAAGTCTAATATGGATATGGTAGAAGGAAAGATAGGGTTTAAATAAAATAAATTAAAGGAGGAATATTTAAATGAATGAAATAAGTTTAGTACAACTAAATGACTACGATGCAGATAAAGCACTAGAAGCCATGTTCGGAGGGGAACCTGAATATACTTCTGCTGTAGAATCTTTTTTCGGATTTGAATCTGCTTATTTAAATGACGGAATACTTCCATCTATTGGTAGAGCATTTAGAAATGCAACTACATTCAAAGATACTACAAAACTTAGAAATATGATGGATGACATAAGAAATATGAGTATAGATAAAATATCTCAAAATCCGTCAAACGTACAAATTAGTTATGAGTACTTTCAAAAGGTAACCAACCTTGCTAAGTCTAGAATTAAAAACTATCCTGAAATTGAAAAATTAACTAAGGAACTATTAAAAGAATACGACCTATTCTCAAGAGATGATAAAATGCTTGATGCGTTAGGTGTAGTTGTACAAGGCAATTATGGTAACTTAAAGACTATACTTCTTAGTGCAATAGGAGCAGTTGGATCACTTGCTGCAACAGGTAAGTTTTTATCACTTGGGTTTTCTGCATCTGCAACACCTGTTGGTCAATTTGTATGTGGAATTGGTGCTGGGTTATCTGCATATGTGTTTGGTATGTCTGTAGCAATATTCGCTCTAGCTTTAGCTCTTAAATTTGGAGAAAATCAAAGTGAAACTCTGTCTGTTAAAGCAAACTTAGACGAATGTAAAAAGAGACTTAAATCACTTGCTGATAAAGGGCTTACTATAGTTAAAAAGATAGCAGGAGTTAACCCTCAATCTAAAAATGTAATGCAAGACTTAGAAATTTTAGCTGAAAGACAAGGGGTATTCTCTATCAATCAATTCATTAAGCAAACTAAAGTTAGACAAAGTGTATCATATGAGCAAAAAGTTAAGATTGTAACTGAGCTTAAAGAACTATCTAAAAATGAAGAAGCTATAAAAAACTCTTTACAAACATCTGATTTTAAAAAGATACTTACTGACTTTAATTCGATAATAAAGGGATTCAAAAGATGTGGGTTAAGTTTCCCAGAACTTGAACAACAAGTGTCAAACAGTGTAGAAATACTTAAATATATAGTACTTGTAAATGATACAATGGTACAAGCTTTACAACAAGTGCTAACAGATGCTAAGAAATATTAATAAAAAGGATGTGATAATTATATGAAATTCGGATATACTATTGCTGGATTTGAAGGAGTTAATACTTTAGTAGAATCTAGTACAAACTATGCAAAAAATGACCTAGAGTCAATACAAGCTAGACTTGATGCTGAAACATATGAAATAGCTATGTTTGAGTCTTTATCTGAGTTTAAAAAATACGAAGTTGAATCTGTTATTTTATCTGATTTTTCTACAGGTTTAGAAGCAGATGGAAGTATAACAAATAAGGTTCCTGATTCTAATGCTCCTTGGTATAAGAAACTATGGGAAAAGATAAAAGCTATGTTTAAAGCTATCGGAGAATTCTTTATGAATTTCTTTAGATGGATAGGTAGAAAATTAGGTATAATTAAAGAAGGTATAAGAACTAAATATGTTCTTTTCTTAGCAAAACATACATGGGCTAAGAAAGCCGTTGATTTTATACTTAGAAAGAAACCAAATGGAGAGATCACAGATGCAGATATCGAAGAAGGAACAGCACAAACAGAAGCTGAAATAGTAAAAGAAATACAAGCAGACAGAGCAGCATTCGAATCTGTATCAGTTGTAGGAACTGAAGGACTTGGTATATGGAAAGCTGTTTCTGGATTCTTTGGTAATCTTAAAAAGAAAGTAGTTAACTACATTAAAGGACTTGTAAATAGATATAGAACTCCTGATGAGCTTAAAAGAGCAGCTGGAGCTATGAGAGTAGCACAAGTTATGTTTGCTGAAAACGGAGGTAAAACATCTACTGTTGACGTTCTTGATATACTAAAAAGAACTAATCCATACCAAGCTACTACAAGTGGTGGAAATATTAAAAGTTTAATAAACTATTTAAGAAGCTACACTGCTGTAATAGCTACAATGCAACAAGATAAAGCAGCAGCACAAGAGTTAAGTGAAAGTAAAGATTATAGTAACGAAGCTATGATAGAACAGACTATAGCTACAGCTAAGAAAGTTTTATCAGTTGGAGACGATAAAATGTTCTCTATTCACTATAAAGAAGTATCTCAATATACTGTATATGAAGCTTATAAAGACAGTCAATTTGAATATCTACAAAAATTCTTAGATATGTTTAATGAACTTGCAAATACATTTTCTAAAAACTTTGAAAGTCAATACAAATACATAAAAGATATTCTAGATAGAGGAGATGCTGCAGAATCTGAGCTTCTTAAAGGTTTCTTAGAAAACAGAGACGACAAAGTAAGACTTGAGAAAGCAAAAGATATATTAAGCATGTTAAGAGATTGTGGAACTAAACTTTCTAATATATCTAGAAAACTTATAGCTTCTGTATCTGAAATAGAGTCTTATATATCAAGCGAAGATAAGGATGCTCCAGAAAAAGTAGTTATGTCTTCTGGAGAAATTTAAGGAGGTAACTAGATGAAATTTGATTTCAGTCTTAATGGACTTGAAAATATTTCTTCTTTTAAACCAACTGAGGACAGACTATTTGCACTTGAATCAATTGAGTCAGAACTTTTGGGTTTTGACTCTGAGATTCAAATGAATGAAGCAAAGTCTGGATTTGAAGGAGTTTATTTTGATTCTAGTATGATGCTTACAGGAATGGAAGCATTATTTAGAAGAAATAAAAAAGAAGAAAAGAAAGATGATAAACAAGATACACCTAAACAGAAAGAAGGGATCTTTAAACGTATCTGGGAAGCTATAAAAGCTTTATTTAAAAAGCTTGGTGGATATGGTAAAGCTGTTTGGAAATGGTTTAAAAGTAAAATGACTAACGGTTTTCAAAAAGCTAAGTCTGGACTTCTAGCTATTATCTGTAAAGTATCTTGGCTTAGAAAACTTTGTGATTGGGTAGCTGATAAATTTAAAGGTAAACCACTTAAAGAAGTTCAAGATGAAAGAGTTGCTGAGTATGTGGATGCTGTAGCAAAAAATGATGAAAAGGAACTTATAAGAATTAATAAAGAAAAAAGAATAGCTAACTGGGGAGCTGGACCAGAATCTGTAGAATATTCAGTTGGTACAGAAGGTATAATGGACTGGTTAAAAGGAATTTGGGAAAGTATTAAGAACTGGGTTATAAGAGTGTTTACTGGTAAAAAGAAAGAGATACTACAAAAAGATCCAGAAGCAGAAGCTCAAGAAATAAAAGAAGCCATAACAGTTACAACAAATGTTCCTAAGTTTGCTATAAATCTTGGAAATAGTGCTAGAATAAGTGATTTAATGAAAAAGAAGATAAGTCAACTATCTGCATTAGATGCTGAACAAAATCCAAGAGGTGGAGTTTGGATGCTTAACTACGCTGCACTATTAGGTTATTCTATTGCTATGTTTAATAACGGAAGTATTACAATTGATGAAAAGTCTACTGCTATTAAACAGGAGTTTACATATGAAGAAGTGAATAAATTGATCCCAGCAATAACGGCTAACTTCGTAGATAACTTCAAACTAGCGAAAGATAAACTACTTCCAACACATGATCCAAGTAAGCCTATTCCTGATGATTTTAAAACTACTAATGTAGCAGATCTATACATAACTAAAGGATTCAAAGATGTATTTACATACTTTGATGTAATTGAAAAATCAGCTGAATGGCATGATAAGATATTTAATACAGACTTTGAAATGTATACAAAGCTAGTAGAAAAAGATCCTCAAATAATGTTGCCTTACTTCGCAGCAGATTTTGATGATCAACAAAAAAGACAGATGTTAGTTATGGAAGTAATAAGACTCAACCAACGTCTTATAAAGAAATTTGTAGAAGTATCTAAAGAAGTAGTTGCAGATGTTACACAATGGATTAAAGATTGGAATGACATGCAAAGTAAGTTAAAAATAGCAACCTTACAAAAAGAAGCAAGAGAGCAATTTGGAGAAGACTAACCCAAATTATACCCGAATAGTATTAATTTACTATTCGGGGTTCTTTCTTTTTATACCCGCAAGTTAGAAACAACTTTGCCGTTTAATTTATAAAGTCTAGGAGGTAATAATAGATGGATGATAAAGAAAAAAGTCCTCAACAAGAGAATGAACTTGTAAGATCTACGGTTGATAATACTGTAAAAGCTGTAGAGAAAAATCTTGGTAATGTGGACTTAGTAATAAAAGAAAGAAATGAACATATAACTAAGATGCCTGATACCGTACTTAAGAATCTAGATCCTAATGAACTTAATATAACATCTAGAAATATAAACTTAGATACAGGTACACTATTTACATTTAATGATTTTAAGAACGGAAAGTTAAGTGGAACTAACTTAGAACGTGAAATAGCAGAAGGCATATCATCAGCTGCTGCAACACTTAACTCTTTTATGCCTAACGGTAACCATGCTTTTATTCGTATGGTTGATCAAAATATATATCTTGCTGAAAACTTTCCCGCACTTGAGGAATCTCTTCAGTTATTTATAGATAGCTGTGTAAATGGATCTTATACAGGAGATCCTCTTGCATCAAGTCATACACCTTTTAAATACTATGATAAATCAGGTGCAGAAATAACTGATACAAGTGATATAGCAAGATTTAATGAACTTCTTATGCCTACAAGAGCAAACTCTGTAAACTTAGAGAGCTTCTTTGATATAGAAATAAATATAAGAAAGCGTGAAAGACGTGATGGTATGGCTCTTGTAAGATATGTACCATTTAAGAAAGTATTAAAAGAACTTTATATAAAGTTTTTACTTAAGAAAACTAAAGTAAATAAAACACTTAAAAAAGAAAAAGTAGTAAAAGTAGCTAAACTACCAAATACTATACCTATGCCAGAAAGAAAACCACAAAAAGGTTTTGAAGCTACATCACTTTTTGCAAGTCAAGGAATATACCTTACAGAAAATCAACTTAAAAGATTTGGATATACTACAAGACAGATAGATGGATTTGAATCTCTAAGAGAGATAAGAACAGAAAACATAGATGAGTTTACACCTAGTTCACAAAAATATGAATTAGAGCTTACTAAATTTGCAAATGAATCATTTATAGAGTTCGTTGAAAGATATGCAACAGGTGCAACTGAAAAGATACTAGACTATAGATCAAGTACAGTACATGGATCTCGTGATGTAGATGGAAGTCCTCTTATAAAGGATATGACCTACGGTATAGTTGCCGAGTCTGCAAGATACTCTGAAGAAACTACAAATGAATTACTTGCAGTTTTAAGAGATCATTACTCTGGACTTGAAAATATATCTACATTTGGAACAGAGTCTGCAAGTAGTGAATATATTGGAATAGAATCTGTACTTGAAAAGAATGATACTCTTGATAAAATATCTTTCTTTGATATTTATAATACACAATTTCCTGATACATTCAATATAAATCATGTTAATAAAGGTTTTGAGTCAAATGAAGATGGAAATATTATAAAACCTTATATAGAAGATGAAGTACAAAAGCTTTTCTACGATACAGCAATACTGGTTGATATAGATTATAAACAAGTAGGAATGGAAACATTTGAAGTAGGTACTACTCCAGATGTAGTTGCTAGTAATTATTTACTAAATCATAGAAATGGAGAACCTACACCTCCTAAAAAACAGATAATATCTAAAGATGAAGTTAATGATAACGCAATTGCTCAAGGAGATAATATAAAAGAACCTGATGAAAAAACTGTAAAAGAGCAAATACCTCATGGTAGAATAGAAAGATTATTTGCATCTGTAAAAGGTGGAGTTGTTGAGATACTAGATGGACAAAGAGCAATACCTGTAATGCCAGGTAAACGTGTTCTTGGAGCTTTTTATATAACACATAGTCATGAACTTATGAGAAACTTACTTCTTACAAGACAGTTTATGACTCAACCTCAAGCATTTATGAACCTAGTTGATTCAGAATACGAATATGCTGGATCACAAGAAGAACTTGTAGGAAGACTTATATTCTCAGATTATTTAAGACCACTTATAGAAAAGAATATGAGTACAAAGTTCTTACGTGAAAATGCTGATGTTATGTATACAGTACAAAAGATAATAGAAGATCAAGATTTATCAAATTCAATGAGTTATTCTGATATAGCAAATTACAATATGGTAAACTTATCTAGGATAACATTTATACCAGCAAGTGAACTACATGTTGCTCGTAATACAAGTGAAGGATTTGGTGAAAGTTTCTTCCAAAAAGCAAGAGTTCCAGCAAACTTTAGAATAATAGCAAACGAAGCATATCTTGCTTGGGTTATACATGATGGTAAACCTATAAACGTTATTAAAGTACAATCTGGGCTTAGTGATGGTGGAGGAATGTTTGGTACTAATAATGCTATGAGACAGTTCCAAGCACATAGAATGACACGTGGTGGTTTAAGACGTATTAATGGACGTGGACAAAGCATAACAGCTGAAACTATAGTGTATCAATCACAAGGACAAGATGATTTGATAACTCATACACAAATACCTGGTTATGAACTTAGAATAGAAAAGGATATGATGAGACAGTGGGAAAATGAAGCTACGTCAATAGTAGGATTTAACTCAGCTCTGTTTACATCAGAAGATGGAAGAATAGAACTTGCACGTAAACTTGCAGATCTTGATGAAATACAAACAAGTAAGATTATACACGAACAAAGACGTAATGCAAGACCAGCAAGTGATAGAGCTACTAGACTTTTACACTTAAGAGGTGGAGATGATGTTAAAGACGTAACAGTTGAATACATGCCACCTTATCTAGTACGTGATAATAATATTAAGCAAAGTGAAACATTGAAAGAAGTAGCAGATACATTTGAAGCTATTAAGAATATTTATGAAAGTAAGTATGAAGAAAATGAAGAATATCAAGATGTTAAAGCATATATTTGGAATACTATACTTGAAAAGATGAACGTTTCTGATTCTATAATTACTGGAAGTGATGAAATACTTGCAGATGCAAAGAGAAAAAAAGAAGCGGCACAATCTACAGTAATGAAAGAAACGAAATAGAAAAAATAAGAACTCCTATACTCAGAATAAATGAGTATAGGAGATAATTATTTTTTTACCCCATTCCTATTTATATCTATTGAATGTATCAATAGATATAATTACAGATGGTATTAATAATAAAACTAATACCACCCTAATTACGAAAATAAACATATCAATCCCCTCCTAAATTAATATATTACATTTTATTATATATAGATATTAAACTAACAACCGTACCCCCAATTTGAAACAATTTTACCCGTTTATTTAATTAAAAATATAAAGGAGGTCATCCTAGTGAAAACTGATTATTTAGTAATAAAGAAAGAAGAACTTATCGGAATAATTAAAGAAATCATGTCACCAGTAGAGATAAAACTTCATCCTACTACAGATATGTCTTCAATTATTGATGATATAAACAAGATAAACTCAACGTTAGATTCATTGAGATCTAGTTTATCTGGGTTATATACTAGTAAGTACTATACTGGTAACTACGAAGCAGTATACTTTAAGGTTCCAGCTACACAAAATCCACAATTATCTACAGAGTTAGAAATAAGAGCAACTTATAACATACAAGATAATACTAACCCAACTCAAGGTTTAACATCTGTATCTGCTTTTTATGTATCTAAACCTTTTATAAGTGGACAAGGACCTACAGGAATACTTAATCTTGGAACTAATAGAACTGGTATAAGTTATTTGAATAGTATGATGTTTGAACTTGTTAAAGACAGACGTAATAATACATATTATGTTAAAATGTATGTTGGTAATAAAAAGGCTCCTAATTCTACATTAAGAAATATGTATATCTGGTTTAGATCAGATAATACAGATTGGATAATGTATCCTGAGTCTAGATTACCTGGTGGATCAACTACTCTTGGAAATCTTGTATCTGAAACTACTAGAGAGACAGAACTTGAATCTGAAACATTACGTAGAGAAGTTCCTGATATGGATAAACTTGTAAGATCAGACGATTACTCGTTTATTAAATCACTAACACAAGCTCAATTTGAAACTATGAAACAAAATGAAACTCTTCAAGAAGGAGTTCTATACACAACAGATAAGATAGAGGAAGACTAGTATTAAAGGAGGATTATAATATGAGTGAAGTTAAAGTTATATCACTGGAAGAAGTTGAAGCTATAAAACAGAGTATAATGAAAGAAACTCAAATGCAACAGCAAATTAAAGCATCTCAAGAATATAACACAGGAATAAAGCCTGGATATATAAAAGAAGACTACATAAGTACAATGTATCAACAAAGTTCACAAAATGATCCATTTAGATATGGAGAAGTAAGATATAATACTTATAGATCTTTATTTAATAAAGAAAAGAATGCATATAGAATAATAGATAATCTTGTACTACCACCAGTTGCACAAAGACTTGATTGGAAGGTAATAGAAGATACACTACTTAGAAATACACAAAATGTAATACAGAGCTATATCCAAAGCTCTACTACACTTGATATATCTATGTATGCCTATACTACAAAAGAACAGCTTATGGATATGAAGTATCAAATGGGTAGAATCTATAATGCTCTTGATGATATTGCAACTATAGTAGTTAGTGCAACATCTAACTTTATACTTGCACATATGATGTTTTATATAGATAGAAGTCATATCTTTTTGCACATAAGAGAAAATGTACTAAGACCAAATATAAGAAAGTTTATGGAACAAGCAAAAGAATCTCTTATGGATCAAGATATATCTGAAACTATTGAGGACATTAAAGGAGAGCTTAACCATACTGTAGAAGAATATATTCATGCAATGCTTATAGCTGTAGATACTAAGAAAATTCAATCTACAAGAGAAAAACTACTTACATATAGAGACAGATTCTACAAAGATTTAGATGCTGCATTTGCAAGTGGAGAGTTCCTGATGCCTCAGTTCTTACTAGATCTAGTTCTATTTACTACAAATGCAGAAGAGATAAAGGCATATAATGATTACATTAGTTTCTTGGATAGCTATAAGACATCTCTTACACTTGAAGCTAATAGAGCTATATTCAGAAAGTTCTGTAGTCCAGATATAGTTGATACAGAGTTTGAAAAGAAACTTAAACATACTATACAAAAAAGAAATGCTTTTAATGGTATATATCTTGATGATGATAAACTTATTGATGGTATTACTTTTGATGAAATGAATATGATTATTCGTGCATGTTCTGGAAGACTTGATCCAGAAGACAGAGCTATGCTTAATGGTACAAGATACGCTAAAAGAGTATTTGAAATAATAGATCAACATGGTGGAATAAACTATTCTTGGTATCTGAAAGAACATAAACTTGCAAGAGTTGATAACTTCTCTAAACAGGAAGTATTATATGAGTTTAGAACAGATAAATTCGATATAGATGTAAATGAAGATATTAAAAGATTCCCTGAGTTTATAAAAAATGCATTATATAAAGATGCCGAAATTAAAAATATACCAGAATGTTTTATTCATCAAACTGGATATGTAATAAACTCTATGACTAAACCTGAGATAATTGAAGGACTTCTTACTTCATATAAGAATATGTCTGTCAAAGAAAAACTTGCACAGAGACTTTCTGTTATAAATAACTATATGATACATGTAAGAAAGTACGATCCTGAAAGAGTTGAGTACTTACAAAGTATAATGAATGACTATGAACATCTTGGTCCATCTGGTCCAGTATCTAAAGACTATGTTGATATAGGAACTAACCCTGTAATAGCTGATACTACAGAAGAACTTATAGATAAATTAGTTATTATAGAAGGACTATGGAGAATGCTTTGTCAAGCACAAGATAAACGTAAACAGAAACTAGCTAAACTTACATACAGTGACTATGAGGATAATAAAGAAGAAAAAAATAAGGATATTGTGATAGGTAATGATGGAAACTTTAGGTATTCTAATGACGAACTGGAATACAGAAGAAGCTTAGGTATACCAGATGATGTTACTATACCTAGAATACCTATTAGTAAAAACGAAAGAGATAAGATGTTAGATGCAGAAATAGCAAGACTTAATCCTAAAGGACAGATGTTTAAAGGAGGAGAAATGCATCCTAATATAAAATTCCTTACAAGAGTAACAGACGACATATACTATGATAAAGGAATGCCTTCTCTTAAGCCTATTAATCCTAAAGATATAAAAGTAAATGATACTCTATATTAAATGAGGTGATTAAATGAGAATATTTGATATTGATATACCTGCCTATATAAGAGCAGGTAAAGTTGGTATCGTAGACAGTACTAATAAAAGGTCTGAAGGTGGCCTTTTCTCCACTAAGATATTCGGTATCACAGAAAGAGAAAAAGAATCTCGTTGTGGAGTTATAAACCTAGGTACGTATATAATGCGTCCATCTATTCTAGATATGTTTCGTAGAGTAGATACAGTAGTTTATAAATGTTGTACAGACTTTAAAATGCAGTTTGTAATATATGACGGACTGCTTGCAAAATACGACCCTAAAATACACCATGAACTTATGGATATAGGGTCTGGTCCTAAGTGGCTTTACGATAACTGGGATAAAATAGATAAAAAGAAATATTTACAAAGATCAGGACAGTATGCAAACGTCGAACTTAAACGTGTTATGAGCAAACTAAACCGTGATCAAACATTTACCCATCACCAATGGGTAGGACCACTATTTATGCGTCAAGAACTTACAGAAGATAGTGTAATGCAAGACGAACTTAATGTATACTTAGAAGATATACTTAAGTACTCAATGATAGTAAATAACTTCCCTGAAGGAGCAATAGCACTTCAAAATAAAGTTATGGACTTATTTGACTATCTTGGAGAAAGATACCTTGGTCCAAATGGTGCAGCAAGAAAGAAAACTATGGCAAGGACTATAGACTTCTCTTCACGTACGGTTCTGCTTACTAACGTCTATAGACACGACGAAATAGGAGAATCTAAGATAGACTGTACATCTGCAGGTATGGCAGTACACTTACTTGCTGGAATGTTTGTTGATACAACTATTAAAAACTCTATAGATTTTATAAAAGATCTATACGACAGAGGATGTTTTGATTCCGATGTTACATCTGATATGCTTATAGTTTACGATAAAGAGTATATAAGAGAGCAAATTAAAAAGCTTGAAGATCCACATCATAAAATAACAGGATTTCCAGCAATATGTGCAGATGGAAGTTTTAGACCACTATCTATTCCTATAGATGTCTGGGATCCTCATAATAAACGTTATGTAACAGAAGAGAAAGAACTTTCTTGGATAGAGTTCTTTTATATAGTATTAGAAACCTATGTTGATGTATATAGAAAACGTACAGTAAAGGTTACAAGATTCCCGACAGACTCAACACTGTCAACTCAGTACCTTAAACCTGTACCACTATCTTTATATCCAACATACTTAAAGAAATGTAAAGTATTCGGAGTAGAATACAAAGATTATCCATATGTAAATGATTTCATAAGAAATAACTATGACCAAAGACTGTTTGAAACAGCTACAAGAATAGCAGCTGGTACAGTAATTGGGTTCAATGGAGACCATGATTTGAAAAAGTCACTTACATTCGACATATAGCAGAAGAATGTGAGTTAACTCAGGTGAATTGCTGGAAAGCCTTAAAGCTCTATTGCCTAAATATAGGAACGTGAGTAGAAAAAAGAATAGAGATGTGAACTGGAGATGCAATAAAAGGGTAGCTATAATAAAGCACCTTCTCTCAGCACTACTCAATAGGTAATCAGCAGCTAAGCTCTATAAGAGAAAGTTCAACGACTATCCCGAAAGGGAGTAAGGGACAAGCGTCCTTGAAGTGCCTGACAGTCGTGCTGTATTTATAGGCTGTAGATATAGTCTGTACTTATGTGAAAGCATAAGAGAAGTAGTAGCGATACTTCGTAACATAATAGGGAGATGAAACTTCTAATTCTCCTCTTAACTCAAAAGAGGCAGTTGAAGAAGCTCATAGAATTAATAATAGTTTACTTCAGCATTTTACTTATTCTGGTAAGTTTATGAATAAGGTTGGTAAAGATGCTGATCAACTTATGTATACATTTACAAGAGATAGAAAGAAATATGACCCACCTAAGAAATCGTGGGATAGTAAGCATGAATTTATAGATTATATACTTAGTCTTAAAGATGGTAAGATATCTATATCAACACTAACACATTATACATGTATTCAAGAACTAGGTAAAAGACCACTTGTATCTTTATATGATGATGTAACATTTAAAAGACTAGGTAAAACATACACTACTACAGTTGGAAGACTTATAATAAATAAAGTAGTATTTGCATCATTATGGGATAATAAAGTATGGGATCTAGTACTTACACCTTTATATGGCGATGGTATTGAAAATCTAGTTATAAAGATAAAAGATTATATGATAGAGGATAAGATAACAGATCCAAATGCTATAAAGCAAGTTATAGACAGATATACAGAGTTCGGATTAAGACTTTCTACTATCTATAATGCAAACGTAACTAATACTATGATTTTATCAAATGAAGAGTTTGATAAACATAGAGACGAAACACTTAATGCAATAAAAGAGAAAGTTGAAAATGAAAAAGATGTAGAGCTTTTAAATAAGACTATAGATGGACTTGTTGAAGATGCTAAAAAAGAATTTAAAGATGATCAAATGATGGAAATATATGAGTCTAAGAACTCAGGAAAACTTGATAACCACTTTAGAAACATGAATATAGCAATGGGTGGTCTTCCTATGATAGGTGGAGGAACTGCAGTGATACTAGATTCACTTGGTGATGGTGTTAAGCCTGTCCATTTCCCAGCACTTGCAAACGTTGGAATGGTTGGAGCTATATCAAGAGCAAAACAAACGGCACTTGCAGGTACACTTCTTAAACAGATATCAAATGCTATGCAAAATATAAGAGGAATTAAAGGTGATTGTGGTTCTAAAGAAGGTATAGTAATAAGAAATGCTAGAAGAGTTGATCTTATGTATAAATACGTGTTAAACTCAAATGGAAGCCAAACATACATAACTTCTGATAACGTAGATAAATATATTGGAAAAACTGTTGAAGTAAGACATGTACTTAAATGTAAAATGAAAGACGGACACTTCTGTTCACATTGTATAGGAGAAGAACCATTCAAACTTGCTGGTAGAGATAATCTTTATATAGGAATGTTCGTGTTTGATGTATCTTCTGCAATCCTTAATATGTTTATGAAGATGACACATAACTTAGGAGCAGATGTATTTAGAATAGTAGACTTAGATAAGTTTATTTATCCTACACCACCAAAAGGATCATTATTTGAAATAAGACATGATCCACTTGAAAAAGTAGATAAGGTATATTGTAATACAGATATAACTTGGTATGTACCTAAATCAGCTCTTAACCCAGAAGGTACTAACTATAAAATACTTGCACATGGATCTATTATAGAAAATGAAACACATAATAAGTACACATTTACTTTAGGAACACAAATAATTACAAATCCGACAGAACTTTTAAAACCAGGACATCCATCAAACCCTAGCTTAACACACTATAAGCTTGTGTATAAGAAAGGAGATGCTATAATAGAAGATACTATTATACCTAGAGATGAAATGACTGTTTATAAGATGTTTAATATATTCTTTAAAGGTTCAATAAGTAACCTTATACCATTAGAAACTCACTTAGAAGTATTCCATAATACTATATCTAATAACAAGAAGGTAAACATAAGTGATATTTCTATGGGTCTTATAATAGCATCACTTGCAAGAGATGCGGCAAATACTAGCAAACCTGCAAGAGAAACTGGTTCTAAAGATTATGTAATGATAAGTTGTGATGATTTAACTATCATGAGTGGAACGTTTAATGCGTTCTTCGGAAATGATGCTAAACGTGCACTTGCTATATCTGTTGCTAAAGATCCAGATAAACAGGATGAAGTTATTTCTCCTATGGAAGTAGCTTATAGAAACTAATAAAAGGAGGTTTATAGATTGGCTAATACAAAAGAGCTTAATATACGGTTACAAACAGCTAAAAGACTTATTACTAACCTTATAGTTAAGCAAAGTAAAAGAGCATTAGAACACGAAACAGAAGAATCTATAAGAAACTATGTAGAATATTATAATGCTTTTATGAAACTTGATAAACTTTCTGACTATCCAAAATGGACTAAACAAGAAATTAAAGATGCTCTTATTGGAATTACTGATGATGATGCAAATATGTTATCAGAAGATAACGTAGTAGTAGAGCTATACAAACAAGGTAACTTTAATGATCATGAAATTGAAAGGCTACTTGATACAAAAAGAGCCTATATAATTACAAATTATGTGGAAACTAACGAGTATTATCGTATGCTCGTTGGTTTACCAACACTAGAAGAGATGAAGAATAACGAATTCGTATACTATGAAGGAGTACCTCTTCATGAACTAGATTATGCAACTAAGCTAAGACTTAGACGTAATGGTAAATTTGATGAGTTATTTGATGATACTAGAAAACAGTATATTAGATTTATAGGAAGAGAGATAGATCTTATAACAGCTCGTGAAGCAGAAGAATTTGAAGTATTATCTAATGCTAAAGACAAGGCAGATCATGAAATGTATGCAATCTGTTATAATAAAGAAAGAGAAATGTGGATGAGAACATTCTATAATGAATATCTTATGTACAATACTGACTTTTATGAGGCAGAAGATGTAGTTACACTTAAACTACAAGCACTTATCTCATACGTACTTGAAAGTAAGAAACCATTTATACATAAATCTACATATACTCAACAGGAAGCAATTGATATATGGAAATCACATGGACTAACTCTACCTAAAAACATGCCAGAGCTTTACAGAAATAGCTGTACGTTTGTACTTAACTATCTTCTTATGTTTAAAGGAACTAACTATGTACTTAACTATATTACAGAAAAGTTATTCTCTGGTCTTAATCTTTATAAGTATTTTATTCGTAAAATACCAAAAGAGAATGTAAGATATCCTCTAACTGGAAATGAAAAACCTGAGGAATTATATGATGTAGAGTTTATACTTCGTCCATTTAAATGGTTATACCCATATCAAGACGACTATACTGCAAATGAAGATAAGATTTTATCTTATGATGAAGTTGTACTTATGGATCCTAGATGGCGTGATACGGAAGAGCTTAAAAGAGCTGTATTTAGTGAAGAGTTTTCTTTTGCTGAATCTAAATATCTATCACTTGGTAACTCTTTAAACGTAACGAAATTCGGACATTGGTATGCTATAATGCATAGATACATTATGGAAAATAGAAGACTTGCTGAAACACATAACATGACACTAAGATCAACAGGACAAACACATAATTTCTTTGCTGTGTTTATGTATTACATGTCTTTAACTACGTTCCAAGCTCATAGATATCATTTATTTGAAACAGATAGTATGCCTGAGATTAATAAAGTATATGGATTTAAAATTCCTAGTAATTTTGATGAGATTAAAATAATGTTCGTATCTGAGTTTAATGCAAGAAGTTTTAGATTTGCACTAAATGAATTCCCTGATGCTTTAAATAATAATTCTACTTTTATAGAAATGCTTATTGCAATGGAAAAAGCTATGGGAATACATGATATATTTGATAAACTTAAACTTAAGATTAGAAACTTAAGAGAATATCTTGTATTAAATGAAATAGAACGTATAGTAAGAGAAGTTGATAGAGTTCCAGAAGTGTTTAATCAAACTAGAGGAGCTGAAGTTCCTACTACTTATCAAGATATACTAAGACAAATAGATCCAATATTATATGCAGAATATGAAAGAGTTAAAGCTCCGTTTGATATATCAAATCCTACAGATGAAGAACTTGCAAGAAGGGAAAACCTTATAATAGAACTAGATAACTTAACACAAGAGTTAATTCAATATCTTACAAATCTATCAAGAAATACACTTCCTAATTCTCTTAGAATGGAAAAGGTTCTTGATATGACACAAAGATTTATGAATGGACTGTCTAAGTATCTTTTATACATACTTAAAACTTTTAAAGCATATGCTGTAGACTTTATATCAGAAGGAGGACTTTTAAAAATGGGTCCTGATAGAGAATATCAACTTAACTTTGATAATATCTGGACACATGTTAGACATAATCAAAACGAAAGAATGAATATAGGATCTAATGATAGAATAAAAGTAAAATACCTTAAACCAATAGCTAAAACTATACAGTCTAATCATGATAGCTTAAAAATATCAACTATATATGGAGATGTTGCTATCTATGATGGAGAAGGAGGAAGAATTTAATGGAAGAAAAAGATTTAAATCTTAAAACAGACGAAAAGCACAAGTTCGTCTATAGAATATACGACGATAAAGAAGACGGTCACGTCGTAGGAGAAGTTGTAGGTAAAAAGCAACTAGAAGATGGTAGTTGGGTTGAAGTTAGATTTAAAAATAAAGTAACAGTACAAGGACTTCAACATATAGTTACATCTATATACAACGGACTTACACCTACACTTAATTCTAAATACTTCGAAGATGAATTATTTAGAACAGATGTAGAAAATACTAAGTCTAAAGTTACAATTAAAGCAGGACCTACAAAGATAATAGGACTTAACCTTGCAAAGAATGGTGCAAATGGAGGAGACATTATTCCATTTAAACGTCATCTTGATGGGTTTAACGATAACTTAGATGATTTAATACCATGGAGAACAGTTCTACTTACACAAAATGACTGGGTTAAATATAAACAGATATACTTACATCACAGAATAGTTGAAATAAATGGTATCAAATATGTAGAATACTTCACAAAGAAAATCACATTTAGACCATTCTATAAAACAGATGATGGACATGACATACCTGATAATCATGGACAAACTTTATCAACTGATAAAGACTGTCGTGCTTATATTGAATGTGATATAGATGTTGGAACAGATGAATTACAAGAACACTTCAGACTTAAACATATAGGAGGAACAGATGGTACATCATTCTCTGCATCTCTTCTTATGTTTGGTTCACCAGCTGAAATATTACTTGATGGTACTAAGTATGAAACTATTACTAAAACAAAAGTATTCTCAAGATGTAATCACATAAACTTATATCATGGATCTGCAGGACTTGTTGATGTAAAATATGAAGTAAACCATGTGTAAAGAGGTGGTTTAAATGGCAAACTTTAAGAAATTTGGAGGTCTATCAACTGCAGCTGGTAGAGCTAACAAAGGAGCACTAGCAAGTTCAGGTGCGTTAAAAGAAAAACTTGCTGGTGGATTTGGATTATCTAGTGGTGGTAGTAATTCTGATTACGGTGGAGGCTATGCTCTTGACTTTGGTAATGAAGGAGGAGGAGGTACACCTTTTAGAGATGTTATAACTGGTGGTATATTTGATATATTACAAGCAAGTAAACCTGGCGGTTATGACGAAAGAGCAAGTTACGCAAGAGGTATTAGAAATGATCTCTATGGTCTTAGAGACACTATAACTAGTAATAAATCTCTAATACAAAAAACAGATGAAGCGTTACAACGTATAGCATCTATTGCTGACGGTGTAAGAGTATCACCTACTACTACACTTGAGGACAAGCTTAAAGACTTAGGGTACGGAATATTTCATGACTTCTATGAAAGAACTATGAAGAAGTATGGTAAAAAGCTTGAAAAAGTAAACAGTTTCTTTAATAGCTTAGGAAGTATAGGTAGTTCGTTTATTAACATATTTGGGTTAAATGATAACTCTATTATATCAAATGCAAAAGCTGGTACAAGTAGAGTATTCAAATCAATGAATGCAGACTATGTTCAGAGTATAGCTGGAAAAGATTTATTCTCAACTGGTTTATACTTTGGAGAGTATGCAAGATTTATGATGGAAGATCTTGGATATATTTGGGATACAACTAAGTCTATAGCATTCTCTCGTGATTATGCATTTGTACATAGACCATTCCTTGAGTCTGATAATACAGGTAGGATAAAATCCTATGTATTCTTTACAAGACCAAATCTAAATCTGTTTGTAAGAGGTAATAATAATGAAATAGCAGCAACTGGAGAACTAGTACGTTATGATACATTAAGACAGTTAGTTCTTTCTGATCCAGCACTTTATTCTGAGCTATGTAGAGACGGATGTAATAAATCAGCTTTATTTACATTCTTGAATAACTACTGTTTGGAAGTTCCTGCTATTAGAATGAATGAGTCTTCACGTGAAGGTGTTCGTAATATGCATGGAGGAACTATTCCTGTACCAGGCAAACCTGAAAACGTTGGAGTTGAAATATCTGTTACATTTACAGATAACGCAAGAGCTGATGTTGCAAAACTTCTATACTGTCTTCGTAAGTATGCACATTATGTAGCAGAAGAAGGTTATGCAATGCGTCCAGAATACATAAAGTATCAAGCACTTGATTCTTATATGTCTATGTATGTTGTAACTGTAGATACTGATTGGAATATAATAGGGTTTGGATTTGGATGTATGTTATCTCTTGCTGACACACCAACACATTTTACACAACATAAAATGGAAGGATTTGAAAAACCTGAGCTACTAGATAGTTTTTCAGTTACATTTAAAGCACTAGAATGGGATGCACATGCACCTGAGTATTTTGATTACTTTAACTGGATAAGCAATTTCAACCCAGCTAACGTAGTTGATACACGTGGTTCAGCTCTTACTTTACAAGAAATAACACGTGATACTCAATCAGGAAGATTTGGATGTCCTTATAGAACATCTGTATGGACAGAAGACTGTGGATTTAAAGGTGGATATGCTAGTGGTCCTAGTATAGCTCCATCATTCCAAAGTAAAAATATAGATGCAAAAGCATTTCCTAGAGTATTTGAATATGTAAATTATGCACACCGTGGAGTAGGAGAACTTCTTGCACGTAATCCAGGTGTATATGTAGCTGTAAATAGTAATGATCCACATCGTAGAATATTTAGATTAGGGTTTAGTTATTAAGGAGGTATAGATGGCATTCGGAGAAAGAAATAGAGAAAATACAAACACACTTCCAGAACTAGATCTTAAAGGATTTATAACAAAAGCAAATGCATACTGGCAAGTTATATCATATGAAGGTAAATCTAAGCTTATTATGAATAGATATCACACATGGGATACATGTTATCATCATGTAACAGAACATCTTATGACATATCTAAATGAGACACTTGGTTATAAGATAGATGGTACAAATCTAGAACATGTATCAGCTGACCCAAGCTATGATATGCGTGATGTAAGAAAGATGCAAATACAACCTGATCTATTACCTAGAGGAATATTTATATTTACACAAGATGTAAACCAAACTGGAATAGTAAATATCCCGTCAATGGATCAAACTAATATGTTTAAAAAGAAACCTAGATTTACAGCTATGATAGTTAATTACAAGAAAGATCCTAATGATGGACTTATGTATGACTATATGAAAGATCTAAGATTTGCACTTACTGCTGATTATAGATTTAATACTATGCTTTGTGCATTTACTGTTATGGTAGGAACGTTAGCTGAGAGAATGGAAGTTGCAAGACTTTGGAGAGAGTTCTTCCCAGATAATGTATCTACTGACATATATAGAAACTTCTTCCCTTTTAGAACTATACTTGACGATGTAATACCTATAAGTTATGATATAGAAACAGTTATTCCAAGAGAAGTTGAAAATACATTAAAGAAGATGTTTGGTATTGACTATATAAATGAAGATCAAAATAGAAGATACAAACGTCCTTCTGATGATAAACTTTTAGACTTATTACAAAGATACTCTGAAACACCAGTTGATTTTAAAGTTATTGGTGGAGAAGGAGAGTTATACTTTGTATTTAAATATAAAGCACAAATAACTTTAACTGCAGAATCTATACAAGAAGATACTCTGCCTCTTAATAACTTAAATATACATCAAGTTAGATTTCAATTCCTTGTAACGTATCCAGAAGTTACAAGACTTGCACTACATGCTGATTTAACATGTCCAAACTTTGATAATCCTAATCTTGATGTTAAAACTGGTAAGTTATATAAGATTGCAGATGAAACATATGAAGTTAAAGAAGTACAAAACGTAAGAGTTGCACATTGGCCAGATCAAATAAATGAAACTGTACTTGAAAATAATATAATCTATAAGATATCTCCTGAAGATGTAGTTCTTGATGATGTCGGAGAGTATGCTTATACTGATATAAAGCTTGATAGACTTATGATAAATCCTTTAGTATACGGATTTATTAAAAGAGCCGAAGCCAGATATGGTTCAATTGAAACCAATGATGGTAAGATTAAGGCTAGAGAGTTTTATAATATAGTTGCTATAAGAAAGAAAGTTCGTAAATTCGAAGAAGAGTTACCTGAACCTTATGGTAATACAGTTGGTACTACTATAGATTATAAAGAAGCTTGTATAAAAGACATTTATGCTAAGGTTGATGAGGAGATATTTATTGGGATATACTTAAATAAAAAGGAATACACTGTATTCTTGGAAAGAGTGGGTTACACTGGAAAACCTAATCTTGCTAGACAAACACCAACTGGAGAAATATAAAGTAGTCTGAGTTCCTTAACTGGGACTCAGATTTATTTGTACGCAAAGGAGAGATAAGTGTGGATATAGATAAAAGAATAATTATGAAGCACAATCTATACGAGAAATATCAGGAAGAATGTCTTAATATATTAAGGAGACATAAACCAAAAGCGTGTGTAGTAGTTGATAAGTATACAGCTCCTCTTCATGATTATATACTAAATATTGCAACTGAAGAAGATCTTAAGTTCTATACTGATAAACCAAGAGGTAATGTTATTTCTTGTAAATATATTTCTAATAAACTTGATATGGAGACTGACTGTAAGCTTATGGTCCTAGAGGATATCTACGAATATAAGGAAGAGATTAAACTTCATATAATAAAAACCACTACTACAGATGATATAGAGTCGTTTATTAAAGGAATGACTAAAAAGTTATCTTCACTTGGTATAGGTGCAGAAATAATAGAACTTAATGATTTAACAGATCTTTTAGATTATACAGAAGATCAAAGACATACTATGACACCGTTTATAGTATTAAAACCACTATCTAAAATATTTACAGATAATGTAGAAAGCCTTAAAGTTATGTTAGGATCTCTTGATAATGCAAATTATCGTGATGTTGATTGCTTTCTAGATATGGATACATCTACAAAACTAAATAACTGTAAGCTGGGATATGTTCCATCTACACTTGCATCTGTAATAGAAATATTCAAAGAATTTAATATCACAACTAAAAACTATACCCATGTATATGTACTTGGTCAATCGCCTCATTTGGGAAAACCAATTGCAGATGTGCTTGAATATAATAATTACGCTACGTATACAGCAAACTCTAGAACTTCTAAACACGTAAAAGAAGCAATATTTTATTCATCAGATGTAACTATATCTGTTACAGGATCACCTGATATATGTAAGCTTTTTAATAAGCAACATGTATCTACAAACTATGATCTTGCTAAACGTGTTATAATAGATGTAGGTATAGTAAAAGAAAATGGAAAAATAAGAGGAGATGTACCAAACGATATAAAATCACAGTACATGCTCTATAACAAAGTCCCTAATGGAGTAGGACTTATAGATACTTCAATAGTTGCACTAAGAACTATTGAATCATATTACACACAACTTAAGTTGAAAGGAGAACTAAGATGACACAATTTGATAAGATTTATAAGGATATAGTAGACGACATATTAACTACAGGAACATCAAGCCACTTTTACGGAGCGGTTAGAACCAGATATGCAGACGGAACACCTGCACATTATATATCAAAGTATGGATTACATTTTAAATTAAATGTAGACTGGAATAACCCTGAAACACTTCCACTTTTAACATCTAGATATACTCCAATTAAGTCAGCATTTAGAGAAATAGCTTGGATATGGTTATTTAGATCTAATAATGTAAAAGATTTAAGAGAAAAACTTGATTGTAAGTTCTGGGATGAATGGGAAAGAGAAGATAACACAATAGGTAAAGCATATGGATATCAAATAGATAGACCTGTTCTTGGTTACGAAAATCAATTATCTTATATAGTAAGAACATTACAAAATGATCCTAACTCTAGAAGAGCTATAACTGAGATATGGGTCCCTAATGAACTTGATGATATGGCATTAACACCATGTGTACATTTAACACAATGGAGTATAAATAGAGGTAAGTTAATACTTGAAGTGAGAGCACGTAGCACAGATGTTGGACTTGGATTAGTTTCTAATGTGGCTCAATACTGTATACTTCAAAAACTTGTAGCTGATGAAATAGGTGTCGAAGTGGGAGAATTTATATGGTCATCTCATAATTACCATATTTATACAAGACATGCTAATGAACTTCAAAAACAAGTAGAGTCAACACAAGAAGTTAAAAATTGGAAACTTGTTATTCCTGAAAACTTCCCATCTATTCTTAAGGATTGGGACATTACAAATGAAAAAGATACAGAGCTTATTAAAGGAGTTTATATAGAAAACTATAAACCTAGTGATTTTCCTAAATATAATTACGAAGTAGCTATCTAAAAAGGAGTTGTGTGTATGCTTAGTTTAGAAGAAGTAAGACGTCCTAACTACATGGACTATAATATAATAAAAAGACTTGTCGAAGAAGTAACTGAACTATCTAAAGAGAAAGCTGAAGAATTTGTAAGCAACCTAAAATCAGTAAAGGAGTCACCAGCAATTGCATACACAAGAAGAATATTCTTTCTTAAATATGAAGAAAGAGCTGTTGGACTTCTTATAGTATCTAAAGATCTTATTGATCCCAAGATAGAGTTTATGGGAATAGAAAAAGCTTACCGTAAGTTTGGAGGAGGAACAGATATGTTTGAGAAGTCTTTCAAACTTCTAGGTACTACAAAACCTGTAATAGAAATACCAATAAATAGGTACTTAGATTTTAAAAGCTTTATAGAAAGATATGAATGGACTGCTAGTACATTTTATGTTAAAGATGGTATCAAGATATTTATTATGAATAAGTTTTAAATGGCTCTAAACGAGCGTATAATGGGTCTATTTTCCAATATTTTATGTTTTTAATGCAATTATACTATGTATTGGAAAATAGGCTAAAATAGGAGGTTAATATGAGTGAAGATAAAAGAGATGAATTATTAAGTGAGATAAGATCATTTATAGAAGAATTTAACTTTAATGGAAATAAGTATGCACCTGGTGAGGTTATACTTAGTAAAAGAACTGTATTTGAAATATATCTAAATGATATATTTAAAGAATTAAAAGATCTTACAAGACAGGATAAAGAATACCTATTTAAAGAAATAGTTAAAATGGAAGTGCTATTTCCTATACCTTACACAACTAATAACTTTAAAAAGGTACATTATTTTGCAAATGTAATACGTAATGTTGCAAATATAATATTTAGAGATGTAGAAGAAAAGGAAATAAAGATAGATATCGTCTCTAATGAACCTGTATTTAAAGACTTCTTCTTATATATAAGATCGAATAACGAAGAAGGAGCTTTTCTTTATAGAAACTCTGTATTTGATATAGATTCAGAAATACTTGAAGAAACTAAGATAGAAAAAGAACAAGCAACTATTTTAAGAGGAAGATTTACATCACCTTATGTTAAGATGAATGTAGCTCCTGTTACATGTAATTTATCTATAGTAAAGCTTCCAATTAGAGAAACTACAGCTACCGAATAAAAACAAGTTTCCGTATTTTTAAAGCAAATCAATACATAAAGGAGGTATAATATGGCTGATAAAAATATCTATGGATCTCAGCAATTAACGGTTTCTGATAAGTACCAGTTAGGAGAGGCCATAGTTGAAGAACTAATAAACTCTGGTGTTGCTGTAGAAGACTTGCCTATCATGGGACCAGAATCACGTATGATACAAATACTGTCAATGGTACATGATATGACTTCTGAGAAGATGGATACTATGTATAGAGAAGCATCTATTATAGACTGTAACTTCTATACAAGTCTATATTCACATATGGCACAACACGATCTTGATATATCTCTTGCTCATCCATCTAGTATGGAGATGTTCGTAAGACTTCCTCTTACAGAAGTAATAACACTTGGAAGACTTATATCAAATGATACTTGGGAATTCTTTTATACAAATGCTAATACAGTTGTAATAAATGGCTATCCTTTTATAGCTGAAAACGATATTTATACTATAAGAGTTCAACAAGTTGATACAGACTTTAAAGTAAAAGTTCACTACACAGACTCAAATGGAGACAGACATTTAATTCCTACACAAAAGATACTATTCAATGACGACTATTATATTCTTTTTACAGCTAACTTTTTACAAGTTACAAAAGAGATTAAGTATATGCCAGTTGGTAATAGAGACATTCAAAGATGGCATATCCAAACCAAAGGACTTATATATTCATTTAACTGTACGTATAAGAATACAATAGAATCACCTGAAATAGATCTTACACCAAGAAACTTCTATTCACGTGGACAAGGAAATTTTATAGAATATAAAGTATCTGGAAATAAATCTCTTATATTTGAGCATAAATATGTTCCAGGTGGGTTTAGACCAGAGGTAAATGGTATCATAACTTGTTATTTACTTACTACTACTGGTGAAAATGTTAAATATAAAGGTATTGCAAAAGCAGAAGATGTTTATCCACCTGAAATGAATATCTATTATGAACCAGTTGGTGAATACTTTGAATCTAAAGGTGGAAGAATAGCTGACTATGGAAAAGAATCTATAAGAAATCAGGTTATAAAGACTAAATCGGCAAGACGTAGAATAGATACTGAAGTAGATATGACTAATTACTTAAGAACTTATGAAGGAGCGTCAGTATTTCATCCTAAATTAGTTCTTAATAATGTAAAATCTAGAATATTTAATATCTATACTGTACTTAACTTTAATGAAAGTGCATCTATTACTAAAGAACACAAGTATACTATACCTACAAACTCTTTAGATATAGAACTAGATATATCAAGACTACCTAATAGAACAGTTGGAGGGAAAGATTTTTACTGTCTTCCATCTACAATGGCACTTAAATCAACCCAAGGGACAGAAGCAGATCTTACAGTTCCTTTATATGGTGGATGGACAAGTGAACCATCTGAGGTTGATGCAAGAACAGCTAACTCATCTGACTATCTTCATAGAATTCCATTTATATTAACTTATAGTAAGAAAGAAAATGCTATAAGAACATATATGAATATGCAAGTTGATGTTCCTTATAAGACTAAGATAATAGAAGAAAACGATGATGATAGTATAAAAACTCATATTATAAATACTACACTTAGAATGGACGACTATGAAGAGTATATTGATCCAGATTTAGGTGGAGCTAAGAAGTCTACATTCAGAGTTAAAACTGAAATAAGATCTGACAACGAAGAAATCCCTCTTATAGCAACAGGAGGAGATCAAAACTTCACAGCTACACTTACTATAACTGGAACAAATGGTTACACAGCAGATGTACCTCTTAGTAGTATGGTTGAAGTTGGAGAAGATCAGAAATATACTCTATTTTTTGACTTTGAAACAGATAGACTTATATACGATAAGGAATTTGATCTTAAGTATACTGATAATGGTGGAGTTAAAAGACATATGACTGTAAACGTAGCTCAAGATATGGTTCTTAAACTTTACTATATAACAGGTGGAGTACACAAGATAATATCTAAATACCAAGCAAGAGTTGAAATGTTTAAAGATGTAACATCAAACTTCTTGATTCAATCTAATCCTATTGCTAAAGTAGGATCAGTTGGTAACGATATTAAGTTCCTAGCTGTTCCAGTAGTAGCTCATTACTTCTATGAGATATTAGAGAACAGAACTAAAGTATATAATGAGCTAATAAATGTAATGAACTTTATGAATAATGAGATATATGCAGAACTTGATCAATATAGATCTCATGGTTTTACATTTAAAGACTTACAAGAAACTTCATTTGGAATGAGTTGTAAGTTTGCAAGAACTTATGGTAAGTCAAGATTTCTGCAAACAGGTTCATTAACATTTAAACCTCTTGTAAACTTAGAGTTAAGACCTACATTATATTTAAGAGTTCTTGAAGATAGTTTTGATAAATCTACTATCTCTGAATACTTAAATAACGGATTTACATCACATGAGTTCTTAACGTCTGATTTACATATGTCAACATACATAACAGATATGACAAATGAATCAAATGGAGCATTTGAATTTTTACAAATGGTAAACTTCGATAGATACCAAGCTGATTCACATATGATTAAACACAACGGTCGTGATGAAAAGAACGACGATGTACCAGAAGTTATAGCTATAGCCTCACGTTATAATAGAGAACGTAGAATGTGGGAGTATGATGTGACTTATGGAGAAATATAAAAGGAGGATTATAATATGGCTGAAATAAGAACCAAAGTTATAGGTGGTAATATAGATGATGTCTTACCTAATACTAAAAAGTATTTTAGAGTAGTAGTTCTTACAAATACTGAATCTGATTACCCTTTAACTGAGTATCTTAAAAATAACACAAGCTTATTTTGTAAGCAGTACGAATTAAATGGAGCTATCGTAGACTGCGACTATTACTTTAATTCGTCTTATGGTATAGGAATATTCTACTATATGGCAGAACTTGGAGAAGGATCTACTTACAATGATAAAGATTTCGCTAATTCTGAAGCAGTATCTTTTGTAATAGATATAAATGCAATACTTGCTGGTCAAGATCCTAGTGATCATCCATATCTTCATGTATTTGATTATACTAAAGATAAGAATGAAGTTATAGATACTATTAATAGACTTAGAAAAGATGTAGTATTCAAATCAGATTTGTATGCAGGTAGATTACTTGGAGATATAGTAAATGACTTAGAGATACTATTTGGTGCAAACGAAGGTGTTCCTGCTGAAGTAGGACAAGTAGATCTTAATAAAGAAACTGAAAATGCTGAAACACCAATAGATCATTACTTATTAAAAAGAGATAACTTACAAAGAGATATCGAACACAAAACAGGAGTACTTGAGACACTTAAAGCTGAGAAAGCTAAGATTGATAAAATTATAGAATCTATGGGTGGAGATCCTTATAAAGAAGATAAAGATCCTAATGATGGACCTATAGATTTTCTAAAGGAAGTGTTTAATCGTGAAGTCACCGATACTCAAGTTGAGGAACATAAGGAGAAAGAAACAGAAGAAGTTAAACCAGTTGAAGAACCTGCTCCTACAGCTGATGAAGAAACTACTGAGACTACTGAAAAACAAGAAAAGACTATAGAAGATGTAGAAAACATACTTAAAGGATTAGATGTATCATTAAATGGAACAGATCCTAAGACTGAACCTACAAGTGATACACCACAAGAACCTAAAACAGTTAAAGAACAGATAGAAGAAGAAACACAAGATGCACAAAGTGTTATAAATAACGTTAACTTAGACAGTGTACCAGAAAGAGTTGACGTAACTAAAGAGTTATTAACACCAACACCTGAACCAGTAACAGAACCAGATAATGTATCTAAAGATGAAGCAACTATATATGATAACGAGAATCAAGGACGTAACTTAGAGGAATATGTAGAAAAACTTATATCTTCAGATGATGATTTCTCTGGTGATTGGGATGACGAACAAGAGTTATTCCAAATAGTAATGACAAATGATAATAAAGCTAGAGAAGAGTTATCAAGAGATGAGTATAAGGCTTACTTAGATTTAGTAACTAGATACTCTCTTAATAAGAACGACAGACAAGAATTAAGCTCTGGAGTTTATAATTTAAGAAAAGCTAAGTTTGATAACATAGGAGCTTTTGGATACGTTAATGATTAATAAAACAGATTATAGGAGGATTATATTATGGCAGTAAAAGATGTACAATTATTTTCAATGGTTAATTTTGGATTTGGAGAAAATGCAAAGCAAAGTAGACTAAGACTATTAACTAAAGGTTATGACTTTGAGTTAGCAATAGATAATGGTCAAAAGACAGATGGAAAGCTTTCATTTAACCAAGCAGCTTCTGTTACAATTTCTCAAGATGATATTACTACACTTAAAATATCATTTGTAGATCAATATTTAAAGCTTACTAGAACTAAGCTATGGGAAATTAGAAAAGAAGGAGTACCTACTAGATTACATGACATGTTTATTTCTTGTAAAGGTGATGAAAATCACAAATTATATGCTTTGAGATTTATTACTTTCTGTGATTTTGATGCTAATAAGAAAATGAATATGACTACTAAATGGATGATCTATGGATTAAGTGGATACGAAGAATATTCTGAAATAAGAAAATCTAAGGAATTCCCTAAAGAAGCCGTACTTGCTGAATACACACTTAACTCATTTGGATCAAATGATGGAGAACCATATGTACCTAAAGCAACTGTACTTATGGAAAAACTATCAAACATTCTTGAAGCAATTATTTCAGGAACATCATTTACTTATGGAAACTTTATAATTGAATACGGAAAGGAACAAACAGAAAATAAATCTTCTGGATCTAAACCTTACTACTCAGGTAATTCAGCACCTCCAGTAGATAAAGTAGATGAAGATGAATTTCCTTTCTAATTAAAAGGAGAGATTTATGGCATTAATGGATTTAGCAGATGAAGGTAGAGGAAGATCTTTGTCTAATAAATGGAGTGTATCTCTTTTTACAAATAAGAAGAGAAATAAATACGTTCCCACAAGTGAAATAAGTGGTATCCCAAAGGAAGATGCAATAGAACTTACGATGGAGATAGCACAACTACAACAAGCACTTGCTAAATATATAGCAAGTAATGAAAGAAAAGGAAGTTCTGTTAGGACTTCCTTGACTGAGCTTGAACTTTATATAAAAGAACTTAAAGATAGTAATGCAAGACCAGACTTTGTAACAGCAGCGTATTCAACTAAGTCAGATCTTCTTAAAACTATGGATAAGTTTGATGATAATACATGGAAAGCTACACTTGATGCAGTTAAGACTAAGAAAGATGTAAGAAAGTTCTATGTAGATAAAAATAAAGAAAAGTTCCAAGCTACTCAAGCTGTTGATGTACAACCTGCTACTACAGGTGGAGCAGTTGGTACTATGGTAAACGTATATCCAAATGGAATGGGATCTCAAGCACCTACACAAATGAGAACATTTGATCCTAGTGTATATACACCACCTATACAAGTAATAGATCAACCAAAGACATTAACACCTATGCAAGCAAATACTGTAGTAGACGCTGCAAGATCTGTAGAAGAAGTAAAAGAAGTAGTTGGTACCCCACAGAGAGGAGTAACTGCAGTACAAGAAGCTGTAGTTACAAAACCTGAATTCTATAAAGGTGATACAGTTGTACAAGAAGGTATACTACCATCACAAAATGTAACTACTTCTGCACTTAATAATGAAGCATTGAAACTATATGAACAAAGAAAGAATATGACTCTTGCATCAGCAAGTTCAACTCAACTTGGACATGACTATAATACATCTATAAATGGAATGATGAGTAAAATGGATGATATAGAACCAGTTATGTATATAAACCAAATTGATGGTACTTACTATGTAAAGGCATATTATAAAGGTGAAGATGGAAAAGCTGATACAAGTAGAGAATATCCATATTTCAACCATCCAAGTCTTCTTCATATAGAGAACTTAGAAATGACTCCGTCTGGAGATAAAATTAAATGCTTTGCATACAGTAAGGGAATTCCATATAAGTTCGTAGATAATAATGATGATATGCCACAAGTATATAAGAACTATTGGAAACTTCCTGAATATCAAAACTACTACATACCTCAAAAGACACTAGAAAACTTTAGAAGATTGGGGATGAAGGCAAATGATAAATAATAACACGATGAGTTGGGGAGAAATCCCTGACTCATCTTTTTTATTCCGCAAGTTTGATGAATTAAAATGGTATAATATGATAACAGATGATGATATTATTCGTGTTAATAATACTTTATATGATGTACTTGAAGAAATAGATGATATAGATGCTGAGGATTATAAGAAAGCAAGACTTGTATTTATGCATATGAATGAAAATCCTGCATTTGCTTGGGTTATAAACTTAAATAAAACTGAATGTCTTGATTATAGTTGGATGCAAAGAGTTATTCCTTATATATCTGACTATCTAGTTAACTTGGATAATATCTCTGCTGGTAGAGAGATATCTTTATTTATAGCAAAGGCAACATATGAAACACTACTTGGAGGTTGTGTAGATGTAAGGCATCATACAGATAAGGATATAATACAAAAGATAGCTGATATAATGTTTGTGTACACACATCTTCTTAGAATAGATAGTAAAACTAGTGTACAAGATATGGATAGTATAGTGTATGAAATGCTTGATAAAGTAGTAGATATACTAGATGAAAGTTTTTTAGAGCTTGGAGTAGAGGAATTACTTGATGATTACATTCGCAATCTAAGGCATGATCCATCTGAAATAGAATACGATGAAGTATTTCAAGAGGAATGTGAGTATATAAGAGATGAGTTTATGAGTTATATACTAAATGTACTTAATTATGCAATGTATAGAGATTCTCCTATAATAAAAGAGAATTCTGATAGGATAACTACACTGCTTAGTAGATTTAAAGGAATGGAATATGATATTCTTCCTATACTTTCTACAATACTATCTTTTATATATAGAGAAGCTTTATTTACTATATCCTTATTCTATCAAGATCAAATAGTATACAAATATCATGATAGCTATGAGTTTACAAAGTTTATAAGATTTCTTTATAAAGATAACCTTATTAGTTATTAAATATTTAATATAGAACGAAGGAGGTTAGATTAAAATGTTTTATAAAGATGATTTTATTACATGTGGAAGAAGTTTAATTGAGGTAATAGATGAGGCTAGAGCTGAAGCTGGAAGAAATATGAGTATATCTGAGGACATATACAAATACTATAACGAACTTATGACTATATCTACTAACTATAAGTACGAAGTACCAATTGGGTTTGAACGGCAACTAATAAGCTCTATCCTCAGCTATCCAATGTTAACCTTGTATGCTTTTTTGTTACCTGCAAGATTCTCTAGATTTTATGATAAACTTGAAAGAAGTCTACTATGTGAAATCAATGCTAATTACAATGGATCAATTACAAGATTTATGGTAGATGTATTTAAAGAGATATCAAATAATACAAAAGATATGGATACTTTTATAATGACTGATTCTATAATATCTGAGATAGCTAGACATAACACAGATACAATTGAGTCTCTTGTGTATAATACAACTAGTTTTGAGGTAAATACTGAAAGAAATATCTGTATAGCAATTATTCATGAAACATTAGAAGAAATGAGATATATACATAAGGATATAATACATAATGCACCAGGAATACTGTCTAACTATATAGACATAGGAGACAGATACATTATGTCACAACAAGATGAGATCGTTTATGATTTAATGTATTCTGTAGATGGAGCTATAAAGCAAAGTATTATTGATGGAACAGAGATTCCAGATATAGAAGAAACTATGGCATACTTTTCTGAAGATATCGAAGCTAATATGGAAGTTGATGGGCTTACTGATAGTCCAGGTGAAATAGTAGAAGAAGCGTATTTCCGTATAATAAATACGTTATTTGATATATTATCAGGAGAATCTATGGTAAACAGTATACTAACACACTTATTTACATCATATGAGGAATATGACATAAGAGGAGCACTACTTGATATATTTGAAGGATTTGAAGAAAATATAGGGTTAATAGATATACTATGTTACGTCCATAGATCATTACAAAAAGTAGTATTAGACTTTAGTTAAAGGAGGTGTTTAAAATGCTTGAAGATGAGTATAGTGCATCAACGTATCAAGTAAAGAAGCATATAGATGATAAGGTTAATGGGACATACTATATAAGAAAACATATAGAGAATATTGAAAACAAGATATTTCACGGAATAGATAGAGGAGATTATGAAATACTTATAAAGGATCCAATTGCAATTTTATATGCACTACTGACATATAATGTTGATATAACTGATAATGATGATTTTATACTATTCAAAGACTATATACTAAATAGATATAGGTACAAAGAACTGTATGATTCTATACATGAAATAGTTACACCACTGTTCTTTGGACTTAGTAAACCAAATGTAGTCACTACAACTCAAATATGCCTAGAGGTTGTAAAGTATACATCATCAAGTGAGATGCTTAACCATGTAATGTATAGAACTAACTGTACTGATAATGAAAGGTTGGTGTTAGAATTAGTACCCTTAATAGCAGAAAATGAAATAGAAGAGCTATTAGGTTCTGAATCTATATACTATTTACCAGATATTAGAGAACATATGTCAAATAATGAGATTTATAATAATGTTTTAGAAGATAGAGAAAGTCAAATAGAGTGCTTAGATGAACTTAATATGTATGAAATAGCTTATTCTCTTATGCCTAATCACATATGTAGATACTTTTACGAACTTACAGTTGATACTATAAGGTATTTTAAAGGTAGTTTACCACCTTCTTACCAGTTATTCTTTAAAGTATTTTTACGTAAAGCACAACTACTACATAAGAAGATGCATAATACAACATTTCTACTAGATAGTGAGGAACTAGGGGATCTTGAATATACATGTAGATATATATGGTTTTATGCATATGATACAGGTGTTATATATGACTACTACATATCACTTAGTATAGAGGTATTTACGTTTGAGTATTTTAAATATAATCTACTAAATCATATTATCATAAACTCAACAACTTTGAGATCACTTAAAAAAGGAGAGGATTAAATGATACACTACTGTACTATTGAAGAAGCTATATCTGAGATAGATGATAATGATGTAAAAAATATGTTAACCAAGACATTTAAAACTTTTGGTTATAATCCAAATAAAGATTCAGTTGACAGTGTCGATGTTACTGACTTACCTAGGATAGCTGAGGGAATTATCCTAGGTGCTGTTGACATTTTGAAGAATGATGAAGGAGTAATCTATGCTGTTATGTCAGATTACTTATACTTCATATTCTATCAAAGTAAACTATTCCCTACTATAAAAGGATTAAGCTCAATAAGTATTCAGCTTAGAAGTTACTTTATGAAGTATTTACTTGATAAACAGATACCAGAGCTTATACTTATGAATATGGAGCAAGGAATATATCCTCAGTTCTATTCAGCTACAGTAATAAATGAAATAAGAAAGACACAGTTTTATAAGTTCTTCAATGAAGCTACACTTGATGAAATCATACATTCTGTTACACTAGGTTCAAATGATATAAACACAACTTCTATATGTGTAACTGTAATAGATGAGCTTATAGAAGATATACTTGCAAATAAGACTGATGATTGCTATGAAGAGATAACAGAACTTGTATCTAAAGCATACATGTTTAAAAGAACACCGTCTTGGATGTATGATGATCTTGATTCTACATATAGAAAAGCAGAAATAATAGCAATATTTACTGTTGCATTTGGAAAAGAAGAAAAAGACATGCCTATTAAGTTTGACGAGGACTTACTTCTTACTCATTCTGATAAGATATATAGACAGAATACAACTTCTCTTCTAAATGATATCGTAACTACATTCTCTGCACATACATCTGAACATAGAACAGAACTACTTGATAAATTCGTAGTTACTAATAGTTCATTTCAAAAGACGTTCGATAATGTGTTTTCTGATTATGTAAATTTATTTTCTTCAGAAGATATAATAACATTTAATGATGGTGTAACAGAAGAAGATGTACAAGATCAATTATATAGAGTTCTTCTATACCTTACTTCATATACTATATGTTATATTATTATGGAATTTCTATGGATACTTAAAAAGGAGAACATAGCTCCTGTTACATACTCTCTTATACTAACTAACATAGTAAGAGAAATACTATGCTATAGAATTTATGAGGTGAATCCAACATGAACATTGACACAAGACCGTTCTTTCCCAAAGATTGCTCTATCATAAACTATGATAGCAATCTATTTTTATTACACACACATTACTACAGAGATATAGACACATTATTTAACATCTATATAGATAAAACTACAGGAGTTTCTCGTCTTGAAAAACACGAGGCTCCTGAAGTGCCTGTTTTTATAGCAAGAAAAACACCAAAATACCCACAAGAGTATATAAGTCGTGACTCTTGTGAAAGATACATGATTCCTTATTCTAGAAAGAATAAAGCAACACGTGAACTTTTATTTGAAGGTAAGCGTATTTACTTTAAAGATGAGTGGGGAAATGAGATGCAAAAAGTACTTATGCCAGATATTCCTTATAAAGCTGAGTACTTGCATCCAGGTGTATTTATGCTTGATGTTCCTATTGAACAGTGGGCTTATGTAGAGAAATCAAAGACTATGTATCACTATAATGAGAAAGACAAAGTGGTGGAATCTGATGTTACTATACCAGATATAAAATATGCATCGTTTGACATCGAAACTTCAAAAGATGAGAATGATGAATGGTATATTAATATGAATACATTTGTTGATGAATATTCTAAGACAGCTTACATAGATTTTCCAGTATTCAAAGATGGTAGATATAAAAGACAGGACTATCTAGTAGAAAATAAAGAGCAATTTGTAAAGGATTTAAAAGCTAAGTTCCATGAAGTAATTGAAAACTTAGAGCTTAAAGCAAATGAAAAAACTATAAAACTTGTAAAAGACACATGCAGAGAATTTATAGATACACTGGATATAAAGGTAAGACACTTTAAAGATGAAGCTACATTTATAGAAGCTACGACTAGAACCATGTTTACAGAGCATAAACCAAATATACTTATGGCATTTAATACAACATATGATATTGGAATGTTCCAAGAACGTATAGAAAAGCTTGGTTTACCTAAAGGTACATTTAATGAAAGAGGAATTGGTTATGATAATATATCTCCACCATTTGCATCTACTAATAATAAAGACAGACTAGATCCAAAAAGATTTAAAGGAGATATATTTAATCCTACAGAACGTAAAGTATACCTAAATAATATATCTCATACTATGATATCTGATTTCCAGACATGTTTCTATTCAAATAGACGTGGATCAAACTATTCTACATTCAATCTAGAAGATACAGCAAACAGAATAATTGGCTTTGGTAAACTTGATTACTCACATATATGCAATAACATACTTTATTTACCATATGAAGACTTCTATACACATGCAATGTATGCTCTTATTGACTCAATCTTACTTATAATCTGTAATAAAATAGGATCTGAGTTCTATAAGAAACTTATATTCGTTCAATTATCAAAAACTAATATAGAAGAAACTCCAAGTCCAAATATAGCTGTTATAAGAGCATACCAAACAGATGCTGCAGTTCTATCATCTGTAATACCTGGATGTAATATAAACAAAGTATTACTTGGAATGAAGATGGAAGATGTGGTTAAGGTATCTAAAACACTTAATATAGATTATACAAAGCAAAAACATACACTATCACAAAATGTATCATATGGTGGAGGACTTGTTGCGGATCCACTTCTTAAGAAGATTATGGATGACGTACTTAATGCCTTTCCTATACTTAAAGATGAAGCACATATAACTACGTTTATGAAGTTTATATCTGTTTTATATCTAGATCTTAAATCACACTATCCGTTTACTATGTATACACGTAATCTTGCTAGATCAACACTGGTAGGAATTATAAATATGCTTGTAAATAAGTCTAATAACCAGATAATGAAATATACTGGATATATAAAGGGTGCATCTTTTAAGAATAGAGTAAGGTCTTTTGGAAATCTTAATGTTGCACTTATAAATAAGGATGTAATTACTTATGCTAATATTGCAAATGGGTTACCATCACTTGATGACCTTATTAAAGAATTCATGCATTTTGACTCAGAACCTATAATAAATACAGTTAAACCACTTGAATATACAGCTGAGATAGATAAACCTACACTAAATGCATTTGGTAAAGTAAGATCAATACTTACATCAATAAATAGACTCAGAATAGATAAGCAAGAAGAGAAATATATGGCAAAAGATGTAAAGCACTTCTTTATAAATGATGGTGAAATGGTGTTTAATAATTCTTGCTTTGTAAGATACAACTATAGAAATAATATATTTACAGATGAAATGCTAAACTTTATTCCAAATGTTGATAGATCTGTTCCATTATACGGAACTATTAGTAAGTCAACATTAACTCTATCTGATTCTAACTACAAAAAACCAAGAAATAAACCATTTGAATTTCCAGAAGATTCAAAATGGTATCCAATAGATGAGGAAGAGCTTATAAAAATGGCAGATGCTGAGATATATCCAGTTATAATGAATCTTAAAGATGGAATTAAAATTAGATCAGTTAATAGATCATTTTATTTCCCATTTTCATACTGGGTAAAGCAAATAGAACTTGCAAGAAACGGTAAGAAGTTACCAAAGAAAGAACCAGAGATTTCAACACCAATATATCGTTATATAAAAGGTAAGGAAACTACTAAAATTCAGTTTCAATATAGTATCTATCATCCAGATCTTATTGCTCTTGATATAGATATTTATATGCAAATAAAAAACATTTAATTTAATAGGAGGTAGAATTATGAATTTTTCAGAAAAAATGAATGTATTCAGAAGAGTAACACAATCAAAACCAGAACCAGATGTAAGGACAGTTACAAAAACAGTATTCCCAGCACTTGCTGGAGCAATGCTGTCGTCTGCAGAAGCAATGAGTTATGTACTTATAAAGCAAGTGCAAGAACTTGAAAATACAGGTAAATTTGATACACAAATGAGATTTTGGGTATGGAGAAACTTTAAGGTTGCAGTATTTAAATTAGTAGAAGCTTTTACACAAGTAGCAAGAACTAATAGAGATTTATTCCTTGAAGCTATATCTAATAATGGTATAGAAACTGTAATAGCTATGTTTATATGGACAGCTGAGCCATCAGACAGAGATGCATATGAAATGGTTGAATTATTTATGCAAGCTATGACAGATTCTGAACTTAATAAAACTAGATATCCAATCGACTATCAAAAAGTATACAGAATGTTCCATTACTTTATAGATAAGTTTGGACTTCAAATACTAAGAGATAGATGTGATGAAAGAGATTCAGCAAGAATAATGGATGCCATTGAAGTTTATATGGATGGTATGTATGATAATGCAAAAGGAGAATACACATTACAAGAAATAAATAACTTTATAGTATCAAGATTTAAATCAGAAACATTTGAATGGAAATATAACTTTATCCATTCAATATTCTTAGATACATTCTCTAAATAATAAAAACAAAGCCAAGTTAATGAAATAAATAATTGTTATAAGGAGAATAAATATGGCAAAACTAATGGCTAGAAATAACCTTTTTGTACCTACTTTATATCCTGCACTTGATATAATGCTTGGACAAAATGTAAGAAACCAGAAAACTGGAGAACTAATTGCAGCTGAACGTGGATTTAGACTTGGATGGCAATATGTACTTGGAGCAAAACCAGGTATAGGTAAGACATCTCTATCTATAGAACTTGCTTCAGTTGCAATTAAACTTGGCTACCCAATTAAAAAGGTGATAATAGTTGATTCTGACTGTTCGTCACCGTCACCTGAAAGAATATCTAAACTAACTAAACTACCAAAAGAAGTGGTAGATGAGTACTTTGAAGTTTGGGATATGAACGTAGTTGAGGATATTACAGATAGATTCGTAAGACTTTCAAATGAGTATTCTAAAGATAAAGAAAATCAAAAGTACGAAGAATTCGAAGATCCTTACTCAGGTGATATGATTAAAATGCGTCCATTTTATTTTATAATAATGGATACAGTAACATCTATGATTGCTAAACGTAACTCAGTTGAATCTGTAAAAGATAAAGACTCTGAAAACGTAGTAGCAAATGAAGGTAATATGACGGCATTTCTTAAATTATCTGGATTTGTAAACGACTGTACAAACTTCTTTGATGGAAATGCTATATGGTTATGGAACGTTCACTTAAAGAAAAACCAAAAAGAAATAGGTAAATATCAAGCAGAAAAAGAGTTTAAGTCAGCTAATGCAGAATACAAACTTCATATGCCTGAAAGACTTAGACAAAAAGCATCTGCAATTATGATCTATAACTCTATACAAGACAGTCAAAATCTTGACTCTCCAACACACCCTATTAATGCTTATGGACTTGAAGATATTAAATCTAAATCAGTATACTCAACAAGTATTATACTTAATAAATCAAGAACAGGAAATGAAGGAAGAACACAAGCAAGACTTCTATATATAGATGGATCATTTGATATTGATATGCATGCAATAGCAACAGCACTTGATCTTGGAATACTTGAAAAAGGAAGTGGAAACTATCCTAATGGACAAACTCCACATATATTTAAAGAAGATCCAGATGCTAAATATGAAAATGAAATAATGGGAAGAAGAATGAAGCAATCTCTTATGTTAAAGGGATATTCTCGTCCTACTAACATAATAGAAGCTAGACTTCTTATGAAGTATACTGGAGACAATCCCGAAGTGTGTAAAGCTAGAGATGAATTTATAGTAGCACTATATCAAAGACTTGAAGATGTACTATGGTATGAACTTGAAATAAACTCTATATCTGAAAAAGAAATGGAAACTTCTAAAAAGAAAACACAACACTTATTTAGCTTAATAAGAAATGTTACTAAGAAGACTATTTTAACAGCAGACGAAATAGAGGAAAAGAAAGACGATATACCAACTACAGTATTTACAGTCGATAGTTCTGTTATGGATGATACTCTAGTAAGCTAATCTAAAGGAGGTTTTAAAGTGGTACTTAGATATGTACAAGATGAAACTAAAGTTATAGTTAAAGCTGGTTCTGGTGATATGGAACTTAGTAATGCTAACGTAATTGGAAATATGATATATGGTGACTTAAACGGAGAATACATTCAAATATGTACAGCTCCTGAACCAGATGGATTCTTCTATGGTATTTTCAATGATGGATCTAGATTACAAATAATCGGAACAGATAACTAAAACCAAATAACCTGGGGTGAAAGCCTCAGGTTTATTTGTCCGCAATCAATAATAACTTAATATAATAGGAGGTAAAGATGTTTAAGAAAAGAGAAGACAAAATTAAAAATTTATTATTAATTAAAGGTGTAAAACTTGTGTGCATTGCAGTTGAGGGTCCTGATTGTATAGGTAAAGGTACATTTGCTAAGAATTTACAAAAGTATTTAAAGAAACATGTAAGTGAACTTAATACAGATAAGAGAAAGTTTGCTAAACCAATCTTAGTTTCTTTCCCTGATTATAATGAACCTTTTACTGGACAAGAAATAAAAGATTATCTTCATTCAGAAGAACCTATTCAATGGATGCTTAATGATCTTATGATTGAAAATAGATATAATGTATTCTATAAGATTATGGTAGATATATTAGATTCTAATGATGAAATATATAATCCTAATATAGAAAACGGAGAAGAAACTATTCAACTTGTAGTATGTGATAGATCAGTATTTTCTGCATGTAACTATACAACTTCAAAAAATATACTTACTTATGCTAAACTTAGAGCAGAGAAGAAAGATATTGATGGTGGTTTAAGTGCTATGGAACTAGTTAGACATACACTTGAATATGCATCTAAAGAAAAAGATGTTGAAATTTATCAAGACTACTATGGTACTAGAATTAAATCTACTGAGATAAATAACTATGCTAAATTTAAAAAACATATAAATGAATATTCTCCTGAACTATTCTCATTTATATCTAGTAATACAAGCGATATGTATCACATATCATGTGTATTTGACGGAGACTTTAATAAAGGTATTCCAGTTCCTGATTTCTTAGTTCAAGTAAATGAAGACTTTGATGATCCTAGATCAAGAGAAGCACATAAATTTACACAAGATGCAAGAGCTGAGCAAAGAGCTAAGGATTCTAATGAAAACGATGAAGAACTACAAGATGCAGTTGCTATGGCATACTACTACTACAGAAATATATATAGTGGAATTGTAGCTGCTACATGTAAGTTTGACTTAGGAGAAAAGAAAGATATGTTTGTTCCATTTGGAACTAATTTCGGAAATGATACATATGAAGCTAGAATATTTGAAATTTTAAAGAATGCATCATTTGAAACAGTTAAAAGAGAAATAAAAGCACCAAATATAGATGAGTCACCAGAAGACGATATGATCTTCTAGTAGCTGAAAAACAATCCTTTGGAGATAGACGATATAAATAACTCAAGTTAAAGGAGGGGTTATAATATGGAATATTTACAAAACGGATTCACTTACTTACTAAATAAACCTTATGGTTGGGTAGTATTTGTTGTAGTAGGAGCTGTTATAGTTGCTACTGTTGGATTTGGTGTAGGATTTGTACAAGTCAAGAAATACATCAAAACTGTAGGAAGACAAGAAGTTCTTGATGCAAAAGCTAAAGGATATACAGTATCTCAAATAGTTGATACAGCTGTTGAGAGAACTGTAGCTAAAGTTAAACAAGTTCCATCTAAACTTGCAAAAGTTGTAGTTGGAATATTAACTTCAAAATATATACTTTCAATAATTAAAAAAGGCGTTACTAAAATAGTACATGCTATATCTGAAGACGAAGTTAAAGCTGAAGTCAAAGAAGAAGAAAAATAATATATTAAACTAAGCTATCTCCAGTTTAATATATGTATAGTACATCTAATCTTAATTGGTTAGATGTACTTCTTTTTCTTTTTTTTTCGCATTCTTATTAAGATATAATTACATATAATAGTGTGAGTTAAGTACTCAATAATATAAATTTTAGGAGGTATACAAAATGGGAAGAAAGATTAAATTAGGACTAGTTAGAGGGAGACATGACATTCCAGGTGTTACAGAATACATCTATCAAGGAGAAATAGACGATCCAAGTAACATCCAAGAACTTTGGAGAGTTGCCGATGATTATATTGGTGATATGTCTATGGATATTGATGAAATTGAACTATATGTAACAGGATTAACACCTTGTCTTATAGAAGTTCTAAATGTCTGTAGAGATTATGAAACTAAAGTAACATTGATGCATTACAATCCAAAAACACAAAGTTATTATCCACAAGTAGTTAAATAAGAAAGGAGGTATATTATGAAAGAATGGATTAAAACATTTCTGCAAACTTTGTTTATAGGATTTATGATTTGTGCAATCGTATTTCCTAATAAGATGCTTGGAATATTCATGTAGGAGGTTATCATGTCAACATCAGATAAAGTGTTAGTAGCACTTGTGATAGCAGTAGCTGTTCTATCAATATTGAGATATTTATGTTAAAAAAGAGGTTGAGATATGAATTATGTGATTGATTGGGTTAAAAAGGTTTTGTATATAGCAGGTGCTATATATGTAGTAATAGTTTTAGTTGGTAAATATGTTATATTAAATAAATAGGAGGTATTAAAATGAGAAATATAGGTATATTAGATGAAATGGTTAGAGAATATGGTGTAAGAGATCTTTTTGAAAGTTTGACAGATAATGCATTGAAAGAAGATACGAAGAATATCTTCAAAAATCAACTTAGAAGATTATGCATTATATTAGGGTTAAATGTTGATGAAGATCGTTATGATTATATAGTTGATAGCATATCAAAAGTCTTCAATGAGTTTAAACCAATATACAAGGTGTTATTTTCAAATGAACATTTGAATATGATATCAACACCAGATGGAAAAAGCAAACATACAGAGTATGTAACAAAGAATATACTTGTATATGGTGTTAAAATGTTAGATAAGTCTGAAGGAATGTGGTTTAAACAACAGGAATACGGGTTTATAAAACTATATTGTGGATTAAGAGACTTATCTGATAGTTCATATGTAGATATAGTAAATAAAGCTTTTCTAGAAGCTTGTAAGGTTTACAAGGAATACGATCTAGAAAGTGACATTAATAAAAATAGTTATAGAGAAAACTTTAAATATGATATGTATTATAAGTTTATCAAAAACAGAGCAAAATATGCTTTTATGCAATCTTTAGTAAATGCTGAAGAGGTTGCAGATAAGATTTCTCTTGTTGACTTCATGAGAAATAAGTATAGTAATGCTGAGGATGTAGCAGAAGTCATTGGAGATATTATAGCAAGAAGAGATATACTTGTATATACAAATGATACTCCAGGAAAATATGCAAATTTAAATTGTGTTATACTAGATAATACAAATAGAGATAGAGAATATCTAGACAGAGTATTAGGAATGGCAGCATTTGAAAGTCTTGAAGAAGAGTATAAGTGTTGCATAACTGTATAATAAATGGAAATCCTGGGTTTATACCTGGGATTTCTTTTTTTTCGTAATCCTTTGTAAAACCTTTGTTTCCTTGTTTTTTTTTTGATTAGATATTATAAAATGTAATAACCTTTATAAAGGTTAAATAAATTATTTTGGAGGTATAAAAAATGTTGTATCAAAATGCTGTATTAGGTTGGTCAAATGGGATAAAAAATTTAAAGGATTTAACAGAAGGTAGAATGTATGACAAATGCATAGATACTGCTATTGAAATGAATCTTTTGAGTAATGATGGTAGAATAGAAGTAGATGGTATAACTATGTTTTATCCAGATAGTGAGTTATTAAGAAATCTTGTAGAAAGCTTCAAGACTGCCATTAGTATATTTCCTGAGCTGCTAAATGACACTGTATTATCAGATTACAGTAAAGGAACTAAAACAAGTGATAAACTATATAATTTATTTTGCTATTTATTAAAAGCAAAGAATTTATATAGAAATAAAGACAAGGAAACTAATTCTTATAGAATTAAATATGGCTTCCTTGATATCTTATTTAGATTAGACTCTCTAAATAAAGCAGACCTTTCTAAACTAATTAATAAGATTTACTTAAATTATAAAGAAAACATAGAAGAACTTTACAGTATAAGTAAATGGAATGGAGTTTTGGAAGAATCTCCTAAAAAATACTTTCAAGTATTCTTAGGTCTTAAAGGAGAACTAAGAGCTTTCATTATGTCTCAACTAATTGAAGGAACTCACATGTTCCAACATCATGATCATAAGTTAGTTGATGACATGATAGTTATCTCTGCATATTTAGCAGAAGTTATAACAAAGAACTTCTTAACTAAATATGTACAAGATAAGTGCTTAGCTGTTCCAGGACATCTAAGCACTTATTTATCAGATTATTATTTCTTGGATATAACAGGAGATTATTCTTTTGAAATAATCAAGAAATAAAAAAGAAGAATAACTAGAGACTAATCATCTCTAGTTATTTTTTTTCTCCTTTAAAATAGCATCCCTTCGTCTTCTCCTCTAGGTTTCCAATAATCTTCTATAGTTCTATATTCACTTACATCTCTATAGTCATTTCCTAAACCTATATTTTTATTTTTAAAAGGATTCTTTTTTCTTAAGTTTACATTACTTGGCATCTTACTTGTAACTTTCATTACAACATCTGCAAGTTCTAAGTTATTCTTACTTTCTTCTATAACTTCAGGTAATGTTAAATTAACCTTAATACCATTTATTATCTTAGTACACTTAATTTCTTGCCAACTATACCCACTTGCACTATCATACTTATCAACAAGCTTCCAATCAAGTTCCCCCTCACGATCTAAGAACACTTCTTCGTTTTCCATTATTCCAAGCTTATGTTCTCCCATAGTTTCAAACTTAATCTTGTGCATATCTACTACATAGTTAAACTTCTTATATACGTTTTCTCTGTAGAACTCATCAAATACAAGTCCATATGCATGAAGTCTTGCAAATATTCTGTCGTCATGTGCTCCAGATTTAGCTTCCACTCTACCATTATCTCCTCTAGTTCTTTTAAGAGTCTTAACTTCATCTAATGCTTTAGGATGACAGAAAGTGTAAGGTTGAAGTTCCACAAGTTGAGGAAGCAAGTTTTCAGTCATCCACTTACGTCTTCCGTTTACACGAGAACCCATTATAGTTTTACTATCTCTATTTATATTTTTATCAAATCCTCTTACAGTTCTATCATTAAGATCCTTGTTATAGTAGATAGTATATCCAAATAAAGTTTTACTATACTTAGGATCACGTTCTAATACAGGAAGTATATCTTGTCCAGGACCATCCCATTCAAGTGCAGTTATAATAACCAAATTAGGATTTGCTTTCCATGCTAAATCACATATTGCTTTATATACAACAGGAAAATCAACTACAAGTAAAGTATTAGTAGCATACTCAAATATAGGCATACAAGTTTCCATATTCATCCCAAAGAATACAGTACTATCTCCAGATGAACCATGTGCTATATCTATACCCATACAGAGAACACTTATCTTTTTAAATTCATCCTCTATAGTTTCACTTCCATTACTTCTTATATAGTCAATCATATATCTATTATCTAAGAAATGAGTATCCCATTTAACAGCATCTATCCAAGTTTGAACTCTTTCTATATGCTCTTGTGTATATAAACTGTCTGCAGAACTACTTATCCAGTCCATAAGTATTTCGTTTCTAAATTTAGCTGCAACTGGTATCTTTCTACGTCTATCATCATACCAAGCTTCACTCATTCCAAGTTCTTGATACCCGTATTCAACGAAGAAGAAATCCATTTCAGCACTAGCAAATAAGTAAGTATGTAGATTAGAGTAATTCATTCCAAATAGCTTATTATCAAACTTACATATCTTATTAGTTACAACATCATACATCTGTCTACCAGCAAGTGTAGTTAAATCTCCTGCTGTAGATGCATAGTGTATAGAGTGTCTTATTCCTTTTTTTCTAGCAAAGTCCATAGTAGCAGTAGTTGCAAACTGAATACCACTCATTGCAGCCATTATACATTTAACGAAGTTGAATTCGTCAAATAGTAGAAATCTTAAACGACGTCCTCTTCCTGCTCTTGCAGCTTGTTGCTCTTGAGGGGACACGGCTATTGCTACAAGTGTGTTACCAAGCTGTTGATTCTTAGTTTCCTTACTTCCAGATTTAGAAGAAGGTTCAACGTTTTTATACTCAACACCTTTCTTTCTACGATTTACTATTTGATGAAATCTTAGAAATTCAGGAAATTCGTCAGCTATTTCTATAACTTCCCGTTTATTATCTACCGCTCTCGTATACTCATAGTGTAGAAATCCACATTCAAAGTCAGTGCTTCCATATGCAAACTCATATGCAAGTAAATGGTTGACTATGTATGTTTTCCCTATTTGTCTTGGTGCTGATAAGAATGTATTAAAGTTCTGACAGTACAGCCATATAAATGTAAATTGCTGTATAGTCATTTCAAAACGTTTAGATTCACCATTTTTGGTAATTCTTGCACATTCTCTCATGTGAAACCAAGGATTAACCATTCCTTCTCTTGCAACTTTAACTTGCATTTCTCCAGGAAGTATACTCATAGTATCTATTCCAAGTAAGTCTCTGTCAAATACTATAAGGTGTATCTTATCGTTAAACTTTATCTTAGATACATCAGAGAACTTCTTAAGATACATATGGAAATCCCAGAACTGTTTATTCTTTGTAATCATATCGTAATAAACAGTTTTAAATCTACCAGTTAGCTTACCATTTTCATCAACATCTATATACACATCCCACATGTCATCAGGAAGTCCATCTACATTATAGAATATTTTTTCCTGTTCTGAGATAACAGCGTGGTTTATTTTATCGAAGTTACCGTTAAGTATCTTATGATAAGGTATTATCTGACTTACTTCTTCAGAAGGTGCATCTTTAGTAGATAAGTATTCCTCAATCATTTTGATTGCTGAATCTTTAAACTCTACATATCCTGCATAGTCAATACTTAATATTTCAGAGTAATAATCTTCAGTATCTTCATCTACAACCTTTTCTGCAATAGTAGCTAAATATCCATTATAATCAGTTGATAGTACTAATTCCTTAGTAAACTCATAGTTAGCTCCATTCTTTTTAAGCCAAGCCTGAAATTTTATACTCTCTTCACTAATATCATCAAAATACATCTCATACATATTCATAATTTACCTCACAAAAAATAAACCATCCCCTATTGCTAGGAGATGGTTTTTATTATTAGTAATTAAAGTCAGCTCTTGCTACACCATAAAGTCTAGTTGCTCTTTCTCTAAAGAAGTTTCTGTCTGATAAAGCATTTCTAATATCATACATTTGATCTTCTAGAGCAATTGCTAAAGATTGAAAAGCCTCATCGTTCTTATATTGGTTTCTATATACACCAATAACTCTTATATAAGAAGCTATCTTTCTTAAAACTACACTTTGAGTGTTAACATCATCACAGTTCATTGCATCTGATTTAAGTTTTACAGCCTCAGATTCAAGTTTTCTATATCTTTGTGCTACATTAGGTGGAAGTTTTCCAATTAACTTAGCAACTGATACATATTTAACTTCTTTATCTTGCTGATTTATTCCTTCAACAGCAGGTGAAGCAACTGGAATAATTTCATTTTCAGCAAATTCTATTATTTCATCGGTAGTATCATCACTTACTATCTTATCAACTATATTTTCTGTATCCTTTATAAACTCATCCCAGTTAATTAGATCTTCTTTGTCTATATCAATATTTTCTGGTAGTTGTCCAGCTATATCGTGTACAGATTCTAGTGCTACATTAAGTACGTTAAGTTCTCTTCTACCACCATTAAGTTGATATACAGCCATATCTGCTGATAAAACATAGCTTCTCTTTAGTGTATCAACTCTATCTATAGTCTTTCTTATTATGTAGTCTATGTATCTAAGTCCATGTTGCTCAAATATAACATTTGGTCTACTCATAACTTCATATGCTTGAGTTATACCTTCTGCCTCTGTTACTCTAGATAATGCAATTTCTAAGTACTCTACCATATCATTTAAACTTCTTATGATAGTTGAAGTATTACATTCATTTATGCTATCATAGAATGTCTTGTACACAAATAGTATCTTAGTCATGTTTATAATATTAGAGCTTACATACTTAGGATCTTCATAACGTCTACCACGATTTATTTTAATAAGTCCTAAATTTGCAAGAACTCTTATAAATGAAACATGATTTAGCATAAATAGGATAGATTTTTGTATTAAAGTGTCTATTATGTATTCATCGTATAACTCTCTATTCTTAAGATATCTTTCATTACTCATAAATCTTACAAGCAAAGTAGAGAATTCATACATAAATGTTTTACAAGAATTAAAATCATCATAGTTTACACTATTTCCTAAGTCCCATCCAACCATACAAGCTGATCTTATATCAAACGACAGTCTATTAGAGATACCATCGTCGTTATCTATATAAGAATACGCTCTAGAAGATTCAAGTTCCTTTTCTATAGTAAATTTAGATCTAGGTCCTGTTTTTATATCTCCATATAAGTTAAATTCATATTCTTCACGGTTAACTCCTGATTCAATATTTCTTGAATCAAAACCTCTTGCATTATAAAGCTCTTTTAAAGCTTTAATTTGGTCGTCTCTGAATAGTTTATGTATATACGCTTTATTTTCAGCATGTTTTTCATCAGATCCTCTATCGTCACCAAAACCATTGCTATCTTTAAGTAGTAGTGCAAGTGTATACATAACAGGTGATCTATCGTCAGTTCCTCTAAAAAGTTTATCTAGTGCTCCAACACAAAGGTTATTAAGAATAGCTATAGCTTCAGCATTTTCTGCTATAAACTTATCATAATGTGCTTTGTTAGCTGGATTATAAATAGTTTTAAAGTATTTCATATATTCCTCCTTTTTATTTTTCACATATTGTATAAACGTTATAAAATTGTTTCGACCAAGACCCACATAGAAACAAATAAGAAGTTAAAACACCTTTGATATCAAAGGTAAATAAATAAAAGGAGGTTAAATAAATGGTTGAATTAACTGAGTTTATCGTTGCATCTCGTGCGAATAAAATCATACGTAATTCAAGACTTACAGATGTTTCATACACTGGACTTGATAGAACAGAATATGGCTTTTATAAAGATACAACTGAGAACTATCTAACTAAGATAACTTCTCCAGAAAAAGCCTATATGATACAAAAAAGACTAGAAGACATTCTGTTCTTTTTATTTCCTGGTACTACTTGTAATAGATTTGTAGGAGTTGAGGACACAACTGATGTAAGATATTTCTATCCTATAACAGTTGCAGATATTACTATAGATGAAAAGAAAGCATTTGTACCGTTTTTCTTCGGAAACGATACTTTATTTGCAATATCACCATTTTTAAAACTAGATAACACAGAACGTATAGGAGATAAATTTATTGCTCCAATATGTAAAATATCAGATCTAGATAAAGAACTTACATTCTCGGAACTTGAAGAACTACTTTCTGCTGAAACTGATAATGATAGATCTTTATATGGAACTGCTAGCATAGGTGACAGATTCAAAGTAGTAGTTCAGTCTATAGTAGAACTTGTATCTCCTATATCTGAAGCTATTAAAAAGACATTCCCTAAATACGAATACAGTGCTGAATGCGAAGTTGTGTCTGTTAAAGAGCCAGGATATACTAAAATGTATGAAAGACTTGGTATGGAAACTGAGCTTTTTGTGGATACTGAACTTGGACTTCTTAAAAATCCTGAAGATATAATAAAGGAAATCGACTTCTTACCTATAGTTTTAAAACACGAAACTAATACAGATGGTAATAGTGTTGATTATATTACTATGTCTTTAGTAGAAAAGAGACAGGCTGATGGTTCACAAAGAGTAATACGTAGAGTAAATCTTAGATCAAATAATGATGAAATGAGATCTAGTTCAGATTTATCTACTCAAGAATCTAAACATGTTATAAATGATTTACTTGTACTTCGTGAAACAGGATCTATCTATCCACTTATTAATATAGATGAATTTGCATACTATTATAATGGATCTGTATGTTTTATTAAAGACGGAACTATTTTAGATGGATTTAAAATAGAAGATCTATACGAAGTTAGCAAAGGATATCCCGAAGTGGCTGAAACACCAGCTGTAACTGAACAAGGTGAAGAATACATAAGAGCAGAAGAAGGTGTGTCAGATATAGTCAATTCTCTTAAAGTAATAGGTATAAGAACTGGATCTACTTTATATGGAATTATAGCTCCTATATTTAAATTACCTAAAGAAATAGTAGTTGACGTCTGGAACTTCATAAGAAGAGCTTTCTTTATGAAACAGAATAATGCTACAAAGGAATATACCGACGAGCTTAGAATAAAAGCTTTAAACGACGACCTTGATGTGTATACTGATAAAATAAAAAGATGGATAGAAATCCCTATATTAGGGGTAGCCTCTTGCTTTATAGCTGGAGGAGTAGTATTTGGATGTGCACTATGGTACATTATGAATAAGGTTGGTAAAAAATACAGAGCAAAGGCTATGGAACCGTTAGAACATCAAATCAATACTTCTATTCAAATAGTTGATATGAAGATAAGATTTGCTGAATCTGAGGGGGATACTAAAAAGATAGAAGAACTAATGCGTTATCGTGGTCATTTAATACTCATGAAACATAAAACTGAAAACTACAAGAAAGAGCTTACTGATAAAGATCAACTTGAGTACAATAAAGTGCAAGAAGTTGAACGTACTGGTGGCGGATATTAAAAATTTATTAGGGAAAACTGTTACTCATTCTTGCAAAGGAGGTATTATGTACTATGATGGATGGTATAAAACACTACGTAAGTCTAGCTCTGATAACTCTCATTCTATTCCTAGCAACGATGATAGTAAAGAGTCAAGAGAAGATAGAACATCTAGAAAGAACACTGAAGAAATAAATTACGCATTAGAAGGGTTTTTTGCAGTATATAACGATGAAGACATTACATTAAAGTCTAAATATTCAAAAGGATTCGAAGCCGATGATGATTTTGGAGATTTAGGCGGAGATGATGGCGAAGATACTGCAGATGATACAGGTGATGATGGTGGATTTGATGACATGGGAGGAGATGATTCCTCTATGGATACTGGGGGCGATGATAATGCCTTTGGTGATATGGGTGGAGATGACGATTTCGACTCTTTTGGAGACGATACGGACTCGTATTCGGATGAAAACGGAGGAGAAGGAGGAAAGAAAAAGAAATCATCAAAAGTCTCAAGAAAAGAAGCCTTAAATGAAACGTATGATCAGTCTACTCAAATAAGAGAAGTACTAGAATTTCCAAAGAAGTTCCAGGATCTACGTAATGTAATAGCTTCTAATACAGATATTGCTCTATCACAGACTCATACTAACCCTAAAGTAGAAGCTACTATTAGAAAAGTTGGAGAACGTTATCAAGATCTTCTAAGAAGCATTGATTTATATATGAAATCAATGAGTACAAAATTATATGAAGATCTATGGAGTGACTACATAGAGTTTCATACAATAGCTAAATCACTAAAGCTTAGTTTTGAAGCTTTAATTGCTGTGTAGAAATAGCAAATTAACAATCGTTTTGATAAAAATACTTAAAGGTTTTTACCTTTAAAGTATAAAAATATATTTTTAAAATATCTAAGGAGGTAACAAATGGATAAATATACTGAATCTAATCTATTCTTTGGATTAGAAAATGTGGAAATGCTTGATGGAATCGCAACTGGAAAAATAGCTCCAAGAGAAGGAGACTATGATTCTATGTATGAAGGAGGACTAGAAGCAGAACTTGAAAGATTAACTGAAGAAGCAGATCAATATAAAGGAATGGCAACACTTATAGCTTTAGAATGTGTAAATGCCAACAGAGCTTATGCTGAAATAGCAAAAGGAACTGATATTGAAACTGCATTCAGAATGCATGGATTTGAAGCAGAAGATGGAAAAGATCCTAAAGAAGCTGTTTCTAAAGAAAACATCTTCAAAAGAGCATGGAAAGCAATCGTTGGATTCTTCTCAAATATCATATCTTATTTAGCTCACTTATTAAAGATAAAAAGAATATCTGGTAAAGTATTCGACGTTATCTATGCTGATGCAGATAAAATGGAGAAAAAACTAGCTGAATATAAAGATAAAGTTAATGAAAAGAAAGATGCTAAAGTTGCTTTAACTAAAAACTTAATAAAAACTGGAGCAAGAGACGAAGATACTAGCTGGGGTAAAGTAGAAAATGTATACTCACCTGATACTAATAATAAGTTAGTTCCATTAGAAGTAGGAGAAGAAATTAAAACTCAAAATATAACTGACTTCGTTAAAAGTTATGCTAAAAACTTTGGTATCACTGTTAGTGATGATGGAAAAATAACTGAAGATGAAATAGAAAAGAAATTCTCTGAACATGAAGAAAAATTAAAATTAAGTGGTGCAGAAGAAAAAGATGGAGAAATACCTGTTGATACAGCATTCAAAACAGTTAATGAAAGATTAGCTGCTATTAAAAATAGATGTGATGGTAGAAAAGGTAAGAGCGGAAGTGGAGATAACGAAAAAACTAACGACGTTATCAGAGACTTCGAAAAAGCATTTGAAGGATGTAAAAAAGTTCATAAATTACTTCAAAGTAAAATATCTGAAGATAAAATACCTACAGATACTTCTAAAGAAGTATTAGAAACATTATCATCATCTTTAAAAGCTATGGGTAAATTATGTGCAAAACAAGCGAAAGTTTATAATTTCTGCTTAAGAGATTTTACAACTTTAACTGGATATGCTATAAAAGATGGAGCTGCTGTAGTAGCTAAATTAAAATAACATAAATATTGAAAAAGGGAGGAGTGTACATGTTTTATGTAACAAGAGAGCTTAATAAAGATCTCATGAATACAATCGTCGATGGGTTTGAGTCGTTTGAGATGACTGAACTTAATGATATGATTGACTCTAACCTTGAAACATTAGCTGGTTGCGAAGCTTTAACTGAAATAGGTGCTGCAATAGCTGATTTTGGTTTTGATATTTGTGGATTTGAAGCAAGCAATAACGTAGGAGCTGAAAGTAGAATCAGAAGAGCTGTTAAGTTCATAAAAGATATTATCTTTAAGATAGTAAACTATATAAAGCTATATTTCAACTCCTACGCTAAAAAATTAAAGACGATCAAAGAAGAGTTAAAAGAACTTAAGATTGCTATACAGGCAGCAGTTGAATTGGGAGAAGATTTACCAGCTAAAGTTAAATCAACTTGGTTACACTGGGTAGATAAATCTGCTACTAATAAAGACGAATATTTTCGTAGAACAGACGTTGTATTCAAATTCCTTGGAAACTGTGGAGCACTTAAGGACTATAAGATAGTAACTAAAAATAAAAGTTCAAATGATGTGCTTTCTGAAGCCTATACATTTATAAGAGAACTTCTGTATCAACTATATTATAGCAGCAACGGAACTGATGGTGACTTAGCTGGTAAAGGTTCTATAAAGAGTCTTAAGACAGTAACAGATGCATACAATGAACTTACAACTATATTAAAATCTGATCAAGTAGTGAAAACTACTAATCCAGATATAATAAAGAGTTTAAAAGAAATAGGAACTAAACCATTTGAGTTTTTAGAAGATATATCTAAAAACGTATTTACTACGGCTGAAGTAGATGAAAGATCGTTAGCTACTGAACATGGTACAGTTGAGATACTTAAGTTATACTTAAAAGGTACAGAGCTACTAATAGAATGGTTAGATTATTCACCTAGAAGTCTAAGTGAAAATCCTGTTAAAGTTGAACTTGAAAATAAGGACGAAGATATTACAGCTTATTCAAAAGAGCTGTTAAGTTATACAAAGGAGTTACTTGCTAAATTTAGAGAATTCTATGGTAAAACAGCGAAGGCTGCATTTTTACATGTAAAAGTATTCCATAGAGATGCAATTAACATCCTTGAACAAATTAAATCTAATAATAATGACTAAGGAGGAAATAAGTAATGAACGAAAGAAGACTTGCTGATGGTGTCATAAAAGAAATTTTCGCTTATGAAAGCATCAATGGAGCATTATCAAATAAAACATCAAAAAGAAAAAATGGAGAAGATTCATCTAATGCATTCTTAAATATGACTGGGGTTAAAAGATGGGGTGCTGAAGATTTACAAAGCATCTGTTCTGTAATCAGACAAAGACAACAACATATGCCTGATACAGTACTTTTCTCACCTGAACAAAGAAGAGCGGCTGAGTTTGTACTTGCTCAAGAAGCTATCAATAAAGCAGTAGATGCAGCTTTAACTTCTAAATCAGTATGGGATAAATTACCAAAAGCAATGCAAGACGTTGCTGGATATGCAAAAGCTGCATATGATAAAGAAGCTGCTGTATTAAATGGAGCAGAAAACTCTCAATTAGAATCAAGATATGCAACTGAATGTAAAGCTGAATGGGCTAAAAACACAGTTAAAGATATCTTATTCACTGGTATGGCATCTGTAGTAAACGGAGCTGCTGAAGGATATGTAAACTTAACTACTGGAACATACATTCAAGGGATAGAAAGCTTACAAGCTGGTTCTGCTTATGCATTACACTACCCTGTACTTGAATTCTATGCTCAATGGGTAAACGCTGCTGGATGTATCTGGTCTAAACTTGTTAAAACTGTTAACATGTTATCTCCTGAATCTTCTATGCCAATCGAACATAAATCACAAGTTTATGTATTCAGAGATAAAGATAATAAGAAAATTGCTGAAGTAAAACGTGAAGATTACTTCAGATATATGGATATGAACTTACTTAAAGAAAAGAACTTATTAAGTGCTAATATTGATATCTACAATCAATTACTTAAACATTTAGTAATCAAAAGTACTGACTTTGGTAAGAAATTATCTTTATATGAACCAATATCAGGAGCAACTGAAGCTGTATTAAAACCTTTACAACAAGCAATATTCTCATTTGAAATAAGTGAACTATTACTTCAAGGTGAAACTTCTGGTGGAGCTACAAACAAATTCAAAGGAAATATCTATGATTATGACGGAACTCCTATTCAAGGTACTCCTTTAACAGAATTCCACTATAATGGTAGAGCGTTATTCTTAACACCTGATGCTACAAAACCAACTGAGCAATATGTGTTAACTATACACTTCGAAGCTAAATTAAATGAAATATTCGTTGCATACACTAAAACTGCAACTACACTTGCTGATATAGACTCTATTAAATTTGATGTTAAAATTCTTGACTTACCAAGACTTGAAACAGCAAATTCTCAAATAGAAACTAGAACATATAAGACTAACATTACTGCTGGTCCTATTATACTAAGAGAAATCAACTTCAACCCAGAATACAATAGTTTCTTAGAAGCTAAAACTGGTTCTGGAAAAATAGTTGAAGATGAAATCAATGCAAGAACAGAAGAATTATCTAACCTTGCAGAATCTATCTTTACTGATGGATACAAGAAAATGTGCGAAACTATCAAAGAACAAAGAAAGAAAGAAGATGCTGACGCACAATATCAATCATATGTATTCTGGGCTCATGCTAACATGGACTTACAAGAAGCAAATGCATTGATGAAAGGTGAAAACTACAACATGAGAATGAGTAGAGTATTCCAAGAATTATCTACTTCTTATTCAAACTCAGCAAATACAAATGCTGTAGGAATGAACATCTGGTGTCATGTTGAAAGTTTAAACCCATTAAATCCTGCAATGATGCCTGTAATCGGAACAGTAAACTCTGATACAGCAGGAGACTTCTTAGGAGTAGTTTCTCCAGTAGAAGCATATGTATTTACAGCTGGTACAAACAACGGACCATCTCCTGTAAAAGCAGTTATAGTTGGAACTAAAAAAGCAGACGACAGACCTGATAGAAATAAAGCTTATGCTGATGCATTAGCAGCTATTGGTGGAGGAGCTTTAAAACCTACTCAAGATCAAATCTCTGCTCATACAGTATATAACTATAATATATCTCCACAATTTGCAGAACCAAACTTAGAAACTCATTTCATGACAAGAGTTGCATTATCAATGACTGACTCTTCAATGGGATATAGAAGTGCATCTGTTCCAAATGTACCTCATATCCAAATGAAATCTGGTTTCAAACACCAAGTAATAAAAGGTGCTGGAGGACATTTAGCTATTAAAGGTTACATGGCTCCTACTGTTAATAACTGGAAATAATAATTAAAATATTGGGGAGGGGACGAAAGTCTTCTCCTCAGTATTTTTTATCGCAAATTTGAGGAGGTATATAAGATGAACCTTATAAGAAATAGAATGATAGGTGCTGGTGTAGATATATTTGGATCTAATATGATTGCAGATATACACAATATTGCACTTATTGGACTTGAATCAGATGGTCAAGTCTTACAAGAATATACAGCAAAGACACATTTCTTGGCTGGTATTACTATGGATCAAGTTATGAAACTTAAAGCTGGGCTTATGTATTTAGAGTTCTGGACACATGGGATAGATCATACTAAGCCTACTATAAATAGAAGATGGTATCCTTCTGATAAAATGAGAGAAAGTCTTGGTGCAGATGCTATTATAAAGCAACTTAATCAAGGTGGAATACCTGGATGTGCAGAACATCCACAAATAAAAGCAAATGAAAGAGCAAAACCTGGAGAAGCTCCAAGTCAAAATGAACTACAAAACATAATATCAGACATTACATTTATAGATCCAGCTAGAGTTACTCACTATATAGTAGGATATAAATGTTTTGAAGATAGAACTATATTTAAAATAAGAACTGCTTTAAAGAATCTTACTATAGTAAATGATATATTAAATGGTAAAATACCAGCATTTAGTATAAGAACACATGGACTATTTGTGCCAGATAATGCATTTGGTGGATGTCATAAAGCGGCAAAGATTAACTTTGTTACTATTGACTATGTAGGAAACCAAGCAGATGTTCGTGCTATAGCTAATCCTGAAATGGAAGTTGTAGATGTTACAAGTGGTGAAAAGATGAGACTTCAAGTTGATAGTAGAATAGGAAATGAAAACGACATGGAAATCAATAACTTCTATAAGAAGAATGATATCTGGGTAAAGAAAGAAACTACTGCACTTGAATCAGCATTTAACCATGGTATTCAAATATCTGTTAAAGCTAGTGAAAAGGAAATGTTAAGAGAAGTAAGCAACAGTGTGTGGTGATTTATATGAACATAAACGTTCTTATATATAGAATAAAGAAGGCAATTGGACTTAATGGAGTACTTAAAAATATCTACTCTGATTACAAGATAAGAGATAGTATTATGAGCAGTCTTATTGAGTTTAATAGACATAGTGGATTTGCTATTGGATATACATTAAGAGAGTTAATGCAATATACAGACAGATCTCAAAACGATCAGCATTATGCAGTTGGTCAATATAAAGATATAGTGGTTGCAGTACCACCTGATCTTATGAAGAGTATTGAAGATGCTGGTTGTAGAATAAAATCTTGTAGAATGTATGAGATGCAAAACGTTATACTTACACTTAATAATAGAGTTAAAAGAGGTATAAAGGACTTAGCATGGGATTTCTCAAAGCAAGAAATGTATACTTGGAATGAATCTGATATGCAGATAATGTTTCGTGCACCAAATTCAATAGTTCTTGAAAACTGTTCTTATATAATAGATCTTTTATATGATAAAGAGATACAAATTATATGTGAACACCCAAAGAACTTATCCACAATATCTATAAACTTAGAGTCTAGATTTGAAGAGCTTTGCAAACTTGATTTAATGATAGATATGTTTAATAATAATCTAGCGTTTCTAAAGCTTGATATAGGTAATGGAGCGATTGATCCACCTTTACAAGATTTCCAAAACGCAGCAGATCTTAAGAAACAGTTATTAGAAGACTTAAGGATAAGAGGCTCAATAGATAACATACAAATGTAATGCGGAATAAAATAAGTAATGAACCTACTCTGGGTAATTCCAGAGTAGGTTTTTGTGTCCGCAAATTATTTGGATTGTGACCTTCTTAATCTGCGTCTCCTTGCTATATTTCTAAATAGGTTCCTTCTCAGAACTAATTTCTTAGATATAACTATAACATCAAGAGGTTTATGTACCTGAGCAAACATGCTGGGTTTTTGATAAATAGCTACATTAGGAACCTTTTTAATGTCGTTCACTTCACTCTTTATTTCAGCAACCTTCTCTTTATCATTAGTTATTATAGCATTTTGTATACTAAGCAGTAAGTCATTAAGAAGAGATCCTTTTTTTGTAACCTTTAAAGCAAAAGAAGTTATTCTAGAAAATAGCACACGTAATATTACATTACATATTTTGATAGCAAATGCTCTTAGCTTTTCATTTTGTAATATAACCCAAAGTATTCCTAGTGCACCACTAATTTGAACTTTGGAACCTTTTATATACTCAATGACTATGTCTAAAAGAGCTTGTAGTTCTTCCATCGTCAATCTCTCCTTTCATTAATTAAAGATCTATACCAGAATTTGTTTTTAATGAGGTTAAAATAAAAACAAGCATATATTGTAATTTGATTAAAAGTAAATTATGGGAGGAATAAATATGAAAAAGACTATGCTTATAACAGCAGATATCCACTTTGAAAGGATACCAGTAGATAAAAGAACACCCTTTATAGACTATCTAAAATGCTCTATAATCGAATCTTTACCTGATTTCTTTATAATTGCAGGGGATACAGCAGATTCACGTAATTTAAGAGCAGAAAGTAACGATTTTCATGAGTTATGTAATTTTATAGAAGAGATAAAAGATTTATGTAAAAAGCAAGGAACTACTTTTATAGTACTTAAAGGAACTCCAAGTCACGACGGAGATATAATGCAAAATGTATGTTCATTTATGAAAAATGATATTCTATATATAGACACTATGTGTACACAAACTATTAAGGGACTTAATATAGGATTTATCCCTGAGCTATATTATAGTAGATATGATGATTTTTTATCAGATTTAAAAGAGAAGATATCATTTACTCAAGATGTAATTATATTCCATGGAATGATGGGGTTTGCAATACCAGCTGTAAAACAGATAGATTCGCAATGGAATCTTCATAGAAATCTAGTTATGAAGCATAAAGATGTGGAAGACTATGCAAAATGTCTAGTTATTGGAGGACATGTACATAACTTTATGAGTACATCTAAGACACATTATACAGGGAGAGCTATAAATAATCCAGGAGAAGTTACATTTAATAGAGTATTTGGAGTGCAATTAGTAGAAGTTGACACAACAAGTCGGGAATATACTCTGAAAACCATTACCAATAATATGGTAAAAGATGTTAAAAAAGTAGAAATAAATATGGTTACAGATGACGTACATAGATTTATTGAAGAATTTAAAGATAAAGATATGGAAGGATTTAGATTTGTTATATCTATAAATAGTAATAATGAAACTATGAATAAGTATAACGAATTTATAGACGTCGTTAAACCATTATATACACAAATAAAACATATAAGTGAAGAAAAGAAAGTATCTACTATTAAGATAGATACAAAAGATATAGATGAACTTGTGTATGAGTTTTATAAATCAAAGACAAATGAAACTATATCAGAAACACTTGCAAAAGAAATTCAACTTAAATAGGGGGTGATTTTATGGATAATGAGTTATTAGGAGAATTACTTACGTATATAATAGCAGATCCATCAGATGTAGTTTTCCTAAGAGGAATTAAAGAAGGTATAAGTTATATTCAACCTCAAGATATGACTCCAGAAGTTCCAATACTAGATAGATTTATAGAAGATTTACTTACTTCTAAGATAGAGCTTCCACGTGAAGCTATGAGAATGTATGTTAGTTATGGATTTTCTGATACTACTAAGTCTTATGTATCTATTATAAGTAGTAGTAAAGTAAACAGAGGTTATAAGAATGACTTACTTGATAGACTTAATGCAACTACTATAGTTGGATGTTTAAATCCTATAGTAGAAGTCTTACAAGATGAACTTATATCTCTTGAAGCAGGAAATCCAGGAAAATCAAGACGTCAATACCAAGAAGACATACTTAAATATATACAAAGCCTTTCAGATAGATCAATAATATTACAAAGAGACAGAGCAGTTGGTAATTCTATGATAATAGATCCTTTAACTGGAATACAGAACTCTGATGCTGTTGTAGAACAGGCAGAACGTGAGCAATCTTTGCAAATAAAGTCAATTCCAGGAATAGATCAACTTGTAGGAAACGGATTTAGACCAGGTACACTTTCTATGGTGTGCTGTTTGTCAGGACATGGTAAGTCTCTTATAATGCAAAACGTAGCAATTTATGCATCTATTAATAATAACCCAGAAGATCTTACATTTAAAGAAGGAAGGGTCCCGTGTATACTATTTGTATCATATGAAATGAAACTTATACAGTTACTACAAAGACAGCTATCATTCTTTGGTGTAGATAAAAACATAATATATAAAATACCTAAAGAAGAACTTAAAGACAAGCTTAACTATATAATGATTGAAGAAGCAAAAAGACACGGAGTTAAGCTTCCTTTAATATACGATGACCAGATAACTATAAATGAGAATTCAACTGGTAGACCGACTGCAGACGATATAAGACGTAGTATAAAACGTTATCAAATGCAAGGATATGATCCAGTTATGGTTATAGTTGACTACATTGGTCTTATGGGAGTTAAATCAAGAATAGGACAGCAACTTGGTACTACTGGTGGAGATATATCACAAGCTTTATCACTTAAAGCAATAGAACTTCGTCAGGTAGCAATAGAGTATAAGATACCTATACTTACAGCTCAACAGCTTGATACAGAAGCATCTATGATGTTTGGACAAATGCAGGCATATACTAAGCTTATAGACCCTATAGTAAGTATGGGTGATAACATGCTTAGAGGATCTAAACAGGTTAAGGATAACTTAGAAATACTTATGTATGGAGATGTATTTAAGATACAAAGACCTATAGATCCAGAAAGTCAAGATAGACACATAAGATACGATACTTATGTATCCCTTGATATTAAAAAGGATAGAGACGAAGTAGCAAGATATAAGCTTTCTGAACGTGATATAGAAACAGCTGATAGCTATAAGCGTATTACAGAAAAGATACGTAACGATGCTCAAACAAGACGTTTCTTTAGAGAACCAGAAGTTGCAACTTGTGTAATGCCACTTATTGAAGGTACTATGAAAATACATCCTGAGGATTATGGACGTAGTATTCGTACTTATTACTGTAATTCAATGGGTACACAAATAGATTTAAATGCTTTAAAAGACAGTAATGAAATAGATTTAGAGTTTGAAAGTGCAGAAGAGGAGTTTGAGGCAACTGATTTTGAATAGCGTTCTAATTATGAATACTTACATATAATATATTGAGATCAAGTTAGTCAGACTTGTATTTTAGCTAAAATAACAAAATTAAACAGGAGGTAGAAAAAATGGCTGAAAGAGATATTGGAACAGGGAGAATCTTAAGTGAGGTGGATAACTACTTAAAAAGAGTGAGTTCAACTCAATGGGATTTCAAAAAGGAGGATTTAGGACTTAGAGCTAAATTCTTATTCACTTACTTTAAACCAGTAAATGGTGAAAACTTACTTGAGTATTATAATAAGATACTTAAGGGTGTAACAGACAGAAGATTACTAGAAAGCTTTGCAACTAGTGATTTCTTGTCTATGACTGATGAAGATCAAGGAATAGTCCTTGATATGGCAATTCAACTTATTAACTATGGAGATAGAACAAATCTTATCCAATTAGTTAATCACAAAATCAATGCTGATTTTGTTGAAAGCGTTGAGGCTCTTGGTTCTGGAAGAGTTAACGAGGAAGGACAAAAGTTCTTACACGTTGAAGACTATATCCAAGAACTAGATGCGGATGATATTGTAGTTCTTATTGACAGACTAACTGATATAGGAGTTATGTCTGAAGAAGTTGAGAATTTAGCTGAAGGTTTACAACTTGCAGGACCTTTACTAATAGCTGAGCTTAGAAATGCAAATGTAAGTCAAGAACTTGAAAATCTAGCATTTGATATGATATCAAGTGTAGACTTACTTCAAAGCCTTGTTAGAATTATAAAGAAACTTAAATATATTTCTAAGAAAGGTGGAGGTAGAGTAATAACTGGTGGATATAAACCAAATAAATCTTCTTATATGAGTAACATTGAAGCTAATGTATCAGAAGAAGCAAATGGATTATCACCAGCTGAAGTGGAAGAAAAGCTTGAAGATGTTTATGCTTACTTAGAAGATGTAGTTACAAGACCAGTAGCAGAAACATTTAGAGCACTTGTTGAAGGAAACAGAAACTACCAAGTAGTAGGAGCAGATATAGTAAGTATATTAAGTGGTAAACCTTTTGATGTAAGTAATAAGGTAGCTTATATTAAAGCAAAAGTATTTGAAGGTTTAAATAGTAAACTTGAAGTTCTTGGTGTAGCAGTAAATCAAGATGTAAGTGTACTTACAACAGCTTTCTATTATCTATCAGTACTTGCTGGTGCTGATAATCCAGTTGAAGATGTAATGACTGTACTTGGAACTAAGATTAGAGGAGAAATAGTAGTTCCTAAGAGCTATGAACTTGAATCTTTATTAACTTATACTTACATTACAAACGATACTAATCCAGTTCTCATGTATGCAAGTATGATGAAAGATCAAAGAGTAGCAAAACTTATTCAACACATGTATTCAAAAGATAGACGTGGAGAATACTTGATGAGTATCAAAAACATTGATAACTTCATGAAAGAAAAAGAACCTGGATTTAAATCAGGAAGATATCAACTTTCAGATATAAATACAGTGCTTAATGTGTTCTCAGGTGGAGTTAATAAAACTTACAAGCTATCTCAAGAAGATATTCAAGACTTAGCTGAAGTAATACTTAATGCAATAACTGAATAGGAGGAGAATTAAAATGGCATTAGGAGACAAATACAGAACTATAAAGAGTACTTCATCTGGTGCAAATAAATATGGGATAGAACCAGGAGAAACATTTGCATCACTAAGTAAGAAGAAAGAAAGAGCAAGTGTTACAAGTGGTGGAATAAACTTCTATAATACTACACCTGTAATGGCTTCAAGAAGTACTTTAAAAACTAGAAAGAGTTCAGATGATTATGTACCTGTACTTGGTAAGGCTTTAAGAAGTAAGAAAGAATTAGAAGAAATAGAAATAAGAGAAAATAAAGGAGGAAATAAAATGGGTAAAGGATTAAGTGGATTATTAAATGTAAGTGCAGCAAAAAGAAACTCTACAGCAAGAAGATACAGTGAAAATAGATCTGTAGATGTAGGTGGTGGATTACAAGCAATACTTGCAAATAAAGGTAAAAGAGACGACAGAGACAGAAGATTAGGACTTGATAGAAGAGATGATGTAGTTGTAGATAATGGACTATTTGCATTTACAGCTGATGGGAAGTATGTTGAAAAGCAAGTTGAAACTACAAATGCTTCAGTGAATGTACTAACACTTGTGAATAATATACCTGATAATATAATAGATTCTGGTGTAGAAGTTATGTGGGGGTATATGGTTCTTTTAGAACTTGGGAATAACAAAGATTTCTTTAATTTCATAACTGGTGATATTAAAGACGATATTAAAAAATTAGGTAAAGCAGTAAATGACAGAGACACAGATAGAATTAAACAAATATTTACAAACTTTGCAGAAGCTTTAGGACCATACAGAAGCTGTATACCAAATACTGCAGTTGTAACATTTGCAGTTATAGGTAAATATGCTAAAGATATTGGAGTACCTAGTGTTAAAGATGGAACAGAATTACCACCTGAAGTAATTGCAGCAATGGCAAACTTTAGAATGTATGCAAATGAAAACTGCTTGAGAAATAATAATATGAGCCTATCAAGCAGATTACCTGATTATCTAATAGATGATTTATATGACTTATTAGATACATTCACTACTGGAAACATAGATGACATCTTAAGAGCAATTGAATACGTTAAGAAATCAGCAACTTCTTATTCTCAACAAAATAAAAACATGTTTAATAATGCTGGAATGTTATCTCAAAACTTGAAGATGCTTCAAGACACAATTAACCAATATACTAAGAGAGGAAGAAGAACTGGTAAATATGGTGGAAGTTTGAATGACAAGTTTGGAATCACTACAACTACTAATAGATACGGTATAACTAGTGATAGAATGGGTAGAACTAGTGGAGGACTTGCAGAAAGCTTGAGAAGAGACAGAGACGATGACTATGATGACACTTATAATGGTGGAGGAGCATTAAGCATACTTACTAGAAAAAGTGGTAGTGTAGTTGATAGAGACTCTAGTTTTGAAAGATCTAGACGTGAAGCTGAAAGAGTAAGTCCTTATATAGCAGGTAGAGACACTGGCATTGGTAGAAGTAGCGGAGGAGTTTACAGAACTGTAAATAGAAGAGATGACAGAGATGAAATTTCTGGTGTTCGTGATGCTGAAGCTATGAATAGAAGTTTAAAAGAAGCTACTGGAATGATATAAGTTTCTG